TTTTAACTACCTCATGTTGAACATATTCTCTGGTAGAACCCAGTTCAGCCAGAATTCTTCTCATAGAACCCATTGTACTTTTGTGCTCTCTGTGGCGATACAATATCTCTAGAACCTTTTCCTGGACAATAGGAGAGAGCGCCTGGTTATCTTTAATCTTTAAGGCAATAGATTTTACAGCCTTGAGATATTCTAGTCCCTTGCCGCTTGTAATCACTACTCCTTCGTCTTTACAATTGCGAATTGCCGTCTCCATAAAAGACAAAGCCAAGTTGTCAGTGTTCACTATACTATTATCTTGCATAATCATATTCTCACCTCTTAGAGAATCGTATCACACTTTTAATCTGTTGTAAACCCCGAAAAGGGCCTTGCGGCCCTTAATTAGTTGCTTGAATCGACTCTATAAACTTGACCACGGGTTTGGTAAACTTCGCCGTCCCATGTTTCAACTGTGATAGTAACGTACTCGGCAAAAAGAGGACGTGTATCTGTCCAGAGATAACCATATTCACCTGTGACGAGCGTAACCCAGTACTTTCTCATAAAGTCTCCTTTTATACGGTACTCATGTACCGTACGTATTTATTATGACATCCAAGCCTTACGCAGCTGTGGGTCGTTTCCAAGGAGCATTTCGAACTGGTCTTTCCAATCTTCAGGTAATTGAACTACATCGAATTTAGGGTCTTGAATCATTCGACGGTATTCAGCCTTCTCAAGAGAACCGAGTCCTTTAATATAACGAATAGAATGCTTAGGTAGAGAGTCCTTAGCTTTGGTATAACTAGGTACATCATAGAACCATTCCTGTTCTTTACCAACCTGAGCAATGATTACAGGAGTCTTACAGAAACGAATTCGTCCCTGTTCAAACAATTCCGGCCACTGACTAAAGAAAGCTAATAACGAAGGATAAATCGAACCAGTACCATCCACATCGGCGTCAGTCATGATAGCGATATTACGATAGTTGGTTTTATCTGCAGGTTCACCAATAACCAGTCCAGTGATTGCACAGATATCAAACAATTCTTTGTTCTTCATGATATCGGCAGCAGTCATACCCCAGGTATTCATAACCTTTCCGCGTAACGGATAACCACCTTGGAGGTCTTTATTACGAACTTCAATGAAAGGACCCATTGCAGAATCACCTTCCGTAAGGAATAAAGTCGTATCAGCATCTTTGCCATACATATTGGCTTTAATATGCTTATGGACCTTGGCTTTCAAAGCTTTCTTAGCAGCTTTTGTTTCGGCAGCCTTTTCAGCAGCGAGCTTACGTGCTAATGCAGCCTCAATAATAGGCATCAACACAGCTTCATTAGCTAATATGGATTTAGCTAGTTTTTTAGAATCTAACTGAATATGCGAACGAATTTCACCATACGGCGATGTTAGACGTTCTTTAGTCTGGGAATCGAATCGCATATTTTTCATGCTTCGCACAAACATCAGCATCGTTAAACATTCTTTAATACGGGCTTTGGTTACTTCAATTTTAAACTTACGCTTAATTTGTGGGATAAGCTCGTCACAAATATCATCCATAACACATTCAACGTGGTGACCACCGTTTTTAGTATGAATATTGTTCACGTACGTTAATTGTCGGAATCCATCAGGAGAGCGTCCTATAGATATCGAACAATTGTCCTGTTCTTGGATAATGCACTCTTCGTCGAACTGTTTGGCGTATTTTTTAAACGACCCTTGGATTTTCTTACCATTAAATTTAAATTCAATATCAGGATAAATGACTGCTAAGGTTTGAAGTCGGTCAATGGTAATATCTTGATAAATTTTTTCAAATTGGTTCATTTCAAAGTGGCTAAAATCAGGTACAAATTCTACTTTGGTTCCATTAGTTTTAGATGGCTTTGATTTCCAAGAAACGTTTTCAGCGTTATTAGAGCAGTTAACAATAAGTTCAGATTTACCATCAGAAGTTGTGCCTGTAAACATCACAGAGAATATATTTGTTAAACTGGAACCGACACCGTTTTGACCACCGGTAACACGTTCAGAGTCATCACCAAAGTTACCGCCTGCCTTGGTTTTTGTCCAAGCCGCGACGGGTCCTGGGATTTCTTCACCTTCAGGAGTAACCACTAGAGCTTGAGGAATACCACGGCCATTATCTTCTACAGTAACCTTATTAGAACTTAAATCAATGCTTACTGAAATTTTGTTGGCAAACTTAAAATTAGTACGAATAGCTTCATCAACTGAGTTATCGATGATTTCATCAACTAATTTAAGAACACCCGCTACATACCGTACTTTGGTAAACTCGCCGAAAAGAAATCGTTCATGGTCTTCAAATGATACACTTCCGATGTACATTCCAGGACGCTTAAGAACGTGTTCCTTATCTGAAAGCATTTCAATTTTATTATCAATCATTATGTTTTCTCTCGAATTGTTTTAAAATATTTTTATAGGACCCTTCAGGAAATCCACGTTTAATACTTTCTTTCATGAATTTAGCCAGTTTAGGTTTATCTAATTCTAACCATAAATCTTCTAAAGCGGATTCATATTCCCAAACAGGGCTTTTACGATTTTTAAGACCGCATTTGATTAAGGCCTCGTCTGTATGTTTCTTACCAAAGAAAGGGTTGTTTTCTTTAGCCATTGCTTTGGAATGTTCAGGGCGTTTAATCCCATACATAGGGTTAAGTTCACCTAATTTAAGGCCTGATTGGATTTTTATAGTTTCATGAGAATGATGTTTGTTAAAGAAAGGATTGTTTTCTTTACTAACGTCGGAGCCGAAAAATCCTTTAGGTGCTGCAGTTGCTCTATTAAAAAATAAATCAGATTTAGCCGCATTATTAAGGACTTGATACTTATACTCCGCTTTAGTAGCTTCTTCTCTTGTCTCGAATTCTTCAACTATCAAACTATCGAAAAGCTCAGGATGGGCAGCCAATTCAGACTTGTAAATCTCTTGGTACTTTTTAGATTTTACGGAGCCGTGGTATCCGTTTAAATGTTTTTCTAGGCTAGTCGAACCTATATAAAATGGAGGTAATTTGTCTCCGGAATAAATCGTCAAGTAAACTATAAACATACATCCTCCTTTAATTTATGAAGATTATATCATGGCTTTATTGGAGCGTAAACAAAAAAAGGGCCGAAGCCCTTATTCGAATCGAATAGTAGAGTTTTTAAACAGTAATCCTGAGCACACGGTACCCTTAACAGTTTTACCTGTAGGACCTACAGCAATGAATCCTGTACGTTGGAAGTCATCTTCAGAACATCCAAACAAGCTATAACCTGTGATTTGGACCTGATCGAACCCGTTTGCATTCAAAACTTTAACAGCATTATCAGCATCAGTACAACCAACCAACGAAACTGCTAGTACAAGAGCCGCAATAGAACGATTAACATATTTCATAATTTCTCACTTAGTTAGCAGGTCATAGAACCCGCCGTTAACATGTTTAGGAGCTGAAACTAGCCGAACAGCCGGCCGATGGCAATCAGGGCAAACATCATTATCTCTTTCAGAGATTTTCTTGATTTTTTCGTATTCTTTTGCACAGTCTTCGGATTGGCATTTGTAATCATAAAGTGGCATATTATTCCTTAAAGTGCGCTTTCAGCATCTGGTAAACAGTCCAGGCTTCAGAATTATTAGAGATAGTGATTTTAGTCAAAGGGAAATCACTCGGTTCAGATGGGGCTGCATCTTCAGACTGGTCTTCGTCTTCAGAAAAACCATCTTCGGCCCATTCGTCTTCACTGTCAACTACAACCATTTCCGTAAAGAATTTACGCTCGCTTGGATATAAAACCATATCAATGTTATCACCATAAGCCAAGTCCACGTTCATCACATAACCTGCCGCTAATCTAACAGGGCAAAACCCTTCAGCATTGACAATAATATCGGCTAAGCTAGAATTATCAGGATTCCTAATATTATGGGCATTCAGCTTACGGAATTCAGCTTCTGCAGCGTCATCTTTAAAATAGTACCATTTACCTTTTTCAAATTCGAGTTCTTGATTAAGCATTGTAAGTTTCCTTCCAGAAGTCGGTGCCTTCAGCAGTGATTTCACGGAACACTGCATAGATAGGGTTTTTATCACCTTGATTTTCGTATACATAAACCGACGATAAATGAGAAAACGTATCAGAATGTTCCTTTTGAACCACGATTAAATCAGGGTTGAACAGAACATCTTCAAATTCTTCACGAGTCGAGTTCACAGTAACTTTAGCCATTTTATTTTCCTCTCATTTGTTGATAGGGTAAATAGTATCACTACCCTACCGTATTGTATACTATTTTTTAAACTTTATGCACGGTGAATGTTAGCATATTCAACAATAAAGCTTTCAGGAACAACCTTAAAGGTTCCAAGGAACACGATGTTATAGAGCTTAACGCCACCTTCAACCCACTGGTCTGTGATGTAACCAGACATGCTACTGGTTTCGTAAGTACCAAAAGGTTCGTCAACATATTTGAACGGTTTAGGAGTATTAAAACACACTCCTCGACCTAATTTCCATTTGAAATCAACGCCAACATGGGACTGGTCGATAGTTTCAACGTCTTGAGCTACTACGCCACGGATATCATTGCTTTCACATACATACCCATCATGGGATTCAACTTCTTCAACTACAGGAGCGATGTACCCGGTAAATTCAGTCGATTCCAAGAATTTAGCACGCACATAACCGAATTGAGTTTCAGTCTGGCGATTTTTAGGAATGATACGAACTTTTACTTCATAATTTTCTTCACTGTCACCTTCTTTAAGTTGGATGCTAACAACTTCAACTAAACTGCCCGCAGCTTTTGAACGAGACTTTTTGGATACACGAACGATACTGCCGATATCGGAAATAGTAATCATAATTTTTCTCTCTTGGTTAAAGGTTTATAATCCATGAGAGCCATTATAACATGGCTCTCGATAAAGTAAACTATTAATTCAATACGTTAACCACTGCACTACGAGGTACTATGCTAAAATCACCAGCATGTACAACGTTCAGGAGTTCAACACCATCTTCAATCCACTGGTCTGTTACCCAACCACAGATAGGATTATCAAAAGGACGACGGATAGCCACAGCAGCACACAACAGGTCGGTAGGGCCTTGTTCTTCAACTTCTTGGAACAGGATGAACTCATCTTCATAAACCAGGTTTTTCTCTATTTTGTTATTATCTAACCGGCGACCGTGGATGACGTAAGATTTGTCAAACCACTCACTTTTGGCGAATTCTTCAACAATAAATTCGCCTTCGCCAAAAACATCAGTCAGAGTTTTATAACCAGAAATCAAGGCCTTAGTTTTAATTTCAGGTTCAACCAGTTTGTAGGTTTTGCCGATTTCGATAGTCTGAGTAGTCATAGTGGTTTCCTTAATTTCCAGTGGTTTAACAGGGCATACATAAGTGCTTAAAACATCAAAATCAATCAGTTTAGCTGCCGGATTCGGGGTGTATTTAGGGTTGTAATTAAATTTCATATTGTTCTCAATTCAATAAAATCTACGAGTTCGGCATAGGATTTGCGGAACATTACTTGGCGGCCACCAATGACAACCTCATCTTCAGGTATTTCGTAAACAGCAAGATAGAATCCTTTAGAAGATAATTCTTTACGCTCTTCACGAGTGAACCAGCGCATCATATCATACTCACTGGCAAAAGCAAAATGGTAGAGGTTAACAAACCAGCCTGGAATATAATCGTCGCAGCCTTCATAATCAGGTCGTTTCCACTTAGTTCTAATGGTTTTATTAGAATTTTCTACCAGCAACTTATCTTGACTTGGTAGTGGGATATTTTTATTAATGCTATGATGATGTCTAAAAATAGGTCTGTCTAAACCTACTTCTAATAACCAGCCTTCACTCCATGAGTCTGTTGTACTTCTATACGGGGTCATTTGGGTACAGAGGTCTCGTCGTATTGTGATAGCGTTTCCATCATCTAAGATACTGAACGATGACTCAACTCGATAAATTTTCATTTTGTTCTCCTCATGTTGATAGGGTAGATAATATCATGTCATGAGGAGAAGTAAACACTTTTATCGATTTTTTACACTTAATGGGTCCGGATTCTCAGGAACATCTTCCAGGTTTAAAGCATATCGTTGGGCATATTTCAGCATCAAGATATCCTTAGCACAGTCATGGATAGAGTCATGGGCTACAAAGCCATTCAATGTTCCGTTAGGCAGAGGGCACATGCTTAATCCACGCGTCAATGAATAGGCTTCAATGGCCGTGCGGATATCACGTTGGTTCCAGAATTTAACCGGTTCCAACTTAGTGGTATCGATTTCGTTCTCAGGAACACCTTCAGAACGATAAGCATCGCGAATAAGGTCCACTAAGATTGGAAAGTCAAAGGACATTCCGCGGCACCACATCTGCGATTTCCATTGGTCCACTTCGTTTTTACGGCAGTATTCCAGGAAATTACCAATGCCGATAGAAGTACTCACATCAATTTCGGACGGAGCCAGGTTTTTACGTGCTTCAGGTCCTTGTTCTTTCCACCATTGCAATGTGCTTTTAGAGAACAGACGTTTATCGCGTTGAGAAGCCAAATCGAATTTAATACGAAGGCCGCGTTGAGTAAGCTCTTCAAACGATTCTACTACCTCTGGATTGGGGTCATAAGCAATTACGGCGAGGTCTATAACTGCTGCATTTTGGGTAGTGGCAAAGGTTTCGAAGTCAATAATTATATCTTTCATTTAACGTACCTCATAAGGTCTCGGATTTGGCCAACAGTATAGTCTTCAATATAAACCGAAGAGATATTGTCGTCCATCAGTTTTTGCACTGCAATAAAATCACTTTCAATCTCTTTAAGTGAATGCAAGACCTTATGAGCCTTGCCACGGATATTTGTATCGTCTGGGTTGACCTTAATAATATATTCCGTCTCGAATTTCAACTTATAAAATTGGTCTTTAGTTACTTTAATCATATTTTCCTCAAACATAATAGGCATCAGTACGAGCACGGGTAATACTAACATAAGCCAGCTGTGAAGCTAAATTGGCATCTGCCATGTGCATGCACGGAGTATAGATGAAACTGTTTTGGACAGTAAGACCCTGTGATTTATGAACAGTGCTCACCGGAAGAGCTCGAACCTTAGTGAACATTCGCTTAGCTTTCCAGAAATCAGCCCACTTAGGTTTCTTACCAGTTCCACGCATAGCCTTGTACTCAGTAGCCACCTTAGCCAAGAAATAATGGAACTTCTCAACTGAAGCCTCATCAATAACTTTCAAGTGTTCTACATAGTACTCGTCATCCTCATCAACAGATTCAACCTGGAGGTCCCAGTAATTAATCATCTGGCGAGTGCCTACATCCTTGGCAGACAAGAACAATGAGGTGTGGTTCACATCTAAAATACGAACCATCTGGCCGTTATTAAAAATGGTTTCAGAGAATTTCTTACCGTCGTATTCAAGTTCCTTAATAAAAGGCTCTTGCATCACGAGGATTTCGCCCTTGATATAAGGCGCATCGGTTTCATAAAGCTTTTTACGAATAATACTATTCAGTTTTTCAACTGATTTATTTGTATAAGCAAACATCCTATTCTCAAACAAGGCATCGGCATCTTTTACGATGGAAAAATAATTCATCATAAAATCTTTTAAAGCCGTTTGAGATTTAAAACCATGGACACCGTGACCTTCGAATATACAATCTCGGAACCATCCACCATTACGGATTTCAGTAGCAACCTCAATGATGGGAGCATTACTACGCATTACTTCAGTAAGGTGCAGCTGTTTAATTTTAGGATGAGTAAAGAATGGAGACAACTGAGGGCTTCCATCACTTCCTGGTTCTACAGGTTGTAACTGTGCTCGGTCGCCAATCCCTAGTACAGTGCACCATGGTGGAACCGAAGCTTCGATAATCTTAAACAGCTTGCCGTCAATCATTGAGCCTTCGTCGACCACAAGAACATTACATTTGCTCAAGTCAGGAGCTTCACGTTGTTCAAAAATATCCTGGTCTTCGTATGTAGTCGGGTTAATCTTTAAGATTCGGTGGATTGTCGATGCTTCTTGGCCTGCGAGTTTCGACAATACCTTCTTGGCCGCGTGTGTAGGTGCGGTCAAAATAACTCCGAGTTCGCCATTCTTGACTAAGTGGTCAAGGATAAATTTAGTAAGGGTCGTTTTACCTGTACCTGCAGGACCATTCAATGTAATCCATTCGCCCTTACGTCGTTTAATAGCTTCAATGATTTCTTTAAAGGCCGTCCGTTGCCCGATATTCAAGTCTTCAAATGTAATCATGCCAATTTTACTCGCTTAACATATAAAGTGTCTAAAATCAATTTTAATTCTCGGGCCCGTTCTTTGGTAGGAAAAACTGTTTTAGTTTCCCACTTATCAAACCACCACTTTCTTGGCGTGCACACTGTTTCAAGGCGTCCAAGCCGAAGATATCTTTTTGTTGAGATTTCATAAGCCTCTAAAGCAGTGTCAGCCCCAATCTTTGTCGAATACAAAGTCACTTCACCGGCATCTTCTAACGGAATTTCATACCCGTCTTTGTCCTTGTGAACCAATACGTATGCATAGTACATCACGTTAACCTCTAATCAGTGAAAAAATTGAAGCATTCAGCGGAAGACCTTTTTTCAACTTCAATTTGTCAATAAAAGAAAGGTGTTCTAAACGCTCCAGACCTTGAATAATTTTATCATACATATCGTAACGCGTTTCTGCTTCAGACAATTTAAACTTGACACGCCAGTCAGGTCCACCAATTAAAGATTTAAGACCTTTTTCCATAGTACCGATTGAAGCATTAGAACCGTGGATACGGGCCTTAACTGCGATAACAGAAGGAGTCTTATCAGTAGCTCCTGATTTAATAAGGTCTTTAAGACGTTTTTCACGTTTTTTAAGACCTCTTTGGGTATCTTTTATATTTTTAACGATTTTACGGATTTTATAATAATTATCAGGGGTAACTTTAAAACTATTAGGCATTTTAGAACTACCTGAAATACGAACTGCTAAACGAGTCTGAGCACGTTTCAGTTCATCAAGGGACAAATCGGCACGTAAGCTGTTATACTTAACTTTAACTGGGATTACATTACCCTCAATATAGCCGATATCGTTGTTAAAACGTTCAAATGAAATCTTATCATTAACTGAATTTTCATCAAAGTACTCGCCTGAATAAGCGCACACTTTTTGTTCGAGAAGTCTACGAACATATTTACTAGACAGATTGAAGTCCTTACCACGTTTATAAGCAGAAGCTTTGGTGTGTTTGCGGCGGTTGTAAACCTTTAACTCAAATTCATCGTTAGTTTTAATAGTAGGCATGATATTTTTCTCATCTTACGGACGATTAGTTGATAGGTCTAGTATCATGTTGCTTGATAAAGTAAACACTTTTTTGCTTTAAATTTTCAACGGTATAATGAATCAAGGACTTTGCCTTTCAATTAAACCGGGTGGTTCAGTAAGAAAGAACGGAAAGATTCCAAATGGTGTAATTATTCCATTTAGGATTTCTCTCAATAGAGTCTACGCGCAGCGTAGTTCCCGCAGGGAACATCATCTCATCTTCATCATTAATTAATTGTAAGTTTGCTACACGTGTAGATTCAGGAAATGCGCCTGGGAACTCTTCAGGGGGCGCAGCACATAACATTTTAAAGATTTCTTCCTGATAATTGTACACAAATGGCGCATCATTAATACAAAAGATATTAAATGTGCCGTAGAAGTTATAAGATGCGAAATTCCTTGCTACGTTGAAGTCTTTAGAGAAGCTCATCACACGGTCGAATTCAATTACCGCACCCACACACATTGTGGACTCTAGATACTTCAGGGTCTTTTTAGATATACCGCGATAGAGCTTATCAGGCACTACAGAAGTCAGGTTCTTACGAATAATTTTGTTCAGAGTTTCCTGGATAGAATCAGGTTTATTTTCCATACACTGCCAGAGCGTGCTCTGTTCTAAATCAGAATACACCTCATCAATTTCTATCTGAGTATTCTCACGGAAATCATCGCATTTGGCATTGTTGATAAATTCTGCTAATTTATGGCTTGGATATAACATATTATTCTCCTCAGTTGATAGAAAGATAGTAACATAAGCATCCTTGCCTGTAAACTAAAAATATAACATTTTTAAATGAATTATTTTGTACTCGATGTCATATGGGTCTCTTTTGATAGTTTCGATTTCCACAATCTCAAATCGCGATAGACTAGAGACCATGAACTCACATTCAGTTTCAACCATATCATAGAGGTCAATACGGGTTTCATCTATTTCGAGTTCGTCTACATTCCCTGCAAGAACAAGGTCGATAGCATGATTGTAGTAGTCAAAAATGAAGGGTGCATTCCTGAGACTTAAAATGGTTTTGGTTCCATATTCCCATGACCCTGCGAACTGACGAGCCTGAGAGTATTGTGTACTAAAAGAAGTAACTCGACCAGGAGACCATTGACATCCTACTGAAAGGAGCTCTAATTGCTCAAGTTCTCTGGTGGTAATCCCACGATACAACTCTACGGGAACGGCCGAAGTAACATGCTTACGAACCAGTTTGTCAAGGTCGTAATGGAAGTTAGGGTCCTTTTTGGCATCCAGACATTTCTCTAACAAGGCTTGTTCAGATTTTGAAAATTTGGAATTGATTCGGTCTTGATAAAGACATTTTTGTTCGATGTTCATATGACCTCCAGTGATTTAGAGGTCATTATAACATGAAGGGAGGAGGTGTAAAACTTTATTTTACCCAAGGAGCCCAGGGTGGAGGGTCTAAGTAATAAGAAGCAAGGTCACTAAGGACCTCTTTAGGCAACTTAAAACCATGCTTCCGTATAATCATATCAAGTTCGTTGACAAGGTCAACAGGCGGCTCCTGAGTTGTTTCAGGCTCAGGGTCCGGAATGACAAACATATCAAATAAGTCCATTAGTAACCACCGATAGGACCGTACTCGTACATACGAGCTCGTACCTTAGCATCACGAATAGCGTCTTCAGTCATGGTAAAGCGCAATCCAATATCAAAGTGCTTCCAAATCTGACGTTCAACTTCAATAAGGTCTTCGGTAGCGGAAATAAGATAAGTACGACCTTTAAGACGTTCGTTGGACATTCTATCGGTATCTTTATAGAAAATGTCCATTGTTCCTTCGCCATCCGGGTCCGGATGGCGATAACCCTTGATATGTAATGCTTCAGCCAGGCTAAAAGGACAACCTTCAGCAACATCAACATTTTTATTATGATACGCCTTCATCATAATATTTTCTGGCAGCTTAATATCTTTTAATCGTGTTTCTAACTGGGTTATAGAATTCATACCATTGTCGACAAAGATAAGACACACCGTAGCATCATAAGGACGCGTTTGTCCGGCAGAATCACGTACATGGAATTCGAGTTCATAGACTTTCATTATATTTTCCTCTTTTTAGTTTACCTACTAAAGGACCATCCGGAATTTTATTTTCTTGGATGTATTTCTCGTTTTCTTCCATCATTTTACTACCAATTTTAAGAAGCAAATCCAGTGCCTCTTTAGCTTGTTTTTCGGCCTCTTCAGTAGTCATGATTTATCCCCATAGATGTCACGCATAATTCTAAGAGCTTCGCGTTCTAATTTCTTTTCGCGTTCTTCACGGATACCTTTAAGAATCCATTCTTCGGACTCGCGTTTCATTTCTGCATTAGCTTGGTCCAACCACCCGTCATCAAGATAATCACCAGGACGGTCTAGCCAATCTTTAAGCCATGATAAAGGTTTCATCAATCACACGAGCCGGACGATGAGCCGCAGCTTCCTGAGTCAGAATAAGACGAATCGCCGGTCCATGAACTAACAGCAGCCGCAACCATAATAGGAGTACTATCAATATGGCTTGTGCGACGAGCTTCTAAATGTTCTTTAAACTTTTTAGAATTCAAAGGAAGGGCACCCAGGCCCACATTACCTGCTTTTTCAGGTTGCCGTATAACTTCTTCCATCATACCATCGCCCACATAAACATATTCCTTCAGACCTGAGATAGGAACCACCCCTTCACCAGGTTTGGTCTTGAAAAAATTCTTAAGCCAACGAATCATAGGAAACCTCGTTTAAATTCAACTTTATCAATATCATCAGTCTCGTGACGGATTTCGGCATTAAATTCGATAGAACCGTCTTCATGCATCATAAATGAATGGACAATAACTTCGGTATACCAAGGCGTATAGAAGTACTTTTTCAATACATGATTAGCGATAATTTCATCTAAAGTTTTATTTGGTTTAATCCAACGATTTAACATAGCATTCTCCTCTATAAGATAAGAGACCATCTTAACATAACCTTCTTAGAAAGTAAACCCTTAAAACCAAAAAAGGAACCCGAAGGTTCCTTATAATTAAACTACTGGGGTAGGCGTAAACATCGCCGCGTTCTTAGTTCGCCAATCGGCTGCATCAGTTACTACAGTAGTGTATGCCGCCTTTTCAGAAGGAAATGTCTGATAGTGTGCATTCGCAATACGATGCTCGTTTGAATAGATTTCAAACGGGACAGATACTTCAACACCTTTAACTTCTTTACCTTCACCAGCTGGATGTGTAAAGGTTTTGATATTAACGAAACCACCCATAATTAACTCCTTTGTTGTTTAATTACAGGTGTATTTATAACTTAATAACCTCGGTCTTGACGAGCAAAGTTCTCGGCATTTTTCAGGTAATACAGTTTAAAGATTTCTTCAGCGGTCAGTCCAAGACCCTGGAACATATTCAGAACAAAGTGCAGAATATCAATCATTTCGAATTTAATTTCGAGCTGGTCTTCAGGAGACAAATCGTTAATCAGGGTTTCACGACGTTCAGCATGTTGAGCTTTCCAAGGCTTCCATACTGCAGATGCATCTTTTTCACCATTGCTCATACCACCAAGAGAAGTCATAAGTTCACGGAATTCGTCATCAATATAATCTTTCTGGTTGCGAAGCCAATCGACAACTTCACCCGCAGTGGCCAAATCATCAGGATGACGATTATATTCAGGCTTATCTTTAGCTAAACGAACCTGCAAAGATTTCTGCATATCAAGCATAACCTGCAGAGGGTCTTTATCTTCGTGAATCAGAGCATTAAAATAAGCTTCTTCAGCTTTATCGGCACCGGCAATCAGTTGAGAACATTCATTAAAATGAGCCATTATATTTTTCCTTATCAATTCATTTGTTAGTAAGTTAGATAATTATAAACTGCTAGATTAAAGCGAATAAATATTAATTTAACAGGAGGATAACATGGGTAGTATTTTTTACCAAATCTGGAAATTGGCTGAAAAGAAAGACAAGAAAATGATGTTAGGTTTTCTTGCGCTAGACGTATTCCTTTGGAATCTTTTAGTAGTTCCTGTAGCCGCTAGCCAAGGGGTAATTTTACCAGCGGTTACAATGGAACACGTATTAAGCATAATTGGATTCTTTAGCGGAGTTCCTGTCTAAATTTTAGAATATTTTGAAAGCCTCATTTTTGCCATTAGACCTTGGGCTATATTAGCTTTCATATACGCCAATATATCATTTATATCAGCTTTATCTTTCATAACCATATCATTTATATCTTTAGAAGGCCATGGAGCCTTGTCCCAGAATAGGACCCTTTCGCCGGCATCAACTAATCGTTGCATACGCTTAATTGTGTCAGGATGACGGGGTTCATTGTCCATTACCCAAGCACGAGTTTCTTTACATGGAACCATAGCCAAGTCCAAAGACCCGCCAGTAATTGCTATGGCATTAGGGACAAATAAAGAATCAATCGGTCCTTCCATAACCCATACCAATTGACGTTCATCAACCGTATCCATTCCATATATTTTTGTAGCTTGGTCATGAGCTTTTATTGTAATATATTTTTGTGGAGCATCTTTACGTAAAGCTCGACCCTGGAAACTTTCTATTTGTTTATCCTTATTGAAAATAGGAATAACCAAACGAGGCTCAGGCATTTCTTTAGAATAGGTCCCTGGATTAACTGAGTTAACCAATGCAGGCCATTCTTTAGTAAACCATAGTCGATTCCATTTATTTTCAGGAATGCAACGCAGCGTCACATATTTGATAATAGGATGGTCCTTCGGCATTCTATCTAATCGTTCGCAGAAATTAAGCTTTTCGATGACAGGCATCTTAGCTTTAATTTTTTCAGATATCTCCACCTTAGGTGCAGCTTGTCTCCCGAACGATTGCTCTTTATGTTTCTCAAGAATATATTCGCGATATAAATCAGGCTCATATTCATATAGGTACTTCTTAATTCCTGCTGAATAGTCGCAGTTAAAACAATGCAACATAATGGAACCGTCATTGGCCGGATAGGCCCAAAAACGAGCTTTGTTCTCATCCTTTTGGGAGTCACCGCATACACGACAACGACAATTTAATTTAAAATCACTACCAGTTACTTGTCTGAATTTAGGTTGGTAATTCAAGGCACGTACAGCAAATTCTCTATCGACATATGACATTATTTTTCCTTGGGCTCTAAATTAATAGAGCCATTATATCATTCGTTTTCGGATTTTTCTTTACGCTTTTTAGATGGGATTTGTTCAGGCCCTTTGTTGACGACTGCGCCTGAGGTAGTTCCGGAGGCAATATTAGATGGATTTCCACCAGCATCGCCTGCGACCATATCTTCGTTCATAACTTCTTTAAAAGATTTCATAGGCTCCTGGCCTTATTTATATTACGAAAATAGCTTTGTCACCGTTGGCGTCAGTGACTTCGTACGTATCTTCGTGGTAAAGTGGGATAATCCAGGTCACACCATCATCAGCAATAACATGGATAGCTTCTTGGTCTTTTGATACGATTTCATATTCTTCGAACAACTCGAATACAGAAATCTTAGAGCCCGTACACATTGCACTCATATTGTTCCCTTCTTTTAATCAGTTGACGATGGGCCTTTTTAAGTTTACGAAGCTGGCGCTTAGTTGGCCGTGCAACATAAGCTTGAGTAGTTACTCGTCCAAAAACACCATACTTAGGTGAAGGAGAATCAATAAAGACTTCCCACTGACAAGAGTAACCATATACCGCTTTAGAGAATTGAGTTAAAACAAACATATCAACCTCGATTCATAAAGGCATTAAAAATCTGGTCGTCGATTGAATAAACCGGAGCTTCCAGAATTTTCAACAGACTGTTTTTGATATACTTGCTAGGGATATCCATATTAACGCAGTCGTTAAATTCATTGTCCGGGAGGATATCTTTAAATTCGAATCCTTCAAATTCAACCTTGTCAGGAAAACCATCAGCGAAAAAATAAACCAATTGGTGTATTGTATTGCGCGAAAATAATTTAGACTTAACAGCAATAAGTTCTTGCCAGTGGTTTAATTCTCTATTAAGAAGTTTATGGGCAAATACAATCCTATCATCGCTATCAACAATAAAATAACCCAGGTATTGATGGTCGTCGCTCCAATACATTCTGTATGCCTGGGCATTTGGATTTTTACAACGAAGTTTTTTGATAACCAAATTTCTGTTAATCTTATTCACCTGTCACCTCTTTAACGATATTTTTGTTATCGAAATTAGCATCACAGTACAGAACATAGTTATACTGCATAACACCGCTAGAAGCCAATTGGTCGGATACTTCTTTAACCATATCAGGACGGTCACGTTTAGTGATGTTCATGATATCAGCATAAATCTGATGTTCAACTGATTCTTGGTCTGCAGTCATAGACCATTCACAAAGGTCTTTATCCAACCCAGCTGTAACTGGAGCTGTGCCACATGATGCTACTGTAAGGATTGCTGCGATTAATAACTTTTTCATTTTTAACTCCTCATTAGTTGATAGGTCTATAGTATCACTACCATAGACCGTTGTAAACACTTATTTTACTTTAGCGTAATCTAAAGTTACTAACTGTGATTCCATTATCAGACGACGTTGACGACGGAGAACCTCACCACCAACATAAGCACGAAAAGCTTTTTTGCACTGACGAATCTGGCGCTTAGTAGGACGAACATCGAATTCGTAGAACTCTACAAAATCCATTTCGCCTTTAGTTTCCTGAGAAAGGACAAGTTCCCAGCGACTGTTAATACGATCTGCATAAATCTTATGCTTACCGAAAGACCGGTCCCAAAAGCCACTTTTAACAGGCTTCATAATTTGAATATTCATTTATTCCTCGTCTTCATGTTTATGAGCAATTTCTTCGAATTCACTGTCACAGTCTAAACAAGTCGCATTATCATACGCGTCAAAAACGGCTTCGTCTTCACAAACTGAACAGCCGCACACTACACATTCTACTTCTTCCATTTAGATTTCCTCAATGCGGGCATCATATTCAAAAACTTTATTGTCATTAACAAAGGCTTTCACCAGTGCATTATTCACTTCTGCATACTGCACTGTAACCCATTCAATCATTTTTTGGTCACTAACATCCAGCGCAGTTTCTTTGGTAAACATATTACCATTTTCAAACCAACCAATAAACACTACGATCTCTAATTTAAACATTTAGATTTCCTCACAGAAGGCCCATTCGGCATGATATACCGTAGCGCCTTTAGTATCATTTAAACAAACCACATCTACCGGAGCAATTACACGATAAAGACGAGGTTCTCCTCCCACTGAACGAGCAGCTCGTCCAGCATAAATCTTAGCCAAACCAATATCCTCAGTAAAGAATACACGATTCAGGTTTTTCTTACGACCAGTTTCAGACAGAACTCCTGTTTCCTCAGGAGGACAAAGCATATTACCAATATTAGCATCACTACAACTTCCGTGGTAATACACTTTATGTTCTGCTTTACAATCGATAGTTTTCATTTTGTTCTCCAAGTTGATAGGTCTATAGTATCATGCCTATAGGAGATGTAAACCCTTAAAACAAAAAGGAGCCGAAGCTCCTTAAAATTTGATAGATGCTGCTAAATCGTCTAAATCACTTCTATTAACACGTGTCTGGCGATTGACTTCAGCTTGGCGATTCATTTCACCTGTAGCCTCACGAACGGTGTTCACAGGGCCTGGGTTGGAATCGTCTTCAACTTCATACCAACGCTGGTTTCCTTTCTTAACACCAATCTTAAATTTGTTGTAGTAGCTCTTATCACCATAACGAGATTTAAGCTGCTTAACCATTTGCATACCCATCTGAGCAAACTCTTCTGTCTCGACCACACCTAACATGAAGTCTGCAGTATGTGCAATACCAAAAGATTCAGCAATATCGGCCATATCGATTTCGGCTGCAACGTTCGCACCACGAGTAGTCTGGGCTGCCGTCCACAGCAATAATTTCTTCTCTACTGCAAGCCCACGTAGTTCTTCAGCAACCATCTTAATCAATCCGTAACTGTTTTCAGAGAAAACTTTCGTACGAGAAGATGCACAGATGGCCAGGTAGTCGACGATAACGACCTGTGGGACAAAGTTTTGTTTGAGCTTGTATTCGTTTAATAATGCACGGAATGTATCGGCATTAGCACCACCAGTAGGGTACTGTTTAATCTTTAAACGACCTAAAGTAGCAGTTGAACGCCACTTATCCATCTTAGCTTTATATTCAGGCCATGAGACGTGACCATCATCGATATCATCCAGTGATACATCCAGAAGGTTAGCATCGATACGCTTAGCACATACTTCCTCTGCCATCTCCATGGAGATATAAAGAACATCATAACCTGATTGAAGGTAATCAGCAGCCAATGAACACAGTCCAAGAGACTTACCTACGTTTGTTCCTGCCAACAATACGTTTTCAGTACCAAACTCAGCGCCACCCTTAGTAATCTTGTTCAGAATATTAAGACGGAATGGAACCTTACAGGCTTTATCAGAATAACTTTTAAAACGTTCTTCATAGTCATCCATCCAGTCGTGGCCTAATTCAGAATCGAAACAAATCGATAATGCATCACGCATGATATCTGGAATAGCACCAATACCTGGGAGTTTTCTATTTTGTTGCTCAACCGGAAGGTCTGCATTAGTTTGAATTTCAATAATTTTTGAAGTGGCATTATACATCGCTGCCTTCTGAACATATTTCTCTGTCTCTTTAACCAACCATTCTTGGTCTTCAGGGCCTGCATTCAGAGAATTTAAAAGCTCTTTAGCTCCTTGATGTTCAACTTCTGAAAGGGTGCTGTTATCTAATGCAATACTCAAAGCATTTTTAGAAGGCACCGCATTATATTCATTGACATGTTTTTTGATTTCTTTGAAAAGGGTCTTTGCCGGACCCTGGTCAAAATAAGAATCATTCATATAAGGCCAGACCTTAGTGAAATAATCACTATTGCCTAGCAGTTGAGCCAAAATAGTTTCTACCACTTCCACCACCTCTTAGATTTAATTTTATCCAGTTCTTCTTGTATTTGCATTGTAACACATTTTTCTACATGAAGCGCTAGCTCTTCTTTTCGGTCTTCGGAAGGCGTTCCGAAATCAACCGACACTTTTCCATCTTTCTCAATAACAATATTCATCACATAAACGATGTGAGCAGTGCCATCGGGTAAAGTAAGCATAATTTCCTGCTTAACCGAACCCATTGACTTACGGATTATATCTAACGATTTCTCATAATAACGAGGGTCACTAGGACCCTCTTCAGTGTCTTTAACAAAATTATCTAAATCAGATAAATCAGTCATCTAAATCCATCTCTTCTAAATCGTTTTCGATATCAGCGGCGCTTTGGGTATTTCCACCTAATTTAACAGCAACGTTCTTAGAGACACGAGAGTTAATAAGGTCGTTCACTGCATCGTCAACTTCTTTAATAGAATTAATTGCACCGAGCTTATACTTATTCTCGATTGCTTCACGGAACGGAGCATGTTTAAACAGCGGTCCCCAGAACTCAACGCAATCGGTAGCTTTAGCACGCCATGCTTTTTCTTCTTGAACCATTTCACCCGTGGTTTCGTCAAGGAATGCACGATTATACCAACCGGCTTTAGGTTTCACGACAAAACCGATATCAGTAGCCATTTCGAGCAGACCACTAAACGGGTCGATACCGCCTTCAAAGTTCACAGTAATTGGGAACGTTGATTTCTCTTTAACAGTACGAGATTTTTCGGCCTTCAGGGTGAAGTCATAACCAGTGAGCTCGGTACCATCTTTAACCTGACGTTTAGAGATAAAGAATACGGTAGAAGCAGAGTACAGAATACCAGTACCGCCACCCATAATCTCTTTAGGATACATTCCACCAATTTCCATAGCCGTATGGTTAATTGCTACGCAAGGAATATCCTTGATAGTCAGATAAGGTGTTACGATACGGAACAGAGATTTCAGAGACTTAGCACGAGTCATATCACCTACAACTTTCTCGTTCAAAGCATCTTCGGTTTCTTTCTTAGAAGCAGTGTTACCGATGGAGTCGATAAAGATAATAACCTTTTCACCACGAGTAATTTCTTCTAATTGGTTGGTCATGTCAACCTTCAGTTGTTCGACTGACTGGATTGGCGTATGAACTACACGTTCCAGGTCAACACCCATTGAACGGAAATAAGATTCTGAAGCACCGAACTCAGAGTCATAGAACAAGCAAATTGCGTCTGGATATTTCTTCATATATGCCGCAACCATAGTTAATCCAAACAACGTTTTAAAGTGTTTAGACGGTGCAGCAAAGATTGTCAAACCTGATTGTAAGCCTGCATTCAACGCACCACCCAATGCAATATTAAGCATAGGAATACGAGTAGGAACTTCGTCACGACCATTAAACAATTTAGATTTGGTCAGGTCGGCAGTCATTTTAGAAGTAGAAGCTTTAATCAAACGGGATTTTAAATCAGACATTATATTTTTCCATAGGCATCATTATATTTTTCTCACGTTTTAAGATAGGGTAATTATATCACTTCACAGCTACAGCATTACTTAATTCCTCGGTTGATAGCCTTATCGACTATCTTCCGAACTTCTCGTTTCTCGAGCCACACTAATAATAGCAAGGCTCCGAAAGAGAATAATACCAAACCTATAAAAAGCAATAGAGGACCTAGCATACTACGTCCTCATAACGTGGCATTTCGTATTCAGAATGAATATTGGCACCGAAATAAATGAATTCAGCCAGACCAGGATGGAATACTAAACCTGGGTTCTCATGATAAATGATATGTGGTCTTGATTTCAGAATTTGATAATATTCAACCTTACTCGGTTTGAATTTAATAATCTCTACATCAGGACGATAGTCTTCGCGCTTAAATGAATCATTAGGGTCGGTGATATAAAGACGAGCACCTTCAGCGGCAGCTTGGTCTACAACTCTTTCGAATTGATAACACTTATCCGAAATACGGAATGGATGGAAAATACCATCAATTTTAATAGGCGCTAGACCTTCAGAGTAACGCTCAATTACTGCAGGATTAATTACCTTTTGGTCTACAAAAATCTTATCAGAGGATGCACCTCGTGACACCAGGACGTCTTTCTGGCATTGATTCAAGACTGTAGTATAAAGTGAACGTTCAACTGAAGCCACATCAATATCAATGAACTCGTCGATATAATAACGAGGAACTTCAGGGTCCATTGTGATATTAAAGTTGAATTGTACAGTATGAGCACCATCATAACCGGTGATATCGGTCACCAGTCCTGAGCAATCATAGTATTCGATTAGTGAATCGACTACAAACTCATTTTCAGACCAGAAATGTTTACGGGTTTCATAAGCATTTTCTTTATACCAAAGTGGTACGAAATTCAGTTCTGGGAATAATTCAATGCATTCTTTGATATCGCTCGAATTTCTAGGATAAGCCAGATAATCACCTGGACGAGCACGATTTAAATGGAGTTGAAAATTGCCGTCCTTAAGGACGGCATATTCACCTGTTTCGTAACTACGCATACTGAAAATAGGAACGATAAACAAACTCATTTCAGGAAACCTCGGACGTAGTCAAAATCACGTTCAAACACGTGTGCACTTACCATGGTGTGGGAATATGTACCTAAACCGACACCACACTGTTCAGCAATAAATGCCATCAGTTTACCCTGCAGATAGAAATCCAGCTGCATAACAACGGCGCAGTTTTGTGAACGCATATGGGTGTGTGCATACAAACGTCCGTCACGAATATAATACGTTACCGAATCGGTGCAAGGATATTCTAAGGATTCGTCAGAATCAAGGAGGGCTTGGTCTTGTTCTTGGAGAATCTGGAACACAACTCTTCGCGAGTTAGCCTTTTCTTTAAGCTCTTTAAGTAGGGCTGGGAGTTGGGCCACAATTCGAGGTCCATAGAAAGTGTTGAAGTTTGCAGGCAATACATCACTTTTCGGCTTATCAATGAACTTAGCAACATTAGGGTATTCCTTAAATGCTTCGGCAGCGTCAGTACCACCAGAAATCATAAATTTCCAAAAGGATTCGGCATATTCATAACTAATACGATTGATACGTGGGTCGGTGAATTTATAGGTGCTTGCATCCAGTACTTCTACCGAAGCAGAACCAATTTCATAACAACGTCCGATACGAGAATCAACTGCAAACTGTGGAGCTTCCAGGATTTCTTCGTTCATTTGTTTAAATGCATTTTCAAAACTAACAGCGGTAATGTGTTTCATTTATTCACCTTATTTTCAATATATTCGTTCAGACGTTTTAATTCTACCATATCAACATTAAGCAAATTATTATGGCCGTCATGATTTAAGATTTTAAACACGTTTTCAAAACATGTTTCGTATTGCCGGATAGTTAGGTTGAACTCATCTTTGGTTAATTTAATAAGGTCGTCTTCGAAGTCTTCGTCTAATGGATTGCGAGTTAAAATAACCTCGATAACGTTAAATTCGGATTTAAACCCTTTCCAATCTTCCAGTTCTACATAAGGGTCCATTTCACCACGAAGGAATCCTGAGTAAACAATATTACTTGGATAACCACGGTCAAGGATATAAACGAAATTAGGGTCTAAAAACTTATACAGAGTTTCAACTAAAGCCTTATCGTTATCAGTTCCTAATGAAATACACTTGCCATTAATCTTTTTAGGAAAATCAATAAGGCGGTATTTCTTATTGGATAACAGATTTTTAATTAAAGTGGACTTCCCGGAATTATCCGGGCCGTCTATAACAATGATTTTTGGATTCATGGATGATAGGCCTTATAACTATCAAGAGTTCCTTCACGAACCATTTCTTTAAAGTGGTCAGGACGGATTGCTCGGTCATCGATGATAAAAGTATAACTCGGCTTATGCGTAAGCAGATTATGATATTTCAATCCAATCTTTTCAAGGTTCTTAACCAATGCAGGAACTACTTCAACCAAGATTCGACCTGGGCCACATGAAGTCATGCCGCGGGCAGTGAATAATGTAATCTCGTACCCTTCATCATAAAGCTTATTAATCATGGACACCATTTCGGTGTCCGGTTTAAAGTTCTCATAATCACGGTCATGGTTCCAAATCGTGATTGTGTTATCGATATCAAAACATAAATGTGGCTTATTTTCTACTCGATGCGACATTAAATTTTCTTCCATTGTTTGTGGAGTTCAGTAGAACCTGTAGGTTTATATTTTACACCAGTTTCCTGGTCAAGCAAAACCCACTTATCAGGGCAACGAGTAATAATTTGAGCCGTGATAGGGTCACGAACTTCATCGACAAATTCACCTGTGATAAGCTTACGCTTACGAGGATGCCGCTTAAGCAGCACACTCAGTTGATACAAACCGTTATAATAAGCACCCAGAGCTTTCAGAGGGTTATTCTTAAAGTAACCTGCCAGAGCCATCCAAATAACAGCAATCCAGAGCTTGTGCTTAAATGTGCACATAGGAATATCGTCTAAAGGCATAACCTTTTCGATATCAACGAATACACGGGTTCCGTTACGAGTTAATCCACCCCATAGAGGGTCTGAGTTAAATTTGTCATAGCCATCGATAGAATAAAGCACCTTAGCTTCATCATAAATCGCAGGGCCTTTAGAACTATTACCAAAATAACCACGCGGGTCGATGATTTTAATATCACCTTCATCCGACAACATAATATTACTGTAGTGCGGGTCGCCGTGAATAAGTTGGTACGGTTCTTTATGTTCGGACAGAATTTCTAGTGCATGGCGGAGAAGTTTTTCGGGGTCGCCTACTTTGAAATCGTTAACATGGGTAATGCCCTGTGGAGCAAAGCCTTCAATCAATCCGGCAATAGAAGCATTACGAATAAGGACCTTGTCCAATACTTCTTTCTTAACATCGGAATACCACTGCTCATCGGACGGGTTATCGATAGTTCCACCGAATGAACGTAATGCACTAATGACCTTATAAACCATGAGGACTTTAGTTTCTTTGGACATAAACCGGTAGGCATCTGCCATGGTACGACCAAAGATACGTTCCATTTTAATGAATTCGCCTGGAGAAAAGTCTACAATGCTAGGAACGAATTCAGAATCAATAGAATTATACCAATTGATTTCTTTAGATTGAATTTCTTTACCTAATTCGTTAGTTGGTACTTTAATAGCCAGATTCTCGGTGAACTCTAATTTATTAAATTCACGGTTAATTTCAGAATCTTCATGGGCCTTGGCAAGTTTCAATTTGTCACCGACATCAACTACAAAATCCAGTTTACGTTCAGTCAAATAGACCATTGAATCCAGGTTATCAGCAAGGTCTTCGCCATAATTAGAACGGTCGAAACCTGTCCAATTGGCTACCTGATACAAACCAACTACACCGCCACCGGTACCAATTTCACGTAAGTACGGTTCTTCAAATGTAAAGCGACAGTCAGTTCCATAGGTATAACAATAGTCGTTACCCCATTCAACTTTATGACCGATAGGAATGATGTCACACCAGTTAAACAGGACATTATGGCCAATGATATCTTCGGCAATGCAATCGATAGCATGAGCTGAACCATTAGCAACATCAACGTTACGAATAGTGAATTTAGGCTTATCACCAGTAATCATGTTAATGGATTTAATATAGCCTTTAACGAGGTCGTTAAATTTGCTGTGAATAACCAGAATAATTTCATCTGATTGGTTACTATACAAATCATACAAATGTTTTAATACCGTATGTTGTTTGTAGTTAACCAATACCTTTGGGATTTCGTTAGTAATTGGATACAACCGTGAGCCAAGACCTGCGCCTAAAATAACAACCTTTTTCATTATCTGTTCCTCAAGTGAATGTAGGTACATTATACACTATTTTTTAATAAATTTCTATTGCTTAAATCTTATCTTTACCGTATTCCATGCACTGTTCTACTGCAGCAGGCACTTTGGTCTTAAGCTTGTTGATTTGTTTCTTATAATCACGAGCCTTATCGAAGCTCTCGGTTTCGAGCATTTCGTAATAACGAGCCTCGTGGACAGAAATCTGTAGATTGATATGGTTTACACACATGGCATACAGTTTCTGCTTTTTGTACAAATCATCTTGGCGCTTCATTTCTGCCTGGTGTTTGGCTAGTACCGCTTCACGCTTAGACTCTTGTTCACGTTGGAATTCGATTTCCCTTTGAGCATATTTTGCACAGTTATTACCACATTGATTATTAGCTCGGGTGTACACAAGTCCAGAACCGGCACGGAATTTCATTTCGCCGTCGAATTGTTTCTGTTCAGCTGCGATACGAGCTTTACCAACTTCATCAGCAGAAACTGCATCACCATATTGGACTGCGCAACCTGATAGGAGCATACTCATTGCGATAATTAACTTTTTCATAATATCCTCAATTAAAACAGTTATACTTAATTTGTGCTATAAGAATAATCCATCCCATGATTAATGTTGGAATCATTGGAGGAATTGCCACTGCCCAATAAACGGTAAAGGCAGCCATTATAAGAAATAAAATAATTATCTTCATTGTTTAACGATAATGATTTGTGCGTTTGATTTACGTTCAGCGACGATAGCCCAGATTAAAGCCACTACCCAACCAATCATCGTCCACCCTAACAGGAGATTAAGGAAGAAGATTCCGACATTGCTACGAGTGCCTCGCAGAAGGGCCAGAATCCATGGTAAAAAGTAACCAATGAACATAATAACCAGAGAACCGAATCCTAAAACACCAGCACTAACGATTAAAGCTTCCATTATAATTTCCTCATGTAGTTGATAGGAAGGATACTACCACGTTCCATGTGGTATGTAAACACTTAAAAGTCAAACATGTCAAATAATGTTGCTTTTTTCTCGTAGTCGATTTTAGCAGACTCAGTAAAACCGGTCAGAGGTTTGATAAAGGTCTTTTGGAACAGTACGTTGTAGTCCATCCAACGGAGGACTTGGTCACGAATCTGAATCGGAAGTTCAATACCTGACGGCCATGCCATACAAGCTTCACCGAACGGGTTGCCTTCTTTAAGTGGCAGTACATATACCTTTTCACCATCAACGATACGAGGCATAGTCAAATCACCAGCAGAAGCACGCATGTAAGCTAAGCAACCTTTGATGTGGTACGGGCATTTAGAACCAGGGAATCCGCCTTCATTATATTTCTCGATGTTGTTAGCACTGGATACTGCAGCAATGCTTACATAGTCTAATTCGTTAAATTCCTTATTAAACTGTTTGAAATATTCTTGCAAAGAAGCCTCGCCTTCTTGAAGCATACGACGGATACATTCTTTCAGTGCTTTCTGAACCGCTTTAGGCGTACTTGATTTCTGAGTTTCGAGACCCATGATTTTCAAGTGTGGTTCGGCATAACGAGTACCTTCCATGTCCCAAACGTTCAGTGCATAACGTTTCTTGCCTGTCCAGAATCCACCAAGACCTTTAGAACCAAGCGGAGGACCAGCGATAGCTTCTCGGTCCATGAACATCAAGTGCTGTTTGTTGTTCATGTATTCGCACATCTCACGGAAGCCTGCATCAATAGCCGGTTCCATACGTTCACGTGCAAATTTATCTAAGAAGTCTACCCAATGGTTGGTATCACGGAATTTGTCTTCGCCTACTTTATTGATGATTGCGTCAGCCTTAACATAAATGGAGTCAGTATCACCATAGAGCACGAACTTCTGGTTTTCAGTCTTGCACACGCCATTCAGATATTCGTTAACCTTACGTTCAATCCATTGGAGGGCCATTTGACCAAACAATGTGATTGCAGTTGCGTTCCTGAGGTCATAGTAACGGAACCATACGTTACCAAGTGCACCATAAAGGGAGTTGATAAGCAACTTACGGTTAATCTGAGCAGTCATACCTGCGACTTCAGTACGTTCGGCTTTGAACAACATTTCTTTTAAAGAAGATGCTGACAATTTTTTAATCTGAGCTTTGATTTCGTCAGAGAAGTCGAAACGATAATCGATATCCAGTGGACTATCAACAGACAGATTAGGATTTTCTAATGCTTCTTTAATTAACTCACCATTACGTTGAGCTGCAAGCATATAACCTTTATGTTCTTTACGCTGTAAGAACACCTTCGTGATTTCTGTAGGAATCACACCGTCACGGTCTTTATAGTACATCATGCCGTTAGGAGAGCAACTGTAGGTGTCGCTAGGACGCGGAGCAGTTCCGGCAATATATTCATGTATCGGTGCGTTGGCGAATGTGCCTGCGATGGTCTCTGGGCTTATATTCACTTGTCGAATGATACTCGGGTACAGAGATGTAAGGTCGAAACTCATTACATATTTGTACGCGTTAGGAATAGGTTCCTTAACGAAAGCACCTGGATAAGGTTGAACCGCATGCGATTTGGCCTGAGGAATAACTTTACCCTGTTCTTTAAGGCTATTAAAGATAATAGCGTCCCAAGTCTTAATTGGACTGAACACCGACTGAATCTGCATCTTGGCATAGTAACCCATGTCCAGACTAAGAAGAATGAACTGGCGTTTCATATCAATCTGCACAACACGATATACGTCGATAATGTTATAGGAAATATATCGTTGGTGGTTCGTCTCACGTAACTTGGAGATAGGACCATCATATTTCAACTTACCTACTTTCAATTCATATTCAGAAACATAATCCAGAGAATAAGAAGGCTGGTTAGTAAAGCTGAATTTTTTATAAAGGTCGATATAATCCAGAACAGAGATACCGAACAGTGTAATAATTTCGCGAACACCGTACATATTCTCGATAACTTTAACACGAGTCTTACGATGTGGGCTTAATCGCTTAGCAGTGTTCTCACCAAACAGATTTTTCAGACGGTTATAAACGTATGGCACGTCAAATGATTCAACGTTCCATCCAGTCAAAATCACAGGAGTTTTCTGTTGCCAGAAATTCAGATACTCAAGCATCATTTCTTCTTCAGAATTAAACGGAAGATAAACGATTTTGTCAATGATTTCTTGTGGAACTTCGTCACCACCTTCGTCTTGGAGTTTCTCAGCGATTTTAATCGACCACTCTTCGACCGTACCGTAAGGTGAAACTAAAAGGTCAAATACATAGAATTTATCATCAATCGAGTCGTAGTGAGTAATGGCATCGATAGGATGTTTAGCCTGGGCAGGTTCAGGGAATCCATCAGGGGATGTTACCTCGATGTCGAAGTTAGCAATACGAATCTTGGAAGAATCATACTTGATTTCTTTACGATAGGTATCAGACAAATAGGCTAATTTATAGTCGTCCATACCAAGGGCTTCGAGACCCATATCGTCCATGCGCTTCATCCACTGAGAAGCATCGCGCATTGAATCGAATTCTTTCTTAACACAGCCCTTACCGTAGATGTCAATATATTTTACGGCTTGCTCTGGGTTAGCATGCATAAACATTGTAGGCTTGTAAGGAACTTCACGACTACGTTCGTTACCATTTTTATCGATGTAACGTTCGAGAATATTATCACCGATTTGTTCGACTGTCAAATAGAATTCTTGCATTTCATTTCCTTTATAGACGAGTGATTGTCTTTTATTTGTTGATGAATCATTATACTCCAAAAAGGGACCGAAGTCCCTTTGCTTAAATTTCTATTGTCAAGCGTTTAATAGTCGGATTGCCATCTTCGTCTTTAGTTTTAATCATAGCCTGGAAGACTTGCTGACCTGGATGTAGTAACTTATGGTGGTCCTTTTGAAATTCTATTTGGAGCTCTTCGGAAAGGTCAAAAACAGTTTGAGTTGGTGAAAGCCCATACACCTCTTTAAGACGTTCACACGTTTCAATTTCAAGAATCATATTAATTACCAATCGTATACTTAGACAATAGTTCCCAGTCATTTTTCTGTTTAAAGGAAATGACACGGAAATTATTAGTAATTTCGAACAATTCAGAATCGTCTACTATATCAATAAGTCCCCAATCCTTAAGAAGCTGGGCGATAGAATCACGACGTTGGTAGTCTTCACCATCGATATCTACCTGGCGGCCATCCATACGCAACATCTCTTTAAAGTGGACAATATAATACCGTCCTTGCTTTTGCAAAATGTGACAGGATTGATATAGTTTCTTTTCTTTATTATTAGCGATACCCATACGAGTCAGGGTCTCTTTCACTTTCAAAAAGTCTTCAGGTTGTTTCAGAGTAATTTCAATCATTTTAATTTACCATTCCAATGCTTTCTTTTTCAAGTCTTTTTGTTCTTTCACATTTTTAGTTACGGATTTCAGGAACTCGTCCGTAACCAACCCTTTCATCTTCTTAAGCATTGCTGGAAGATGGCCTTTAATTTTATAAGTCTCGAGATAACGATAAGCGTCATCATTATTAATTGAATGGTATTTCATCAATAAACGAGTAATAAAAACTACACTAACTTCATCATCATGGGCCTTAGCCCATTTACCAAATCTCTTACCCTTGGGAACAGCATGTAAAAGATAATTGAAGTGACTTTGGTCATCAAGTTTAAGACAGTTAACCATCGCGGCTTGCATAATGCAATCTACGTGTTGGCTCAAACTATTATCTAGCCAAAATTGATTATAGTTTTCCGATTGAGCCAAGTTACGTTGTTTTTTACCGTATGTGATATCGTTCATAATGGCAAACAATTCGTTTTCAGCCTTTTCTTTAAATGAATCGGCTAAGGCTTGAATAGCAGCGTCGTTACGTTGTTTCCAAGCAACTTCATGTTCATTCAGTTCAACGTCATCATCAAAAAGACTTATAGCCATTGGAGCTCCAGAGCAAGTTGGATAAACAGATAAGTCAGGTGAATTTCTGGGTTAGCAGCAATACCATGGTATTGGTTATTTTCACCGATGATTTCATACATTCTAACAATGCTTGGTCCAGGCAATTTACCATAGAGTTCGTTAGCCAATGCCATAATAAAGTTGGCATAATCATTGACATGACGAGGAGCTAATGCACGGAGTTCTTTAAAGTTTTTATCTTTCAGTGCAGCCACTACTTCATCAATAGGCGAATTGGTATTCATTACAATACTCAAAATGCCTGTATCGATTTTACCACTTGAGGAATAACGGTCCAGTTGGTTAACTGTTTTACGGAAGTCAGGGAAGTTTTGTTTAACTAAAGCCGCAATAACTTTAAGGTCTTCGACTTCGATATTTTCGTTTTTACAAATTGCTACGGCACGATGAATCATTTCTTTCATCATGGCTGTTTGGTCAGCTGGAGTGGCTTCACCAAATTTAATTACACGACAACGGGATTGAAGTGGACCGATGATACCATCAATATTGTTTGCTGTAATAATTACAGAACAGTTTGAGGAATAGGCCTCTAAGAATGAACGAAGGTGGCGTTGAGCTTCAGCAACACCAGCACGGTCGAATTCGTCAATAACAATTACCTTACGTTTACCTTCGATAGATTTAGAAGATGCAAAACGAGTAAGTTCGTTACGAACGAAATCAATACGACAGTCGGAACCGTTAACAAACAACATGTCTGAATTTGTATCAGCACACAATGCTTTAGCCACGGTAGTTTTACCTGTGCCTGGTGAAGCAGAGACTAGGATAATGTTAGGGATTAGGCCCTTATTAACAATGGCTTGGAGAGTTTCTTTATCATGAGCAGGCAGAATACATTCAGATAAAGTACCTGGACGATATTTCTGTTCCCACATGAATTCATTATTATTTACTGTAAGCATATTAATTTCCTCAGGTTTGTTTTTACATTATACTCCAAGGGAGGAAATTCCTCCCTATGCTTTAGAACGAGTGGCTTGAGCCTGCTTCCATAGCTAATACATAAGAAGCTTGTGTACCTTCAAACTTAGCTGCAAATCGAGCATCCTGACCTTCACCGCGCGCCCATAACAACACATGATAATCAGCAGGCATCATTTTCATATTGGTTTTGTTAATGATGAACTTAAAGTCAGGACCATCATGGTCGGCCACGACCAGAGAATACAATGGGCGAGTTAATTCTTTATCGTCGACTTGTTTATAACCGTTGATAACAATTTTACCATCGTCTACAGTGATTGCAAATGTATCAATACTCAGACCAGAGGACACACGCATCAACTGTTGATAATCTTCGGCTTTCAGGTCGAAAATAACTTCGGCCACAGGGAACGGAATAGCTTTACTTGGGAATGCGATTGTGCTTGGGTCGGCAATAGGCCACTTAATTGTTGAACGTTGGTCTTTAATAATTAATGTTGTTTGGTCTTCACTTACCGAAACTTCAGCACTTTCCGATACCAAAGACAGAATACTTAAGAAGCCATTCAAATCATAGATTGCTGCTTCGATATCGAAGGTATCACTTACAGTAGCTTCACCATAACTTGCACCGGTAACAGATCGGGTCAGAATGGTGTTACCTGGTTTAAGCATAATGCCTGGGTTAATACCAGAGAAGTTTTTAAGAATGTTCAGGGTTTCTTTAGAGAATTTCATAATGTTTCCTTATCAAGTCAAATTATTAAGCAATTACGATCATTTGTTTACGGATTGATTCAGGCAGAGATTCAATATACTCTGGAATCTTGGAAGCAATAATAGAACCGGCTTCAAGCAACTGCTCATCAGGGTCGACGCAATAATCATCTTCTAAACGTTCAGAACCGTCGCGGTCGATAACAAGTTTAGCACCTGCAGCCAAAGAATCTTTAAAGTGTTTACGCATGATTTCAATCCACTTATCAGATACATCATTATCGATGATACTGTACAGCATAAACTTGGTTTCTTGTGGAAGAGACTGCAGTCGGCGTGCAGAGTCGGTATCAATATTCAGTACCCATGATTTACGGATACGGTTCTGATTATGTGGGTTGGAATCAGTACGGATGGTTTTAACTTGGATATCTTTAACGGTAACGCCATTAGAAGTAGCAAACATAATATTTTCTCTCATTTAGTTGGTAAATGTATTATAAATCAATATTTTAAAGCAATTTAATCAAAGTACTCATAGACAAACCATGCTGGATTTCTATTTGACATGATTGTAACATATTCTGACTTAAAAGCATTTTGGAGATAATCTTCAGTAACAAGATGTTCGTCTCCAGAGAAGTTGTTAACTAAAACATATCTCTTTATTTCTGGAACGGCCAACAAATGCTGGCCTGTTATAAAATTGGAAGCCATATAAATATCTTTATCGGTCGCTGTGTCAAATAAGGATTTGATAATGAATTATAAATCAATATACGAAAAGCTTATTCAACGAGCAGTTAATAGAAATTTAACTACCTATAAAGAACGTCATCACATTATACCACAATGCATGGGTGGGACGGATGACGCTTTAAACTTGGTAGACTTAACACCTGAAGAACATTACTTGGCTCACCAGTTGTTAGTTAAAATCCATCCAGATAACGCATCGTTAGTCTATGCAGCAAGAATGATGACAGTTAGCTCACCAAAAGCTGATAGGTCTAAAAATAAATTATTTGGATGGCTTCGTCGTAAGAATTCAGAAGCCCAAAAGGATAAAGAATTCTCGGAAGAAACCAGAAAGAAAATGTCAATTTCCGCTTTAAAAAAGCCTAGAGTTACCTGTCCACACTGTGGCAAAACTGGATTGGTAGGCAATATGAACAGATGGCATTTCGATAACTGTCCTAAAGGCCCTAATAAAGTAGACCGCTCTATATCTGAAGAGCAAAAATTAAAAATAAAGAAAGGCCTAGAAAACATGGTCCATAAAATTGTGGAATGTGAATTCTGTGGCCTTTCAGGAAAATCCTGTGTTATTGCGGCTCATAAAGTTTTTTGTAAGAAAAATCCTAACGGACGCAAAAAATCAGAAAAGAAGGTAGAATGCCCTCATTGTGGTAAACAAGGGAATTCCGGTAATATGAATCGTTGGCATTTCGATAACTGTAAAATGAAGCCTCAATAAGAGGCTTATTCCATAATTGTAAATCGACCAACCTTTTTCATTTGTAAATGCTGACCATATGCTTGAGGGTCATGGTCCCTGTGGCTGATTATAAAAACATTACTGTCTTCAAGACTATTAAGAATACTTGCAATCGCCTTAACAGCCTCAGCGTCAACTGCTCCATCAAAAACTTCATCCAACACTAATGTACTAATGTGGACTCCACTGACTTTTTCAGCAATATCACGCCAGGTAAAAAGTAGTGCGATATCAATACGTGCTTTCTCACCCTGTGAAAATGAAGCATAACTAAAGTCTTCACGTCCACGTGATTTAATCGTCTCATTGAATTCTTCGTCTAGGGTAAAGACGTAGTCCGCTTCCATAATCTTCAAATAAGAATTAATCTGCTTATTAAAGATAGGAATGTATTTCTTAATAATGGAACCTTTAATACCTGCATCCTTCAACATTTCTGTCAGAATTCCACGATGATATTTTTCCATTACCAAGGACGATTTGGTAGAGACGATTTTATCAAGCTCTGCTTGAAGCGCAGCAATCTCTTCGGCATTACTTACGAACTCAGCTGCCGCTTGGTCAATTAATACCTTAACCTTTTTGGCTTTCTCTACAGCAGTAATGGCTTGCTGCTTATGAGTAGCTATCTGAGATTTAATAGCCAATGCTTTATTGCGTTGTTCGGTTACTTGGTCTTTAATGAGCTTGAGCTCTTGGTATTGCTCATTAATCTTATCCAAAGATTTTTGAAGCTCAAAGTTTTTATCCTTAATTTTAGTAAGGATATTACCATGCTCTTCTAACCCTTGCATACACGTAGGGCAGTGACCACCGGTTTCGTATAACTTAACCACCTTTGTAAAGGTTGCCATATCATTTTTGATTGCAAATCCTTTATTACTCAGGTCACTCATGGAATCGCTAGGGTCATCATCTACGATAACATTGAGTAATTCATCAGTCAGGGATTCTATGCTCGCCTTCGCAGTCCTGGCTTCTTTAACGAGCTCATCATACATTAATTGTAGACGGGCCGCGTTCTCGCCAGATAATTTACGTTGGCGTTCTTCGTTGTCATTATAAATTTTAATTTGTTGGGTAATAGAATCTTGCTTAACGTCTATTACTTGGATTTGGCTATTAGTCTCACGAATCAAAGATTTGTTCAACTTATCCATATCCGCTAATACGGAAACCTCTAAGAGGTCTTCGACGAGTTTTCTTCTTGCAGGAGTGGATAGGCCCATAAAAGGGGTATATCCAGCTGTGCCGAGTACGACAATTTGTTTGAAGCTTGCGTAGGACATTCCGATAAGCTGTTCAAATTCCGCTTGGAAGTCTTTACTGCTGGCAGATTCATCAAGACGTTCACCGTCACAAGAGATTTCAAAAACGTTGGGTTTTTGCCCGCGTTTGATATAGTATTCTTTGACATCATATTCCATCCACAGTTCGACCAAAAGGTCTTTCTTGTTACTTGAGTTAATCAACTGCCCTTTCTTAACATCACGAAAAGGCTTACCGAACAGAGCAAATGTTACAGCTTCAAGGAATGTTGATTTCCCTGCACCATTTTTACCAGTGACTAAGGTCTTTTGGACCTTATCAAGTTGGATTGTAATGGGCTGCTGCCCGACCGACATAATATTTTTATACGTTACTTTCTTTAACTTAAAAGTCTTCATCGTTATAAGCATCCTTGATGCATGATTCAGCCATATGAATTAATGTTTCTGGAGTATCATCTACCATTACATTAAAGCTAAATTCTACAGCCCAATCGGTAGCAACATAAACTTTAATAAGCTCGCCGGTATCACGAGTGCTCACGGCTTCAAACCAGAACTTAATTGTACTAGGTTGACCATCATCATCAATAACTATACAGTCGTGTTCCAGTTCAAGTCCCGATTTTTTGAATTCATCTAAAGTCATCGTGTAACCTCATTATAAAGTTGTGCAGCCATAGTCTTAAGGGCTTTAACATCGGCTTCAGTGTGGCCATCAGGAAGGGCATCGATATAATCATACATCATATCCAAGAGGGATTTAACTTCGTCTTCCTCTTCAGAATCATCGATATCAACACTATTATCTACCTTAGACACAATACGTAAAGAGTGAACAACCTTTTCAAGCTCTGATTCGAACTTAGTAAGACCGTCATCGATTTTATCGACTATAACACGAACTGCGATATTTGTAAAATCTTTGTAATCGATAGTCTCGTTAGGATAATGAATCTTACGATGCCAACAGGTTTCATTAATGATGAAATCCATTTTATGAGTTTCGGTATCGAAAATCCAGAAACCACGAGGGTCGTTCTCATCACCTGCAGTAAGGGTCCATGGAGTACCAATGTACTTGACGTTTGCTGCATCAGAAATAGTGTGGAAGTGACCTGACCAAACTTGCTTATACTTTTTAAGGAAATCAGGTTCTAAACCATGAGATTTCATTCCTTTATAGAAATAGAAACCATTTAATTCCCAATGTCCAATACAGAAATCTGCTGTGGTATTTTTGATATGGTCCATGATATCAGTAGTGTTTTCTTCACACATCCATGGAATCAAATCAATTTCGGTGCCATCAAAGTTAACCGTAGTAGGTTTCTCAATAACCTTGATATGGTCATATTTACCCAGAACTTCAGAAGCTGCGTTAGGAGTCAAGGTATTTTTGTAGTGCATATCATGATTACCAACAATGGTATACATGGTAATGCCATTAGCTTTAAGCAAATCAGAGATTTCGCGAGCGAATTCCATACACTTATGGGTAATTGCTTTACGAACGTCAAAGATATCACCGTATTGAATCCACACGGTAATACCATTTGCTTTAGAATAATTGATAGCGTCTTGGATACCTTGACGTTGGATATTTTGTACCCACACATCATCGGCCTTCACTCCAAGGTGCCAGTCACCAGTGTTTAATATTTTCATAAGCCGAGCACCGTTATCGCAATGCAAAATAAAATTATTGAGATGAACCCATCAGGAGTAGAAAAGAATCCTATCCAACAGGCTCGTGTGAATGTGTAGAATGCCATGAATAACACGACATATCCTAAAAGTAATTCCATATGTTCTCCTCAGTTGGTTCATTTTATCATCCGAATATAAAGCAAAAAAGGAGCCTAAGCTCCTTTACCAATTAATACGCCATACAGAGGTTCATGAGAAGACCTGAACTTGATAGGCTTATAGGTAATAGTACCTTCATTTTCCGCTTTAATACGAGCAGCTTCAAATTTAAGTATCATCTCATTTTTGTCAGATTTAATCTTATCAAAATCCATCGAATTCGTCATTCATAAAACCTCTTAAACTTTTTCGTATTCGTCATTCATAGCTTAAAAATCCGGATGTTCGTCTTTCATTAGCCACCTGTCCATGTTATCATCGTTGCCACCACTTCTTAAGTTGATGTGAATCAACCCAAACCTTGGCTACAGGCTCAATCCGAAAAATTTCATCGGAATACTGCCCAACCATTTTATATTCGGTTTCAGTCTGCTTAATACAAATATTACCGTATGAGCGAAGTCTGAAGGCGGCTCCAATAAGAAGCCGTTTAAAGGGTTTATTTACTAGCGCCATTGATAATTTCCCAAATCTGTTTACGCGTAGTTTCCCACATAACTCTAACGATTTCGTCAGTAGTTGGTTGACGGTAAATACCACGTAATTTAATTATAGCATATTTGTAAGCTTCGAAATTGTTTTCGAGAACAGCGCCCTGTGCGTGTGTATTAAGACGCTTAATTTCACGGGCATTCTTTTTAAGAATTTTGGCAGCTTGAGAAGCGGCTTCTTTAGCATTATTCTCTTCTAAACGCTTCTGGGCTTCTTCAATTTGCTCTTCGGTCAATTGAGAAATGTCGGTGCTTTGCATATTAATCCTTGTAATTCAGTTTTATATAAAAATCTTCGTCGGTAACGTGATAGTTATAAGTTAATGTTCCTTTTTCAGCTTTAATTTCTACCGAATCAGGGTGTTTTGGGTCTATTACAATAGGAAGCTTGGCAATATCCTTAAGATACATTTTAAGAACATAAGGAATTGCCGAATACTCTCCATCTACTTCTTCTAAAAGGCCTACCAGGTTAATCTTGAGTTCCATATAAAAAATCCAGCTCACCAACTTTAGATTCGGCGCTCTTATCAGACCCTAGCGCTTTAACTAAAGAGGTTTCATACTGAGTCATTTTGTCGTAAATATCCTGGATAAAAGTTTCATCTGCGATACCTACCATGTCGTCGTCATTGGCGTCATAAACGTTATGGACGAAGTAGCTGTATTTCTTTGCCATTTCTTTACGTTCTTTCTTGATACGCTGAACAAAGGCATTAAAACAAGCCATAGTGATATATGCATGTGGGTTGTCGTATTTTGTTTCGTCGAAGTTATGAAGACCTTTAATAGAGGCTTCGATTCCATCAGCAATCATTTCTTGCTTCCAAGATTGGGTATATCCGGAGAAGTTGAAACGCTTAGAAAGGCCTTCAGCAATGAGCATAATAGCCAAGCCGATAACGTCGTTCTGACGAACTATTTTATTAGGGTCGGTATTTTCTCGGAGTTCTGTTTTCCACTGGGTAATGGCTTTCAGAAGCTCCTTATTATTTACATAGTTATTTTTAGTCAGTTTAATTTCGGTCATTGTTACCTCAGATAACTCAAATCATAGGTCTATTATATCATAGTATTTGGAGACCCGTTTAAAGCATCAACGGAGTAAGCAATAAGCCTTAAATACTGTTTCAAGGATTTGTATGAACTCGGGATAAGAAATTGTATCAGTACATCCATGTTCGGACATATATCCGCAAAATTCTTTAAAAAGTTCCGGATAATCCCGATGGTTGTATTTGGAAATATGAGACTTCCATACTAAAGAAGTCTCACCACAAACAAACTCAACATCCATACAGTTATCTATTAAGAAAAATCCGAGACCTTCATAAGCGAGGGTGGTGGATATGGGTTTCATTGTAGGAATCGAGCTCCTTCTAATGCATCATCAAGATTATCAAACTCATCGACGTAATCAATACCGCCAACTTCATCTTTAGCGTATAGCCAGTACCGTTTAAATTCATATTCGATAATAAAGTGGCCACCTTCAATCTGGAGAGCCCCATCACCATTAAATTGGACTGCATAACCTGTAAAGCGGACATCATTCAGGAGTTCTTCTTTCATAGCAATCATTTCCAAGTTTTTATCGTAATTAGAGAGTTTTATTTTAATCATTTAAATAATCCTCAAATTCATTTAATGTCATGCCTTCATCCCAAGCTATTTTAGGATCGGGCATTTTCATATAAGTGGTCTTAGAGCTTATAGGAAATATCCTGAAATCGCGATGACTTCCACTTAGCATATTAGCCGCTTTTATAATGGTTTCACTATTATTCATCATAGGGGTACGTTGGAAACCGGCTAAAGCTTTAAGGACTATTATAACCGATACATCTTCAGGCAAATTACTCATTTAGCTGCCTTAACAATTTTCAGGTCAACGAATTTTTTCTTACGTTGATTCTTCATACGACGGATGGTTTTGTCTGTGATTTCACCTGGCTGCCAAGCTTTAGATTCGACACCAAAGGCGGCCACATCAAACTCGTCGAGAATATATTGAACCAGGATTTCACGAATACCGTTCTTACCAATTTTTTGGTCTTTAGAGTGCATGATTGGTAACAGTTCAGCAACCCATTGGTCAAGAACCTGAGGAGTTACAAAGCCAGTTTTCATCAGTTCATTAACTTTATCGAAAGCGAAAGAGTTCAGTACGTTTTTAATAGCTTGTGACATAATAATTTCCTCAGTTTAAAAATTTATAATCCATAGGACCATTATACTCTGGTCCCAAGAGTTTGTAAACTATTTTTGTGCTAATGCACCTTTCCAACCTTCATACATCATTGCGGCTGATATTAATATTGCTCCTGCGCATTTTGAATATTTGTTATTCCAAAACCAGTTTAGAAAAACTTCGTCATCAATACCTTGAGCTATCATATTTTCAAAGAACTGACGACGGGCTTCAGCAATTCGTTGTGATAATTTAGATTCAGGATTCATTTAAATTTTCCAGTTGCCATTTTCATCAATAAATTTAATCCAGTCATTTACTGACCACTTAGTCGTATCGCCTTTTGGAGTAACATTTAAAGTGTATAATCCTTGTTTAAAAAGCATACGTTTGATATTCATATTTTCCTCAGCTGTAACGATAGCATTCGTTTGATTTACGTTTTGCAACTCGATGAGAAGTATTGTAATCAGGTTCATCGTCGCTGTAAACATCTTTTTTCAGTTTTCTCACTTCTTTACGAAGTTGGCGGTTCATTTCATTCTTAACTTCAGAATCAACGCCGCTAAAGCGTTTCCATTTATCTGACCGGAAGATATTTTCATTCAAAGTTTCTTCCGATACGCCATCAGGTGCTTTACGTCTAGCAATGCAATTAAAATCTCTAGATGGCAATTCTTTACGACGGATAGTTTTACCCATAGTTACCTCAACAGTTTGTATCCAATAAGGTTTTTAATGTACTGGATGTCTTTGATATCCAAATCCAACTTAAGGTCTTTCAGACGGTCGGTCAGGGTCAAAAAGGTTACATGCTTCCAATTCTTAACAGGACAGCAATAAGTCTTAGGACCATTTGCAATTTCAATATTCTTATCAGTGACGGTGAGAAAAATTAGGCGCTCATCATCCAGATTAAGGGTGATGACATTTTTCATTGAATGCAATTTCAGGCTCATAATTTAATTTCCTTAGCTATCGAACAAAATACACCACGGTCACAAATCATTTTAATATTAAGGTCAATTATGGTATACCACACGTCTAGGCTAGATATTTCAGTTACTAGAACAGCTTTGCCGTTGATTGAATAATACTGGTTGACTTTAATTTCTTTATCTTGGATAGTCATAATGTTCTCCTCATGTGTTGATAGGATAGACTATAACACGTGAGGAGAGGAAGTAAACACTAATCTTCAATTAAATCTCGGTCATAGCCAAGCTCAATCAAAAGGGATTTGAAGGCAGGAATATTTTCTATTTTCTTATTATCAACAAAGATTACAGGATAGCGTATAGCTAAGCTCTTGAAGCCGGCACGTTTGGCCAATGATACTATAAGAGGCTTATCATATACTGCGCCTGACGGCGTCTGGTTAATCACAGGATAGAAAGTATATTGGATAGAAAGGGAATTTAGGAGCGATAGAACTGCAATGCACCCTGGACAGCGCATGACTGTCTCAGGGATACCGTAAATCTCAATTTTAGTTAACTTTTGGTCCACAGGAAATAACTCCTTGGTAGTCCCAAGTTTTGATAACTTCGTCTTCATTAGTTCCGTATGGGACGTAAATCTGGATAAGGAAACCCGTGTCATCAAAAGAGAAATAAACCGTTGGTTTAATACCATGAATCTCTGACAGAGCATAGATGTCCTTAAGGTCGTCTTCCTTACCTTTAAAGAATTCAGGGTTCAGGTCACAGTCATGGAAGTACCAGTCATTACCGAACTTGTCCCATGCGGTCCAATTCAAAGCTACATACTCTTCAAAACGTTTCATTCTTTCACCTTCATCATTTTAGAAATAACACTATGAACAGCCTGGATTCGTTTGTCGAACTCAGACTCTTCAAGACCCTTTTCAGTACTCAATGCACCAATAATAACGAACAGCAATCCAAATGGGATAACCAGGATTAAAAGGCACACAATAAACAGGACAAATGTAATATTGGCCAGGATATCAGAAGCAGCATTACGAAATTTATTCATACGATAGTCCATGTATTAGTTACAACAAATAACCATTGAGCAGGATACTCAACACCCATGCGCCGGATAATATCGTTCATAGATTCGGTTAAGGCATAAAAATTAATCATTTAAGCGATTTCCTCAGTTGTTTTTTAAATGAATCGACCATTTGTTTCTTTGTGTCAGATTCATTATAAGTCATTCCGTGTGAAAGCATTTCAGCAATCATTTCTTCCTTACCTAATCTACTGAACTCTTTGGTTTTATCAGGAACGAAATTAGGATGGATATTGTTTTCAGTATAATCAGATTTCAGATAGACAAGCAAATTCTCTAACCATTCGAGGTAGTCAACGTTTTGACCTTTAAGACCGGAGCGGTTAAACTTATGCTTCATTTGTCCTTCTGCGGCATTACACAGGTTGCATAGTAACCCACGAACCTTACCAGCTTTTGGCCCGTTTAATTCGTGGTCATGGTCAAGGTGGTTGCTTTGAACATCAGGGTTTAATTCACGGGTACAGATTAAACACTTACCATCCTGTGCATCATAAAGTTTTTGTTTTTCTTCTTTGTATAATTTACCAGTCAACAACATAATAAACCCTTACCTGTATTAGATAAGGGTATTTATTATTTTTCGAATGTACTATAAAACGAGCGATGTAACCGTTTAAATTGACGAATCATCTTTTTAGTAGGACGAGTATACAATCCAATACAGGTGGCCATAAACTGGTCGGTAGGACTTCCTTTAATAAGAAGTTTCCAGACTTTGTCACCATTTAACTTTTCGGTATAGACTAATGCAGTTTTCATGCGACCTCAAATTCATTATCATCGTTAGTCCAAAAACACCAGAATGAAGCTTTAGTATCTTCAAACATTTCTTTAGTGTATTCGTATACCTTACCATTGAATTCGATAGCAGTTACGCCAATGATTTCAGGATTGCCCCATGGAGAAATCTCCACCTTCAAGATTTTAACTTCAGCACCTTCACAGAGCTCGCCTGACTCAAAACCGCGATTGCCGTTTAATTCAGGCCAGTCAACATAATGGTCGACATCTTCTTCAGTAATACGAACAGTTTTACCTTCAAATTCAAATAAATTCATCAGAAGGCCTCATCGGAAAAGCGAAGTTGAGCTTCAAGCCAATGAATATAATCGGCTGCAGCAAAAATTAAAGCAGATTCTTCATCAGGTAACTTACGGGAATCCGACAATTCGTAAAGTGAATGTTCAATCAGACGGCCTTTATGACGGCCAACTTCAATTTTGGTACTCATATCCAAACTCCATATCGATTAAATCATTGTTTGAAGGTTCATTATAATCTATTTCGGAATCGTTGTAAACCGGTTCCTCTGGCTCGACGGTTTCCCATCGAGCGGTATACCAGGGCTTAATGGTCACGCCACCAACTTGATACTTCAAAATCGGGTTCACCGTCTTCCCAATACCAAGGACCGATTGGATGCCAATCACCATGTTCATCTTCTTCAAATTCTTCAGATTCAAGCCCAACGTATTGCCATTGGACTTCATAAGCAGTGCCACCGATTACAACGGTGTTCTCGCCATATGGATTAGCCACAACAAAGTCAATACCTTCTGCTTTAGCCAACCAAACCATATACTCGTATAGTTTATATTCCAGGTCATCTTCAGTACCATCACCTAGAAAAATAGTCTGTTCATTTAATTCAATCATAACTCCGCCATAAATTCAAATAGTTGGTCACGTACACAGGTATCAGTCCAGCCCCATTCGTTGGCTTCTTCTTTTAACCAAACCGGGAGATTTGCCAATACGGTTTCTTTACTAGGGGCAGGAGTATCAAACTCTCCTGCGCAGGTTTCATAAGCTGTATCAAATTCGGTCATTTGAAGTTCCAGAATGAAGCACCAACCAGAAATAAAGGCCAACAAATCATAGACGTCAACCACCCACAAAAATCACCGGAATCATCCAATTTAGCTAAGGTCTTAGCATAACCAATGCCAATGATAAGATACAAAATACCCAACATTAATTCAATCATTTGAAATATTCTCGCAGTTGGTCGAAGCCACCAATAGAAGTTCCGTCAGGGGCAAATACTTGCGGCATAGTCAAACCGATTTGAGATTCGCGACCAAGTGCAGCCAGGAGTTGAGCAATCTTCTCATCATCAAACACACCTTTTTCTGGCATAACGTTGATGAATTCGTAAGGTTGTTTCTTAACATCCAAAAAACGTTTAGCATTATCACAGAAAACACAACGATGAATATTTGAATCATAACCATAAATTTTAAACATTTTAAATTCCTAATACTTGTTTGAAGGTCTCAGTATAATCCGGGTATTGACCGGTTTGTTCTTTATGTTTGTCCATAATATCATAAACTTCTGAACGCATATTATTATATGAACGAGTTAAAGCAGATTTCAATACTGAATAACTGTCCGGGAATTTACCATGCTCTTTATAATAAGCCAGAGTAAGTTCACGAACCGCCTTATCGGCGGCCTCTACATATTCTTTACGCTTTGCCATTTTCGTCTCGCTCAAATCGGTGTTTACAATGGCGGCATTTATACTGAAGCGGATTATGGCGCCATTGAACCAACTGGACCTGTTCAGTTCCACACATAGGACAGTTTGGAACATTCTTAGAAGCTTTTTCACGACGTTCGACAATTTTAATAACAGCATTCCAATCAGGAATAGTTTGGTCAATATCGTCAGCTAATTGGTATTTCATTTCAACAGCTCCAGGGCTTGTTCCAGTTTATCCAGACGATTGGTAGACTCTTCCCAAAGTTTCTTGGCAGCAGTATATTGTCCGGTCAGTTTTTTGTTGATAGCAAGGGCATCTTTATATGCTTTTTCCAGAGCAACTACTTCTGGCGGCTTGGATTTAGTAATTGGTGCACAGGCCAGTAGCCTTGGGCCATTCAGCTCATCAATCAAGTCTTCTAAGGTTGCAGGCTCTTTATCAGTGTTCACAATTTCCTCACATTTTTCTTGGTAAATTTCAGCGTCGGTTTTTGGAACAGGGCATTTGATTTCGCGAACTGTTACTAAAACTTCATATCCTTTCCAGCCTAAGTGGTGGTTGATTTCTTGAATCTCATATTTCTCTACTGTATCCATCAAAGCTAAAGCTTGTTCTACAATATTCAGGGTATTGTAGGAAATATCTTGGTATTTCGAAACTTCAACTTCTTTAGGTTTCCAACTAGGCGACCAAATAATAGAAATAAGCACCTTCCCTTTATAGTTGTTTGTTTTAATCATGCCATCAGCCATAGGGTGGATAGTACGACAATCACCCTTTACAAAGGTTTTGGTTGCTGCTTTTAGAATTAATGCGGAGTTAGCCTTAAATTCACCGGCCCAACGTAAAGGAAATAAGCCCTTAGGGTCGGTACCTTTCATTTTGATATAGCTTTTTAAAACATCACCAAACCATTGGTAGCTAACAACGTGGCTGGAACCTGGGTGTTTCTCTTTGCCAAACTCTGAAAGGATATCCTTATTGACCAACCGTGAAAGCAGTCGAGAACCTTTAAATGTATCTACGATATCAGAAATAAACAAACGGCCTGCAATCTTTTCGATTTCATCTTTGAAACAATTGGATAATGCTTTATCAATTTGGTCTACCCATTTATTGATATTAGAAACTATCACCTCATACGGTGTTAATGGAGGGGTATTGTCAGTGATATACTTAGTAAAGGCATTGATGTATTCAGTACGGGTCATGATATTCTCCTCAGTAGTTGATAAAAGGATTATACTCCATCCGTCCTTGGATGTAAACACTATTTTAGAGCTAATAGTGCCGCGCTGAGCTTGTCACGCTGGTTTTCCATATTCTTGATGCGGGTCAATACGTCTTGAATGCTCTTTTTCTCATCTTCAATCTGACCATTTAAACGGTGGATTGATTCCTGAATGCTATCTGCATAATAGGTCTCAATAGGTTTCATCGTAGGGTTAGTAACAACCAAAGAATTATCAGGTTTAATTTTCCAATGATATGGTTCGGAATTGAATGGACTAGGCACAGCAGTGGTTTTGAATTTGTCATAGGCTGCATACTGGCCTACACTGTCACATGATACTGTAGAGGTAGCGATAGATATACGACGTTCCATTTGTGGGTCCTTTTGTTGGGGTTGATAAGGGGCATAAGATAAAAGATATTCGCGAGCTAGTTTAACATTAAAATAAACTGCATCTGCTCGCCCAGAACAATCGGCATATTCATCGGTTGTAACTTTATATGATTCTACTGCCTTAATACGAGTCATTGCTTCCCTGAATAAGGTTTCGAATGCTTCACGAAGGGCTTTATTGCCTTTTGAGGTGGGACGGAAACGAACTTGAATACCATCAGGCAGAATATTAATGACTAGGTTACGAGCCGTAAAATTAATACTTTTGATATTAACAGGAACCGTAGAAATACGTCCTGCGGTAGCCAAGAGGTCTTTGATATTAGCCCGCAATGTTGCACCAAACAGGTGGGCTGGGCAACGGCAATAATCGTTCAAAGAACCGATATAAGTTCCTTTACGTCCTACGCCATAAGTATAATTACCATTACAAATATAACCAAAGTCTGCTAACCGGTCAATAGCGATACGACGAGTAGTGTCATGGTCGTATATAGAGTATTCTTTACGTGTTTTAATGTTCATATTAAAGTCCAAATAATTTTTCATAGAATTTAGCAATAGGCCAAAACACCATCATAATGACCAAAACAACCCAAAGTAGGGGCCATACTAGTGTAATGAATACTGCATCATAGCTTGATTCAATTTCGATTGGATTCCAATCACCTGATTTATGAATGATAAAGGTCGTCATAAATCCTAGCACAAAGTAAAGGAGAATAAAACCTAAGATTTCCATATTAACCTACAATGTTTGAGAAAATTAGCCTCAGAACACCCGTGGCTACGATTACATATCCAAGAACAGCGAGCCATTCCATAATTAATCCTTAAGAAGATTTAGGATATCGATATATTTCTGGCGTTCAGCCTTAGCTTTGGCATTCAGACCAGAGAGTCGGAAAATCTCATCATCTTGTTGTTGGATTGTAACATTCAAGCAAGTAAGCAAATTGCTAAAATACTCAATCTGGGCTTGATGTTTCTCATTGCTTCGCACTGGTACAGGTTCCATTTTAGGAGCTTGTTCTGAATGCTCTTCAGCCAGGTCTTTAATTTTATAAAGTTTAATACGTTGACCTACTCCAGTTTCAGCATCACCAAAACTAAGAACACTGTGTTGTTCTAATTCAGATAGGGCCAAGCGCAGATGGAACTTCCAGTTGTCATATTGGCAACCACTAAAAGTTGAAATGGTGTACTCATTTTCATTTCCAGGGTGGTTAACAATATTAAAGATAATCCAATCACCCGAACCATTAGTCTTAAATGGCATTTGCTTATCTTGACCTTTTGCAAGTCGAGCGCCAAGCGCCAGTAGACGTCGTTGGTTGGCATGAAGGTCTTGAACAACTTCATCAAATGACATCGCCGGGATTAAACGACCATAGAGGTCGTAGCCTTTGTTATAATTTTTAAGAATAATTTTGGCATTAGCACGAGACAACATACCCGTTTTACGAAGGGTTTTCATGACTCGGTCTTCTAACGTAAACGAACCTTTAGTCTTGTCAAAGATTTTAGTGAAGTCATCTTTAACAGTACAAACATTGAACTTGTCCCACATCATATATAGGACCTTTTCAACCACTTCTTTAGAACTAGGAATACGACCAAATTTAACAACTTTTTTAACTTCAGAACGAATTTGATTAATTGCCTGTGACATAATAATTTCCTCAGTAAGTAATTAAGAACCTAGAACCATTATACCATCCTTGGTATAAAGCGTTTATGCGAGAACCGTCTTTAAACGCTCTTCAAATTTCTGAAGCAGAGCTTGGCGTTCAGCTCGTTGTGATTTGTACTGCTCGATACGACCTGAAGTGAGGGCGTACTGTTCATTTACTGATTCCCGCATGAATTCAGGAATCTCTTTACAAGCTTTGATTTCATCAAACTTATCAATAACCGCTTGTTCCTCGGCAATCAGATTATCGAAATAAGCGATATCAGATTTAACGTTTGCCAGGTCAGATTCGGTAGGCATTAAACGTTTGTTACGTTCAGCTTGATAAGCTTGATTGGTTTCACGACTCCAGTGAAGAGTACGTTTTTTGTTAGTGTTTTTATAGAGCTCTACAATACCAACTGAATCAATGACAACAATCCAGTTCCAACGGCTTTTGTAAATCTCTCCTCCAGATACGGTAATCTCATTACCACAAGCAACGTCGTTAAAGAACTTGCTTTGTTTTTCAGATTTGAAATTACCATTGTTAAAATTAATCAGTGAAAAAATATCTTTAGCGTTCATGATAACCTCCAGTAGTTGATAGGTCTATAGTATCATTTCTACTGGAGATGTAAACAACTAATAGAAACTTTTTTCACCGGCATGTCCACTAAACCACGCTGATTGGGTATTAGGTTTCCGTTGATGTTCAATACGAATGCGATATTCATTCCTGATGGCGCAGAGTTCACCTCGGAAGTCGCCTGCCAACTTTACCTGCTTACGGTCTAGATTTATTAAGGCCTGGGTCTTCGCAGCCAAGAGCAGTCTCTTGTAATCTCCTTCTTCACAATCTGTTTTATAAACTCTATTAGTATATCCGTCGATAACTTCTTTATCATAGTCCTCGACGGACTGTTTCATGGCATCACGATGGGCCAAACCTGCTTTATAAAGATTGTAAATAAATTGTTCAAACATAATTCACCTTTATTTCAGAAGTGTAACTTCAGCAATTTCGTTCCAGTCATTTTTATCGGTGGCAATGAAGTCCGCCAGATAAAGAGCTGTACGTAATGATACGTTACGAAGACGAGATACATTAGCCTTCATCCATGCCAGTGCTTGATAAGTCTCAGCATCGGTCAGACCTCGATTTTGCATCATATCAGTGGACAGGATAACGTCTTCAACACGAACCATAATCTCTTCGTTAGAGTGAACTCCGAGGTCTAAGTAAACTGAACGAGATACTAAAGCCTGGAGGTGCGGAGCAAGTTTAGTTCCACGCTCTAATTCACGGTCAATATCAACGTTGGTGATGAACACGATGGTGCCTTCGTATTCGAATTCTTTATCGATATTTTTATCATCGAGATAAGAACTTGAAGTGCTCCAGCACACCTTACGTTTTTCACCGGTATCCAATGCTGCTTTTAACAGGTTCAGGATATCCATATCAGAGAATACATCAACATCATCGATAAGAAGAACACTATTAGGGCCGCGGTTATTCCAAAGCTGCTCGTAAAGACCGATTCCACTAATCTTTCCGTTGATTGATTTATATTCGATAGTTTCATTTTCGTGGGCATTCTGTAATGCTTTATCCAAAGAATAAGTTTTACCAATACCTGCGGCACCAGAGATGATAAGGGAACGAATTTTACCATCGATGATTCCGTTAGTCATCATGTTCATTACTTTAAAACGTTTGTTGATGCGATGTTTCATTTCTTCAGCGGATTCAGTAACCATTGCAGGAGCTTCAGCACCTTCCATTTCAACGTCACATTTGAACACCCATACACCACGTTCAACACCATCAATCTGTACAAATACCTTACCATCACCGAGGTGAGCTTCGGATTCATGAATTTTATTAGGGAACCAGGTTTTACCTGAACTCATGAACGTACCGGAGATTACATTACCGCGATAGATACCTTTGTTGATTTTGATAGTTAACATTATATTCTCCATTTCACTCAGTAGATTTGATAGGTCCATAATAACATGCTCTACGAGGGTGTAAACTCTTTTTTGCACTAAACCCAAAAAAGGAACCCGAAGGTTCCTAAATTGCGCTCCAAAAATTATGGAAGCGTATATCATTTATAGCCCAGTTAACAAATTGTCTTGTCTGTTTAGGCGTAGGTTTGCACACGTACTTGATATTGACTCGACGTCCGGTTTCTTTACAGACAGCTTCAAGATACCAACGTCGGGTTTTATGGGGTCTTCCATATGATAAAAAGACCTTCATTTCTTCGTTATCGATAATAAGAGTTGTGGTTGTCAAGGTATACCTCTTCAACAAACTTGTCCCAGAACTTCATATCTACCTTAGCAGGCATACCGTTCTTATGAGCCTGGATAGCCAGTACTTCGACTAAATCAACAGTGTCTTCAAGAAGTTCTTGGACCTCTTTAAATGGAAGTTCACCGGCCTTAATCAGCTTAATGATAGAGGCTTCGCGCAATGGGAATACCAGGTCGCCTGTTTGGTAGATTTCCAACAATTGATACCCAGCCCGATAAGCATGGCTCAGAGCTTTCCAGTCAATACCTTCGTTAGCTTCAGCTTTACGGGCACGTTCACCATATTCAGCATCGAGCTTATTCAGAGATTGCTTGAGCTCGATTAAAGACAAAGTAGTTTGGTACTTACGTCCTAGAACAGTATAGAACGTTTGCGGACCTGTTTTCTCATGGTTATGGAATACCCATTCACAGAACTCATTTTCAGGGAGTCTGTGTTTGATATCTTCTACCTTAGTACGACGAAGTCTATCAGGGATTCCTTCTTGATAATCGACCCACTGTTCAGGAATCTGGTTAACAATAGCCAGTACACCACGCAGTGCAGCTAGTCGAGAACCCTTAACACCATATTTAGAAGCTTGCTTACGGACGTACCCTAAATAGGCTTTCATGTTAGTCGTATAGAACCGAGAACGATTGTCTTGGATAAATTTCCATACACCAGGTAAATCAGATTTAACCACCATTTCAGGTGGAGTGTGGAGCATATCCAGAGCAACGGTTTCGCCATCTGCCGCCAGTTTAAAGAAATATTTCAGGCTGTAAAGCTCGTGGTCAACATCATCTTTAGTGTTTTTGGAAGCAGTGTTATTCGTATTCAGGTTGGTATGGTTCATAGCCGTACCTAACAGAATATCACGCGGATGTGGAACAAAGATTTCTTTAAAATCAACATCAGATTCTGGAGTACTTGTTCCATAAAGGTGACTACCGAAGTAGCCTTTCATAACTGTTCTCATTCTTTGTCCTCGAAGTGGATTACCGGACAGACCTTAGATTTACGAGCTTTAATGTATTGAATAACGATGTTTTCTTTAGTTTCTCGGCCTTCACGCTCAGCTTGAATACGTTGCCATTCCTTTTCTTCTCTACGGGCATCATACCATGCGTGTAAATTCATCGCACCGAATGCCAAACCAATGGATAGCGCAATAATAAGAGCTATTGCAACCAATCCTAAAACAAACCCTAGACTCAACAGAACAGGGGTACTTAATACAAAGAAATGCTCTAATACACCAACACCTGCAACAGTTAATCCAAAAAGCGTACTACCTGCAACAACAGCACAAGCAAAACAAGCCCAAACCATTTTCCAGAAGTAAGCACATAAAGAGTGCGGTCGAGAATGACTGTCATAAAAACGGTCATGAAGTTTAGCGTGCCAAGAGTTTGCATTGATAATCATAATCATAATATTTTCCTTAAGAGTTCATAGTTGGGATAACAGAGTTCAGATAAGAGACTAAAACTTTTAGTTCGTCTTTAGTAAATACCACTTCACTTTCACCATCGTGTCTTTGGGTCAAGGATAACAAATCACGGCCCTGATGTTGATACACGGTTAATTCAGTATCATAATTCAGTTCTTCTTCATCACCTTCAAAGGTTTCACTAGAACGAATCACGGCATCTTGGCCAGGGACTTTCCATTCAACTTCCGGCTTGCATTCTTCCTGGAACAGTTTGAAAATACAATCAAAGAATTTATCAGAATCGCTGATGCTCAGACATTCAATACCATTTTCCAGATTAAACCCGGTTTCATTTTTATAGATATAGGCAAACATATCATCATTGATATCGATAGGAGCACTAGCCCGACCGTTAAGATAATCGTGTCTATCTAAAACCATTAAATCATAAAGCGGTTTAATATCAGCGATAGTCAGTACGATTTTATCGTCTTCTTGTGAAAGCTCAATTGCGTTATTAACTACTTCAGCGGACAGTTCGCCAAACAATTCAGTTGTTTCAATAATCATTTTCTATTCCTCAACGGTTATGTTTTAAAATACTATAAAGCTCTTCGACTTGGTCTGCATTCAGACAAATCATATCATTTTCTTGTTGGAGCGTGATTCCACCTTTTTCTTCCCAATCTTTAACAAAGACGTCATCGTCAGATTCTTCAACATCTGCTAAAAGGGCAATCACACCATCTTCAGAACAACCATTTGGATCGTATAACATTTACAATTTCCTCACTAACCATGAAAAGAATAAACCGATTAAAATAGGGCCTATAATCATTGTTGACCAAGCCCAAGGTTCAAGATAGTAAATCATCTTCAGGCTCCTGTGCCATCAGCCATTATGCTTTCAACTCATTAAGATACTCAACCAAGGCCGCTTTAGAATTAGCCAAATCTCGTTTACACTGCTCTATTCCAGAATATGAATAACCTTCGCAATATTCAACAGCTAGGTCATTGGATGCGTTTTCAATATGCTGGGCGAGTTTAATAATTTTCTCAATCTGTTCAGTAGTTAACATAATATCACCAGTATTTGTTGATAGTAGAAATTAATTCTTGGGCTTGAGTGGTCTTCAGCTTACACCCACATCCCTTTAATGTGTCTTTAAGGAGCCGTGGTTCCTTGAGCTCGTCCTTTTCTAGGCGAATTCTGTACCCTCGGTAGTCAGCAAAGATACTTCGGTCGTCGAATATCTTAATCTCAAGGAGGCGGTTATTGATTTCATATTCCAATGAAACCGTAGTACTTGTAAGTTTCATACTGTTCTCCTCATTAGTTGATAGGTCTATAGTATCACGTTCCTAGAGGAAGTAAACACCTAAACGAAAAAAGGTCCCACCGAAGTGAGACCTTTGATTATTCTAACGTTAACAAATACTTAGTCTGGTAAAAGACACCAGTGATGTCGTCCAAAGTCGATTGGATGGCCTTAGGAAGATTTTTGTAGATTTTATCAGACGCTTTAATAAGTTCATCAAGAAAATCTATGGGGTCTTTAGGCAGTTCTGAAGCAGATGGTAGTGATGCTTTATATTCTTTGCCACTAAATCCTAAATACTGTTCACTGAACTGGTCTAGTGGTCCTTGAACTTCTGTATAATAGAAGTCATATGCTTTGTGTCTTGCATAGCTTTTGGTTTCCAAATGGGCTGACTTAAAATAGGCTAAAGAAACCAACAGCCAACCAATATAAGAATCTACTTCAGTCCCTCGACTAAGTACGAAATCATTGAATTTCATCATCTACCTTCATTAGTTTAGCGTATCGTTCTCCGATAGCCCGACCTTCAATCGAGCAAGACTCTATTGTATTGCAATTTGAAATTTTCCAAGAAGCAGTTACATAAGCCCAGTAGTCTTCGGAGGCCTTTACACTAGGTTTACTCATTTGCGCATAAACTGGCATCGCACTACTAGCAAAGGCGTCCATCAATTTAGGGTCGGATTTGTTTGCTAGTGAAGATGTTGGGCTTAAACATCCAATCATAAGGATACAAGCCACTGTACGGAAAATACCCATACAAAAGTCCTTTGTTATTTTATACGAATTTGCCTTTCGGCCTTAACCGATAGCGATTACCAAAAGCTAAAGCTCTACGGTTAGTATTACTATTTATAGCTTTTTAAGCTTACGACAATAAGAATAGAACACGTCGTTAAAATTATATTCAACCCAATTCCTCTGTATAGGCGAGGTAATGGAAAGCATATAATGTGCTTTAATTAAATCCATTCCATTTTTATTAGGGCATTCTTTATTATTAGCATTATACGTCGCTGCTACAACTTCTATCTCTCTTTTGTAAGCCGCATCATCCATGATAGGCGAAAGAACAATGTAAGAAATAGCCACAGCGAACGCTAGAATTAAAATCTTTGAATTTAGGTCCATAGTACCCTCAACTCGTTATTTCTATCCAGTGCTTCCTGCACAATGACACGTAAGAATCGTTGCCACCTATAGAAACTTGGGCGCCGTCCTTAATTGCGATACCATCTTGGACCCTAGCAGTCATAGTAGCTTTACGGCCACAGTGGCACACACCTTTGTACTCAACGAGTTTATCTGCTGTAGCGAGTAATTCAGCAGAGCCAGGAAACAGTTTACCCTGAAAATCAGTTCTTAGCCCATAGCACATAACTGGAACATTATAATTGTCTACTATCTTCGCCAGTTGTTTTATCTGTGCCGGTTCTAAGAACTGTGCTTCATCCACAAATACACAGTGGATATCTTTTTGAGATTCAGCCCAACGATAGAACTCGTATAGGTCCATATCCGGAGTCACTGCATTAGCCTCCTGGCTAATCCCTATACGAGATGAAATGCTATGGCTTGATTCTCTATTGTCTATCGCAGGCTTTAAAAGGAGTACGCCCATACCGCGTTCTTTGTAGTTATGAGCGGCTGTTAGCAATGAAGCAGTTTTCCCAGAATTCATTGCAGCATAGTGAAAATAAAGTTGAGCCATATTACCTTCTTAAAGACTATTTACATAAGCAATTAATTCATTTTCCTTTTTAGAAAACTCATCTTCTTCACCAGCATGCCAATCCCAGTCTAGAGAGTTATCAAATTCACATTCTGTATTAAGTTCCATGAGCTCATGGATAAGCTCAAACAATTTATCTTTTTGTTCTTTACTCAAACTCATTTAGGTTCACCATATCGCACAAATTTAGGATGTTCACAATAACCAGAATGAAAACCTTCACCCTTATGATTAGAACATCCTTTATTAGAACAGTACCACCAGTAATCAAATTCACATTCCATTTCATCGTTGCATAAAGCTGCGATTACTGGCCATTCGCATTTTTCACATTTAGCCGTTTTAAGAATTCGGGCTTGGCTCATAACCATTGTACCTTTAAGCAATATTCTTCTACGTGCTGTTTACGTTTATTTTTATCTATAAAAGTATATTCAACATATTCGCCAATATACCATTTATCGGTGTTGTGTTGACTTTTTATAGGACATTTAGTTACTCGAGTTTCGGTCCAGCGTCGAATAATTTCCGCTTTGTTTTTAGGGTCAAACGGATGCGGGTAATGGGCTTTCATAATCCACCACTATCAGATCAATGTCAGGAGTAAACATGTTGATTAATTTAGAAACCTTTTCCCAATCTCCACCTGCAATACCACAACCAATGCGAGGGATATAAATTCTTGGTTTAAACAAAAGGGTTTCTGCTTGTAGATTTAATTCTATCATACAATTTACTAAAGCGCCATAATCAAGATTAGGGCCTGGTTCGTATTGCGTATACAAGTTATAGCACATGCCAAAACCTGTAGGCTTATGTTTAAAAACAATAGACATATTGCCTAATTTATCACGAGAACCATATTCAGTAGAGGTTTTATCTATTTCTAAAACTTTTGGATAAGCCTTTGCCAACTGTCCGGCTACGCCAGAACCCATTGTGTGGAAACAGTTGCACCCGTGTGCAATAATATTACCTTGGAGAAATAGGGCGACAATATCGCCCTTAATATAATCAATAATCATTTAGAATTTAATCCTCGATTGTATGAATCAACGAGTCTGTCTACCATAGACGCGCACATTTCTTTGTACTTTTTATCAGATGGAATACATTCAGTAACGTTTAGACGTTGCTCGTATCTTTTAGAAAGAGTTTTCTCTTTCATTCGGCGATGCTCTACGTCATTCTGGCCATCTTTAAAAGCAGCTGTGATTTTTGAACTGAATTCGATAATGCATTCAGTATTACTCGGATGACAATAATCTTTTGCTGTACGGGTAGCATACTCGACAATTGAATTATTACTATCATCAACTTGTGACGCTAATACTCCCGGAGCAATCAACATAAGCGCTATAGTCATCTGCTTAATCATTTAATACACCGCCTCAAACATCTTTTTAGATTTTAGGTAATTGGCCTTTTCTAGAACTTCGGAAGCATATTTACTGCCTGCTTTGACATTCCAGCCCGCATTATAAGAAGCAATCGCTTTTCTCAGGTCACCTTTGTGAACATCAATCCAATAAGACAGCTCAATGTAGGCCCAAGAGGCACTGTTCTGTCGTTTTTGGACCATACGGATTATTTCTTTGTCTGACATCTTCCAACCTACCTGTTTAACACGACTTCTTAACGTAGGCAAGTAATTTTGGAACATGCCATAAGCATGGTGCTTATCTTTATTTAAACCTTGATTAATTCCAGCAGATGATTCCTGCCATAATAATCCGGCCATTATATATCCTAATCCTTTTTGATTAGGGTTTTCTTTGAACTTTCCCGACTTTTGGTATTGTTCACCGAAAGCATACGCATAATGTAAATTATCGAGTTGTTCATTACTGAAAGTAGGCTCTACGCTATAGGCAGACATACTAACTGTCAATAGTAAAGTGGCTAATACTTTTTTCATGAGACCTCATTATTAAAGATAGATTACTTTCGTGCTGGTTTTACCTTCTAAACGTTTAGAGTTAACAAATGCCATACGACATTTTAATGAATATCCTTTATCAGGATGTTTACGATCTACGGTCATACCCAACCATAAGGTTTTATCAGTAATCTCGAGACGCAGTGGACGATACACTTTACCTGGGACAATTTCAGATTCTATGTCAGGAAGAGGCTCCTGGATTAAAAATTCATGGATTTCTTTAACATGGTTATGGAGCTTCTTGAACAAAGAGAAAACATATTTTTCGTCAATTTCACGTTGGATAGCACGGTCCAACAAGTGATTAGAGTACTTAATAAAGAAAGCTGGGACACCGCTCTTAATGGCGGCTTTTTTGATGGACGCGTTAAGTTCACGAAATTCGGTTTCGAACTGACGACGTAATTTGTTGCGGCGGATGAATACTTCTGAATTAATTTCTGACATTTTGTAATCTCCTGTAGTTGATAGGTCTATAGTACCACGTCTACAGGAGATGTAAACTGCTTTTAGTATTTTTCTTCAGGTTGGAAAACGGAACGACAGGCCCACATGGATGCTTCTTTCAAGCGTTCGATTGCCGTACGAATCTGGGCGAGACGTTCATGAGTGAGGTCGAATTCTTCATCACTCATTTTATCGACACCTGAGCATGTAAAGGCTTCAACGTATTCTTCTTCTAATGCTTTAAAGATTAAGCCTAATCGAACTTCAGCATCTTTAATGGCATTCACTTTACCGATTTTATCGTCGGTATGCGGCTTGTAACCTTTGATATCTTCAATCATTTTACTTCCTCATCAGATGCAATATCATATTCTACAAAACGAAGGCCATCATATCCACCACTAACAGAGATATACGTGGTCGGGTAAACAATTTCTTTACCATTCCATTGGCCGCCGCCCCAACATTCCATAAAGCCTTGTTCGCCTTGCTCGTGGAACCAGTCAACAAACATCTTCAGAACTTCTTCAGAACCTTCAATAGTCAATTTAGACATATTTTTTCCAGTCAGAAATCATATGAATCTCTTGGTCATACGTCAAGAGACTGCGAGTAATAATACCCTTACACGGCCCAGAGATGAACTCGAGAGTGAAGTAAGGAACCTGTTTCATTAATCGGATGCTTGGGGCATGACATCTAAAACGAGAGCCCTTAAAGGGCCCTGACATGAATACATACTCTAATGGATAGAAATAAGCATATTCGAAATTTGCAGTAAGGTCCTCTCTTCGAACCTTACGTGAGAAATAGCAGAACTCAAAAAGCTCTTCATCAGTCATCATTGCATTCCTATCACAAAGAACAGTGGCAGAGGTTTAGAACCCTGGCACATAAATTTGTTAATCATTACCTGGTAAGCTTCATAGAACTTATCCATCGATGGAAGGCGCATTGGCTCTTCGATAATAATCAATAATCGAGTAACTGATAGACCACGATACTTATGGAAGTTGTCTTCGTCTAAAAATGAACGCACGGTATCATATACAACAAACCCAGGACCTTCTACTTGAAGGTGCGGTTGGGCCTTAGAAACCCTTTTTATTATATTACAGATTTCTCGTGAGCGATGCGAAGAACTTGACATAACAATCACATCATTACCCTTGGAAACCCAATCAGCTGCGAACTGGGCAAGGGCACTTGTTTTACCTGTTTGACGCCCGCCGTCAAGTCGAAGAGTACCAAACTCTTGCATTCTTGAAGTGGGTTCGTACCAGGTATATTGGTCCGAGTCTAAACGTTCAATGGCGCGTTCAGCGAAGGCGTGCATTAAGGTTAGATAAATGGGAGTTAAAAATTTCATAGTGGTTTCCAGTAGAGGGGCCGTTCCTTGGCACATAATTCATCCATGTATCCGTATGTAAACCCTTTACCGCACTTGGGCTCGACCTTATTACAGGTAGGGAAAGGTCCATCACTCAGAGGACGCGACGTTCATGAGGAGAGGGTCGGCTTGCCTTTATTAGAAAGAACCAGAACCTTTAATTGTATTCTGGCGACCTTTATTTTCTAATTCAGAGTGGTCGATTTCGTATGCTTGGGCTACACCAAAGGCCTTTTTAACTTTAGCTAAAGAGCCTTTAGATGTAACAATATTAAAAGTGTTGCCTTTAGTAAAATCAACCAAATCCACTTGTACACCTTGTTTACCGAGGCTTGCTACAATAGCGTCAACATATTCTTGGTCTAAAGTGCCTTGGACTCCAATTTGAAATGCTTTAGGGGCTTTGGCTTCTGTAATAAATTCTTGATAAGTTTTCATATTATTCCTTAAGTTGATAGAAGTATTCTATCACGGATTTAATTAAGCGTAAATAGCCTTACCATAATGTTTGTACCAGGTAGGGCGCTGTGCAATTTTTTCGTCTAAACGGGCTTGTGAAATAGCGATAGAAGCTTCGTGAGGAACATAATCACCACGGAATTCCTGAGGAATATCACTAATGTCCTGGACCGTAGTATCCTTGATATTAAAACCACGTTTTAAACATTCGGCTATAAGCTCAATTTGTCGCTTACGTAAAAATTCGAGCTTATCGTAAAAGAATGTAACATGGCCTGTGCCAAGGATAAAAGTAGGACTGATTTTAAAATCACGAACACGTTTACCGTTAGCAACATGCTTACGAACTGCACCGAAAACACGTGGTAATTCACGATATTCAGCCATTAAGTGTTGGTCAGCCAATTCAGATACTAAGGTAAGGTTGATACGAGTCATTTTTTTAATCTCCTGTAGTTGATAGGTCTATAGTATCATGCCTACAGGAGAAGTAAACTTATTTGTAAGTTTTCATCCAATTCTTAAACAAAGCTGCGACGTCTTTCTCTTTAACGTTCAATTTAACGTCCAGCATTTTGCCACCAGCGGCACGTGTCTGACGAATCTTAGCAGTACCGGTTTCGCCATTCCACTCAACATAATACTGTCCGGTGTTCATAGCGATACCATCGCCATAGTCTTCGTTCTTAGAAGTAGTGAATGCCAGCTTCATAGTCTTAGATACACGAGCCTGCATGCCAGTCTGAAGGGCATTACGAACGCGAATAACCTGAGGAGTGGCCTGGGTCAGGTTCTCGTTCAGTTCTTCGGTGAATTCTTCTGATTCAAACATCGCCAGAAGTTCTTTAGATGCAGGAACTACATTCTCTGCGATAAATTCATTATAAGTTTTCATATGCTTTCCAAGTACCTGTTTTAAATGTTGAAATCACGCGCTTAGCACGATTAGGGGTTTGTTTATACCAACGGGATTGAGCCAGGTTAACTGCCGCATCGTTCCAACGTTTCTGTTGGAGCATACGTAAAGAGTTAGTGAACCCTGCTACACCTGCTTCACCCATTTGGAAGACCATGTTAATTAAAGCACAACGACGAACTTCGTCCAATACATCGTAAACAGGTTTCAATTTAGGATTACGCAGAATAGCTCTACGAGCATTTTCAACCGATCGGTTAAAGAGTTGTTCGGCTTCAGCCATAGTAATACGACCATTACAAACTCGGCCCATAAGCTTATCAAGTTCAGCACGAGCAACATCTTTAGATGGGTTCTTGGTAACTAACTGGCCAATACCAATAGTCCAATAACCTTCAGTGTCTTTATAAAGATTTAAATCAAGACCTTCGTCTTGACGTAACATATCAAAAATATCCATAATACCTCCTGAGTATAGGAGGTATTTATATCAAAAGAGCGAATCTAAAACCTTAAACATCGACTTACCCATGACATATTCCCATTGCGGACGTTTAATCAAGGCGAACGCATCGAATTCAGGAATAGTACGACCATCAGGGAACGTATGGTAAGCCGTACATTTGCAATCCTTGAACTGCTCGTGTTCCACAGGCACTGTATATAAGAACAGATGTAGATTCTTATTGCTTGAATATTTGAACTCACCTAGGTCTTTCAGGAATGCAGGATCGTATGCTGTGAATCCAATCTCTTCTTCGGTTTCACGCATTGCCGCTTGAATAGGCTCTTCGCCTGGTTCGACATGACCTTTAGGAATGTCCCATTTATGACGCATGTTCTCTGGATTACGAGAGCCTGTTACACGGCCCATGACCAGTTCTTTATCAACGGTCATGAATAAAATACCTGCCGATAATTCCTTAGCTTTCTTACCCATCGTCTCGTTCCCATGATTGTTTAAAAATATCTTGCATAATAATTTGAAGTCTATTTTCTGATGATGGACTTTCACTATCAGACACTTGAAGCATATAGTCACCAATAGGACAGAACATATCCATATCGCTTTCTAAGTCTTCTTTAATTTTCTCTTCTGATGTTCCGGTATCATAGGAATATAGATATGAATCACATGACTCAGATTTAATATAAATTGCAATGCTCATTTACGACATTCCTTAATAAAAGAGTTTAATGTATTTTTCTTAGTGATATCATCATATACCTTTTTAACTTTAGAAATACGAAAAGGTACTTCGATAACCGATGTCCATAAAAATGATGCGATAAGACCTAAGATAGCAGCAGACATCGCTGAAGCGAATACACAAATAGGCAGGTCATTATCTGTTGTCAGGAAAAACCCTAGGAGTGGGAAAAATAATATACCCATCCAAACATAGAATCTAGAACTCACCAATTTGTCGTATTCATCACTCCATGCACGGAAGCCGTATTTTTTGCTATAACAAATCAATGGGTCTGGAGTCTGTTCTTTATGTGGTTCCGCTTGCCAGCCGTTTACGATATAGCCCATTTTATATTCCTCAATTAAAAGCTGTTTCATTTCGGCAGTACAACCTGACCAATCTATTGTACTGGCTGAAATTCCTTCATCACCGTCATCTATATTTCGCCAGGACTTTTTAATAATCATAGTCTCACCACTTGGGATAATAATTCCAGCATTTTCCGACCGACGGATGAAGTTTGTATCAATACCCATACAACCAGGTTCATAAAGGGCCATTACCAGCCCTCCATAGGGAATTCCAGATATACTTGAGCATTAACGCGGATTTCATTTGTAATCTTTTTAACACGGTCTGTATTACGAGACACACGACCAAACCAGCGCCACCCATTACTTACTGCACGAGAACCTGTATGCCATGTCTGCCAATCAAACTGGAGTAACGTGCGGTCAGGAGCATCCCACTTGGTTAATTCATTGGACTCAATTTTTTCCAGAACTTCTTTATGCCACTGGCGATAGATAAGTTCGCCTTCAGGAATCCGACTGAACTGTGCAGTTCCGGTTGCAAAATGGGTAGGACACACATCAGCGTTAACAAGACCAAGAATATGTTCAGAATGGTAACGAGGATTATCATAATCAGGTTGCCCTGCGGTAATAAAGTGTTGACCGACCGGAATATCCGGGCGTGGTACATCATCATGGTGGAAGCCTGGAATTGCAGGGTACCAGCCAGGCATTAACATGTGTACACGGGAATCAAATACAATATCAGGGCCACATTGCCAATCTTCAGGCAGGTTTTCAATAAAGCTACGAGTAATAGGACCGCCGTGTTTATGAGCAAAATAAGCATCACAATTAAAGAACATAGGCTCATTTTTAATCATATCATTACTGATATCTTGAGCAAAACCACCGACTGCACGAGCTTGAGAATTAAAAGTTTTCGGGCCGTTCATAATATTTTCCTCACTTACTTTTTGTTGAAAAGTACATTTTACCTTTAGGGGATAAGGATACACGAAGTGCGTTACCAATACCAACTGAACATTTAACCAGGTCAGCAGATTTCAATTCACCAAATGCTTGACGAAGGTCACCGTCACGAGTGTTAACCATCAGGCATTTAGCACCAGCTGCACGAACTTCGTTTAACATGTTGATTGCTTGGTTAGAAAGTTTCATTTTATTCTCCATTTCACTCTGTTGTTTTGATAGGTCTATAGTATCACACCTATAGACCTTGTACACTGTTTTGTGCAATTATTTTTCGAAAGGACGAATTAAATGATGGTTGTCTTGGAATCGTTTGATGTAGTCGTTTTCACCTAAAGTCTTGTACATATTAACCACAGCTTGGTAGTTTTCCCAGGCGTACTCACGGAACCAACCTGAAGTGATTGAGGTACACACTTTCTCAAGAGCCATATAGAAACTTAATGATGGTGAAATATTGAAGTCATTAGGAACCTGTGAACGTTCTAGTGCCAGGACACAAGTTTCTTCATACACACCAGCCAATTTAATAGCTTCAGGCAAAGCCTCGAACTTCTCACGAGAGGTCATGACTTCAGAACCTTCCTTCATATAAAAGGTATATGCAGGACGCCCTGCCAATGCTACTGCTTCATGGATGGAGTCATGGTCTAGCGTATAAATGGTATCATTAAAGAACGATGATTTGTTTACATCCAATTTAGGATGGGAATAGCTCAACGTTTCTTTTTGACGTTGCAGCATAATTTCCCGGAGTTCTTCATTCAGGGTGATACCTTTATTACGAAGGTATTTGATGTGGGACATAGTTTTCAAGAAGAACGGATTATTCTTCAGGAAACGATGAGAGGTTTTGATAGCCAGACAGATATCAGGCGTCGCCCAATAGAAACCTGTAAGACGGTCCTTTTTAATATGATTTTCAGCATATTTCAGGAGACGATAGCTTGAGGTGTAGTCTTCATCTTGGAGCTCACCGGTAATTTCTCGTACATTAGTCAGGGCACGGACGATATAAGCTTCGAAATAGGTTTCTTTACCATTATGCATACATTTGAAAGCCTGAACATCAGGATTGTCAACGTGTACATGGGCGCCGAACATCCGAGCTTTAAAGTGGTTCCATGAGCCTTGGTCGGCAATGAAATCCCAATCAGAATTTTCGATATACTTATTTTCAATCAGACCTGCGTGGTGCAGTGCACGAGAACCAATAACTAGCATCATAATATTTTCCTCAGTAAACTTAAATTTCGGCAACGTAAGTATTATGTAATTCCCACATATCATTGGAATTACTCTCAACGATAGGAATTATCTCATTAGAGATTTCTTCTGCATAAGGATCATTGATACAGTGAGCATCTTCAAAACGAACACCGTAATCAGACTTCTTATAAGCAAAGCCATAAATCTTTTTAAACTTGGCACGAGTAATGCGTACCGGTTCATTAGACTTATCGGACATCGGAGCGTAATACCACATATGTTCTCCTCATGTTTGTGTAGGGTAATAGTAACACGTATTTTTAGAGCTGTACATCACTTCTGCAATATTCTAAAAATAATTTATCGTTGTCTACCGTATCCCAACGACGCCAAGATGGATTCCAGACCAAAGCGTTGTCACCACAATCATTGAGCTTAAAATGGTCGTAGTACATAGCTATACGTCTAGTTTCGTCACCAGAGAACCCCAGTATAGGCTCGCCATGGGTGTGATACATATGATGGTGCATTGAGAGGTCGCATTTGTAAAACATCTCACGTTTACCACGAACGAACAAGAAAGCTTGCCCATTCATATAGAATTCTTTATCTGTTTTCAAAAGATATTTGAATACTGAATCTTTATGCATAAGTCCTCCTATCACATCCATGTGGTTAAATTATTTTCCTAACGAAACACGAGTAGGTTTTTTACCAAAATAGTCCTCATAAGAACCATCTAAACGACCCGCTTTAGACCGACAATATGAATCGTACTTTTTGTAATAAGTCATCTCAGTATTATAACGTGGGTGTCTATCAGCCATAATAATACTTAGTGGCCAACCTTTGGCATAATCGCGAAGACCATTTATTTTACGAATGTATCGTTTTTTCAATTTTAGCATGAGCTTGGGTACCAGATTTTACCATCGGCACGAGCAACGAAGGTACGACCAGCTTCTTCACCATAACAAGAACTATTCAGCCAATCTTCGAGACGAACTTCACCGTCATAATCGTCGAGCTCAACACCAAAATCCTGAGCAGAAGCCATATCTTTTACTTTCTTATACAGTGCAGCCAGTTCAAGTGCCGCTTTTTCTAATTCATTAATATCAGTCATTTTTATCACCTTAGCAAGACATAGAGGAGCTAAACCAGAAACCTTCACCTTCAGGAATACCGTAATCATCACGGGCCCATTCGTAATCGCCATATTCCGGACTAGAAGCTGGAATATATTCTTCGCCGCCGGCGTGGAAGTGCTGACCTGTTTCGTCAGCCACGGACTGACCTTTACGTACTAATTCACGGATTTGTTTTTCAATTTCATCAATAGTCATTTTATTTCCTTAGCATTCGTAAGAGGAGGACACCCAAGAGGTACCACTAATAGTAATACAACCGTTATAAAGCGTGATATGACGTTCCAGGTCACGTTGACCATCGATATAGATATCAGCTTCTTCACGTTCTTCTTTGCAAATCTGGATAACGTTTTCAATAGCCGCCGCGGCAGTACGGATTGCACAATCTAGTTCACGAGACATAATAATTCCTTAACATTCAGAAGAAGAGGATACCCATCCACCATTTTCTAGGCTGGTAGTGTAATCATGTTGGTTTACAATAGCGTACTGAGCTTCACCGTATTCTTCCCAGTGAGCAAGGTCGGCTTTCAGGGCGCCAGGAGAATAATAGTCACCGCCCATACCGCGAGCAGGGTATATATTAAAATGAGTCTCATATTTGTCTGCAATTTCCTCAGCACGACGAATAGCTTTATGAATATCATTTACTGCTTCAGCCAGCTCTTTATTTTTACGGTAATCATTCATCATAGCGTTTCCTTAGCACATTGCCGAAGAGGAGACCCAAGCACCAACTGTAACGACACCATTTTCAACTTCACCGCCGTTGTTTTCAATTTCATCTTTAAACCACTGGGAGCATTCATAACCGACAGGATAATATGTACGGCCTGAACCATAATCACCGGTACCGAATTGGATACCATACTTATCGGCAATAGCTTCACATTCATGTTCGATGGTATTCACTTTATTCAGAAGAGCATAGATAGCCTTTTCTGCAGATTTCTCGTCGTTGTGTTCTGGGATTTCAATTTCAATTTTATTCATGATTTACATTCCTTAATAAAGATTTCAAGGTCATTACGTTTAGTTTGATTTACATACTCATTATAATTAGCCATCTCTAAAGCATATCTCTTACGGATTGGAGCATTCAAAGCGTTTGTATGGCAAATATCATACACAACAGGGATAAAATAGGCCACAACTGCCGGAGCGATTATCATATAGAACCCCATCTCAATAGGTGTGACTCCTTCGATTACAGCCATAACCACGGTCATTACCAGGCCAATTAAGCCACCAAGCATGGCTGTAACAATCCCTAATAATAAATTGGCACCAATATCATATTCAGTCAATTGATAAACATGTGATGAAAGACTAGGCCGCTCCATTTTGAACCTCTTTAGCGTATTCGCGACATTCAGCAATAAAACGATTAAGCTTCCGTTGTTGTTTTCGAATCTCTGATGTATACTCATTAGCCAAAATAATAAGCTCATCTTTATCGTAATTTTTAATATCCGAATAACTCGGGCGGCGGTCGACCATACCAAAGTGGTCACCATTTTCTAACATCAAATAGCATACTAAATGGTAATCATCGTCAGCATCAACAAGCTGTTTACAATCACTCGGTTCATTTAAAGCGTATACTGAATAGCATAATCCAGCGAATTCCACTCGTTGAATACCCAGATTTAAGTCAATAATTTCTAAAGCTTCTGCAAAAGAAAGGTCCTCAGCTAAAGCAAAGATAAAAGGTAATTTGCTAGTGTATCCACGGCTATTTGTTCGACTTAAGAAATCATTGGAATAACCTAAGTCTTGGCGAATTCTATAAAGAACTGAATTAGTTTCATGTGAAAGACCACTATGCTTAAACCAATCAATATTTGATATCAGGTCGTCATATAAACTCATAATATTCTCCTCTCCTCCAAATAGGGAGACCGAAGTCTCCCAGTAACATTACTTAAGTGAATTAATGTAGTCGTCGATATCGGCAGAAGTCGTATCCATTCCAACTTGTGGGCCTTTAAACGTTTCTACACGCAGCAGGGTATCTTCAATATCAATCTTAGTCAGTGCAGCGATTTCAACAACATCATCGGCAGTAGCAATACCAAGGGCAGCCATATTACGAGTTTCACGGATGTACTCGAGCTTAACAGCCAGTTCTTGACGAGAGTCATCAAGTTCCTTGACCTTCAGTTTAATTTCATTACGCATTTCGATATAATCATCGGCTTTCTTACGAAGCTGAGTAGCTGTACGACGATAAAGGAGGCCAAGTTTAGCATGTACCTGGACATCAGCGCCTTCGGCAATCAGTTTACGAATTTCACGTTCTTTAGAAGCAGCAAGCTGGTCTTTTTCATTAGCCAACGCACGAATACGTTTTTCTTCATTCACGGACTTAACATGAGCAGTCTGGAGTTCAGTAATCTTATCAATCAGGGTAGAAGCAGCTTTGGTGTATTGGTCTTCGATTGACAGGTTCTGAGCCATTGCAGTACCCAGTTTAGAACGGATGAATTCAACGATTTTCTTTAAAGTGTTCATAGTATTTCCTTCAGTTGATTAAGATTTATAATCCATGAGGACATTATACCCTGTCCTCTGAGGGATGTAAACATTTTATTTCATTTTTGCGAGGCAGATTTCATTGGCTTCCCATTGAGCTTGCTTAATAATAGCTTTGGATACAGGAGCCCTTTGGCCATAAGTTTTTGACGTTGAGAGAACAATATGTTTGTTTGCTTCATTATGCCAACCCCATGATTTTTCGCCATGAGTGCCTTTAACTACAGCTGACACCTCAACAGAGCAACCACCATCAGAAATCTTGGTTTCGACAATCCATTCATTTCTCTCAGCAGCTTCAAGTTCTAATCTAGTTTTTTCTTCATACATGGCAGCCCAATCAGTTTTTGCCAAGTTGAAAGCAAGAGCTTTCTCTAATTCTTTGGCAGCTTTTTGTTGTTCAGGCGTTAATGAATTATACAACTCTTGCATTTCTTTATCTTCGATATTCATTATGTTCTCCTCAAATTATGGGCTCATAATATCTTAATCATGAGCCCATGTAAACAATTATTTCATATTATTGAAATACTCTTCCGCATCAAAATCGTTATCATGATAAACTTTGGTAGACGATTTGGCGTAGCCTTCAGCTGAGAACATACTAATCACAACTTTAATTGTATACCACTGTCCATCTTCATTACCCATTACTGCATAGGTTTCATACACTGGGTGTTCAGGACCGATAACTTTAATATCGTTAACAGTAGCACCAAATTCTTCAGGAACGCATTTCATAAAGAAATTAAACAATTCACCATAATTATCCATTTTACTCTCCTTCACTCTGTTGTTTTGATAGGTCTATAGTATCATGTTTAAAGGAGGTGTAAACAACTTTGTGAAATTATTTTTAGATTAAACCCCCTAAAAGGAGACCGAAGTCTCCTTTCATTATTTACGAGTCTTTTCGAACTGTGCTGCGTCACCAGCAATGCGGCCCGCTTGGCGAAGTTTGTTATTGATTTCTTCGCGCATAGGCTGGGTATACTTAAGGCCTTCAACCGTCAGATAGAGACGATACAGGTCTGGGGTATCCAGGTTGTTAATGTGTTGACCGTTACGAAGAGCGTTGAATTCACGAACAAGGTGTTTAGTTTCAGATTCGATTTCAGAAACTAAAGAAGCCAGTTGGTTATATTTTTTAACTATAGTGCTGGTGTCAAACTTGATTTTAGATTTAGGAGCTTCTTTTACAGGTTCTGGTTTAGGTGTAGGTTTCGGTGCTGCAACTTTGGGCTGAGCCGCAGGTTTAGCAACAGGAGCTTTAGCAGGTTTAGCAGGCTTAGTAGAGCCACCGGCTACGATATCTTTAAAAGCTTTGGAAGCTTTGTAATATTCTTTCTGGCTACTAGTATCAAAACCATACATATCATAAACGTTTTTAAAGAACTCGGTAGTGGTTTTAGTCCCGGAAATTTTATCATAAGCAGCTTGCCACATATCTTTAGTCATGCGCACGCCGGCTTCATTCAGAACGCTTTCGTTCAAAAATTCATTGTAAGTTTTCATTATTGTTTCCTGTGTTAATTAACTTATCTATTTATACAAAAAGGCCCAACCTTTCGGAAGGGCCGTAAATCAGTTCTTGTAGAACCGGAACGGGTTCACGTGGAAGGCCAACATAGCTTTAGGGATTTTACGAGACAAAAGACTCTTAAGCTTCCAGCCACAGTACACGCGAAGGTAAAATGTGATTCCGCCGACCTTAAGATAAGGAACTGAAGCAAATACACCCCAGGCGTCATCATTCCACATCCACAACCAACCATGGTGAGCTTTATCAGGAGAACCTGATTCTACGTCAGGATTACCACGATAATGGAATTCCGAGCTACAATCACGGCCTAGTTTATGATAAGCAAAGTTATAAGCTTTATTTCGCCATAGCCAAGCTACTCTCTGGAGATAAACACCACCAGGCATTTTCCTGATTTTAGCCCAACGTTTAATATGACCTTTATCGCCGTCAATTGGATTATCGTATGTCATCATCCAATCAAAACCGTATGGCAATTTACCAGTCTTTTTATTATGAAAAGGAACCACAAAAGGCGCAAGGATAACGGCTAGAACCATAGAGATAAAATCTAGTGGGACCAACAGAATCCAACTCAAATATTTTAAAAGTTTCATATTATTTCCTAAGTTAGTTTACTGTATATTTATACAAAAAAAGGCCCAACCTTTCGGAAGGGCCTTTCACCTAGGGTAACCTTGTCGGGGTTCCACCTGCTAGGCAAGTGTTCGGTGCGCCGTTTCAGCTGTGAGATAAGGGACTTTAAGAGGTCAACTCATGTACGCCTTAAAGTCGGGTCTTATTCAGGGAGCTTCAGTCCGACGACTTACCGGTAGCGACCCGGTTTCTTGTTTGGTCGAGACAGTAGGGATCGAACCTACGACCTACGGTTTAGAAGACCGTTGCTCTTCCTTCTGAGCTATGCCTCGTATTTGGCGGACATGCATGGATTCGAACCATGGACCAATTGATTAACAGTCAACTGCTCTACCGCTGAGCTACACATCCAAATTGGTGGCCCTGGGTGGAATCGAACCACCATCCAGCGATTATGAGTCGCTCGCTTGACCGTCCAGCTACAGGGCCTTAATTTAAATTACAAATCCAGCAGGAGCATTATCATCTTTAGCCATGTGCTGAATTGTATGATAAGTCATTTCTTCAGGAGCAACCAGATAAGCCGCAGCATTAACTAGTGGAATTATTTTTGGTTTAGCGAATGTGCTATCGGCAATTGCCATAAAGGGCTCGCCGTCGGTCTCAACTTCGCCAAATTGGCATTCATATGAAATAGAACAACGTTTAGTAGTTGTTGTCTTGGTTTCTGGGTCATAAAAAGCTAATTTTAATACTAACATAAACACCTCAAATAAAATTAAGTAAAGTAAGTTTGATTAATAGACCTTGTCTATTATGAAAGGCTCTTTGAGGGAAGAACCTTTGGTAATAGAGGGTATTAATGATAGAGTAATAATATCACATAATTCTTAAAGCATATCAAGTGCTTTCACATCAGGGATTTTAATTTCTTCTTCAATAATATACAGCTTAACGTAAGAAATTACACGGATGAAATCACCATCATATTCACAAGCCATACCAAGGAGCTCAGTAAGGGCTTCATTCAAGTAGTATTCTTCCTCGTCGTCATTCAGCAAGGCTTCTAAGTCTTGGATACCGAGGGCCTTATCTAAAAATTCAGGGGTCAACTGGCCTGATTTTACACCCGATTCAATGTGGGCAATAACCAGATGCTTAACTACGTCCCATTCCGAATTACCACATTTATCCGGGTTGTTGCAATGAGAACCATGGAAAAGTTCTAGGATATATTTGTACTGTTGGATTTCATGTTCTTCTACGCCAAATACAGTCTGGGTTTTATAGTTATCGCCATCATTTTCCCAGGTTTCAATTTCAATTGCATAACCTTTAGGGATAATTTGTCCGAATTTAATATTCATTGTGGCCACATATTAATATAATCAAGTTTAATAGAAGCAATTTTCAAAGGATTTTTAAAGATGTCATATTCGACCAACCCATTTTCATTTGCCGTATAAAAAGTAAAGTTAACAGAATTATAGCGTTGGCTGTTAACTTTGAGTTTAACATCGCTTGAACTACGGCCAATATTAACCTGTTGAACATCAAGCACAGCATCTTTGCCGTAATTTCGAATCAACAACTCAGCTGCAACCTGATCGGATTTATAGCCATTCTCTGGATTAGTAACCTTAACGTATAACATTTAACCCTCGTCTACAATAGTGTGGGTATTGGCATTAACAATCTGCCACCAGCCAAAACGATTAGAACCGTAAAGAGGCTTATTCTCGTTTTCTTTAATGATATCGCGCAGTTCATCTTCAGAGAAGGCTTTAGCGATTAAATCAGTATACCCGCCGCGTGGATAATAATTATCACCCGCAAACAAAAGGAAATTTACCTTTCCGGAAGGAACATATGCTTCCTTAGGATACTTGTTTCCTGCGTGGTCGACAACTTCAATATAACGGTAAGGAATATCAGTTCTTTCAACCCATTGCCATGCCGCTGCAGGGGATTCAAAAGCATCTACACCTAAACGGTTATCTTCATCTTTAGACGGATTATTTTCGTAATCCGCATATACATAATATTCAACGTTCATTATTCACCTTTAGAGATTTTATCCATAACGAAAGAGATTGAACCAATTAAGAATGCCACTACTAAAGAGATTGTATTCTCGGAAGTTGTAAGCAAATCCAACATGAATCCTGCAAACATACTAAAGCCAAAAGCAGTAACGGCGGTCAGTGCAGTAACATTTCTAATTAATTCACAACGTTTCATTTTATTCTCCAATCACTCATTTGTTTTGATAGGGCTATAGTATCATCACTAAAGCCCATTGTAAACAATTATTTTAAATAAATTGCATACTTTTTATAACCAGCCGTCTCGTGGCGCAACCCTTTTTCATTAGCAAAACGTTCAATATTGTTAATTTGATTCTGGTCAAGTTCTGAAGTATCAAATACAAAAAAGTTTCGCTTATTGCCTAAAGTTACATGATTAGTCAAATCAATGTTATAGAGATGATTTATATCATCAATCATAGTCTTAACAGATTTGTTAATTTTTACTTCCTCATTAAGAATAGATTCAGCGATAAATTCTTGATAAGTTTTCATTTTATTCTGCGCCAGCGGCTTTCAAAAGTTTTTTAAGATTGGCTGTACCTTGAGCAGAAAACGTGACCTTGCCATCTTTTTCACCGATACTCCCGGTCAATTTAGCGAGCCTATCACTAGGGACTTTTTTAAAATCGGCCAATGTACCGTCAAAGGTTTTTGTAACAACCGGCAGTTGGTCTTCGTGTTTTTTAGCTTCTGTAATAAATTCTTGATAAGTTTTCATTTTGATTTCCATGTGGTTGGTTTGGTTTGATAGGCCTATAGTATCATGTCTATAGACCTTGTAAACACCTTTTTTAAATTATTTTAGCCATGAAGAATTTTCAGAGACCCAGCTATCTATATCTGATTGAGGGCCGAAGAAGTAGGCAACCCCATTAGATAACTCTCCTGAAAGCCAATTTATACCTTTCAGGCTTTCTTTAAATTCTTCAGGAGTACAAGAAACCTCTATTGCCACCGAAGAGGCGGATTCCATTGCTTCTGTTAAGAATTCGCTGTAGGTTTTCATTTTAAATCCTCGGCCCAGTCGAGCTTCAAGGGTTCTTTATATTCTCTATCTAAAACGACAGGAATCCGGACATCTCCACTAAAGGTAAGAGGTCCTACATTATAAGACAATGTGATATGAGGGGTATAATCATCGAAATCGTGCGTAGCACCTAAGGTACGAGCATACTGATGGCGGCATTTAAGATACTCTGAATCGAGAACCAGTACCAAGACGGGAGAATCGCCATGTTTCCACACTTCAAGATGTCCTGTCGAAGCAACTTCAAAACTTCCGGATGCAACGGTGTATGGAACGTTGACTCTTGAATAGCAGATTGTAGAATGGAATTTTTCACGAGGAACCGGATTAGGAACCTTTAAAGTGCGCTGAAGATTTTCCAGCGCATCTAAAGTCAATTCAGAGAATTTTGCAGCAACGTATAGACCTTGAGCAAAATCTTCCGTTTTCATTATTCTTCGTCAGAAGCTTCTGGAACCAGGGCTTTAACAGCTTCAACCAGGTCTTCGATTTTAACAGAATCACCGGTAACGCCAACTACTGCAGCAATCTCACCAAGTACTTTGGTAAGAAGGTCACAATCAGCTTTAACACGCTGTGCATGGTCCTGAGTATCAAGGATACGAGATTTCAGGATAACGATTTCAGACTGCAGTTTCTGTTCAACGGTTTGTTCAGACATTTTTATTTCCTAATAATTTATCAATAGTAGTGTATAGTTCAGAAAGAGTGCCGTTATTTTCAACAACAACGTCACCAGGTAAAATTGGTAGACCCGCTTCAGTGATGTGCGAGTCTTGTACTTGACCGGTTTCAGCGCGAACTACATGAATAATCGTAGCACCCATCGCTCTGAGCGAATCAATTTCATGTGTTTGACGAACATCAGGTACGACATAGTATTTCGCATCAGAGTATATTTTATCAAAATAGTCTAAAGCGAACAACTTAACCCAATACATCTTATCAAATTGGTTAACAATAATATCAGTCCCAAGGGTCTGCATGAGACGACGTACTGACCAATTGTTATTTTTATTTATTACTTCAAATAGCTGGTCTTTTGTTTCTTCAGACAGATATTGGACCGGGGTAAGACCATAATGATATGCGGTACGAACATCAATTCCGGGAATAGGAAGGATATTATTCAGCTTAACAATAGCATTTTCAAAAATATCAACCACATCATATGGTTTTAAAGGAATGATTTCTTCACGGTCGTAACCGATACCTTCAAAACAGTTAAAATCAAGTTTAGGCATATAGCTACGGTCGAATACAGGGTCATCAGATATGTATTCATAAGCTTCAGCCAGATACTTTTTAATAGGACCAGCGAGTTGGAATTTTACGGAATCCATATTCTCAATTACATAGTTAGCAACGGTATCCTTACCGCTACGTTTGATTCCTACAATTGATATTAGTTTCATTATTTTCTCATAGATGGATGCATAGACATACGAGCCACACGTTGTTCGGCATACGAATCAATTTGTGGACGACCTGTAACTATTGTACCATCTATTTCTACAGCAAACGATTTGAAGTTGAATGTTGCTGTAGCGATTATCGCAGGGTCGGAATCTTCTTTATAAGAGTACTGAATCTCGGAAAGGTCGGATGGCCAACCACCGTAGTAATGAATGCTCATTACGATTTTCTGTTTGTTGTTATCAAGAATGTGGAGGGTGATAGCCTCAGGCTGACCTTTAGGATGCCAGGCTTCAGATTCATGTGTTACATAGTTGTTTAATGATAGCATCCATTTATAAACGTCCAGCCATGATTTCAACTCGCGGTCTACAAGAAAGTTCACAATCAAAGGGTCGAATTCTACAGTAGAACCTGGCAGTTTAGCACGGTTTATACCTTGGGTCGATCCTGGGACGTCTGAGACCGGAATATGGATGCCCGGTAGTGTTACATCTTGTACGTTCAATTTGAATGCCTGCGTCATTCCTGAGTCACTAACCTCTAAGATAAAGTTGGTAGTGTTAGTTTGGTTAAATAAACCGTTCATAGGATTCCTATATTGCTTAAGTCCTAGCCAGTGTATAATGGTCCTAGGTCTGTTCCATTCAATAACTGGCTGGGATAATAGATTATTATGCGTTCTTCCATACTGTCTGAGCTGAGTAACGCTTACCTTTAGACATGAACTGCTGGAGAGGCATCATTACGACATTAGCCCAATCAGAAGGTTTTATCTCTACTAAAGGTCCTTTGATATTTCCAGGGATATAAGCTTTAATCATCACGTCAGTGCCAGCGAATCCTTTTACCTTACTCCAATCGATTTTTAATTTAGTCGAGTTCGTAATGGTAGGCGTACTCGCGTATTGCTTCAGCAATTCTTCTAGAAATTGTTGACGTGCTTTAGGTGGAATATAGTGTAAGTTCAACCCGTACATCAGATTATGCTTACCTAACCCAAGATAAATGATTAATGGATATTTGTCCCAGTATGGTAGGGTATCCTTATGTTTGGCGTCATAGATATAAGCATAAAGCTTACCAGGAGATGGTTTAGATACCTGGTGTCCACGAATTCCTTTCTTTAATGTTTCTGTAAACCATTTAGCTGATTTATTGTTTACAGCAGCGCCTTCGTTAGCAATCTTATCACGAATACTCTTTCTAAAACTATTAACCAAAATTAATTGACGTTCAGCTTTGGTTAATTTATTGCCAGGTTTCTTCTGGAGTTTTTCGACCTGTACAGCAGTTTTAATTCGACTCGAGTATCGAGACATCGCAGATGTAAAGCTAGAATACTTAATGCCTTTATCTTCAGCGAATTTCTTAGCCGAGACACCTTTGGCCTTAGCTTTGGCATATTCAACACCTAAAGCTATCCATTGTTGCTCTGAACGAGTAGGCTTGGAACCTTTTGTGGTTTCAGTGGCCTCATTGATGTAGGAAAATATACTCATCCTTTCCATCCTAATTTTTTCAGTGAGTTTTCAGTTATCAATCTAAAATTGATTCCCATTTTATCTGCTGTAGCTTTAGCAGCTTTCCATTTATCTTTATTTACACTCCATGTATAATGTTCGTTGATATATCTCTTTTTAGCGGCTGTAGTCATTTTAGCAGGAGCCGCTGGAGGATGGGTTTCTTTAAAAGGTTTGACTTCAAAAAAGAATTGTTGGCCATTATCAAACTTAACCCAGAAGTCCATAAAATATCGACGTTTCTTTCCATCAGCATTACTAAAATACGGAATAACTACCTCTTCAGAGTTCCATTGGACTACGTTAGGATGATTGTCAAGCCAACGCATGAGCCATGCTTCCCATGAGGAACGATATTGGATTTTCTTCCAGTCACCTTTATATTTTTGTAAGTTGGTAGGTTTAAATTTCCCTGAGTAAGCCATAGTTGCCTCCTTATAAATATTAATATTATTTATACTCGGAGGCCCTATGCTCTTCTCATTTTTCGATCCTATCGATTACGAATCAAAAACAGTCAAGCCAGAATCTGGCTCATTAACAAATGCCGATGTATTGAGCGTGCCGATGACTGATATATTTAGAAATTATAAAGAATATTTTGATAGAGTGGCTAAAAATTATACACTAAAAACTTATTATATCAATGGAGCCCCGCGTCCGGAAGAATTAGCCCATCTTCTTTATGGCAATGTCCAATTATATTGGGTTCTACTGATGTGTAATAATATATACGACCCGTATTATGGATGGATTACCGGCCAAGAAGCCGCCTACCAAGCAGCCATCCAAAGATATTCTACTGCTGGTGGAAACCAGGTCCTTTACCATGTAAACGAAAAAGGCGAGAAATTCTGGAATCTTGTCAACACACCGGAAAATCCGTATACTTGGTATGATAAAGGCGATACAGAAAAACGTTATCCTCAATACGAAGGCCCATTGGCCGCAGTAGATATTTACGAGGATGCTATTCGCAAAAATGAATATAAGCGTGAAATAAAAATTATAGACCCTAATGATATTGAGTCTTTTATTTCTGCTCTTATTCGTGAAATGGAGAAAGCCCTCTAATGATTAACATGTCTGATAATTTAAGTTGGTTCGTCGGCGTAGTTGAAGACCGAATGGACCCACTCAAACAAGGCCGAGTACGCGTACGCGTATGGGGTATGCATCCGTATGAAAAAGTACAGGGTCCTGTAAAAGGCCTTCGTACAGAAGATTTACCATGGATGTCGGTATTAATGCCCACATCTTCTGCCTCTGTTTCCGGTATCCAAACCGCCATGACAGGTATGGTCCCGGGTACACAAGTTTACGGGCACTTTCTTGATAAGTGGAAATTAAACGGTCTTGTCCTTGGTACATACGGTTCGGCTTCAAAACAAAAGGCCAATCCAAACGAAGGTTTTAGTGACCCTACAGGACAATACCCACTTTATTTAGGTAATGACGCTGCTGCACTAAACCGAGGTGGTGAAGTTGGATATGACGCCACTTCTAACGTAATACAAGATGCAAACACTGACGTAGGTATTAATCCTGATGGATTAGATTTAAGCCAGGTTAAGCCTGATGATAATCCTAATTTCACAATAGAAAACATGCTTCATCGTGATGAGGGTCTTCGTCTTAAGGTATATTGGGACACTGAAGGATATCCTACCATAGGTATAGGTCACCTTATTACTCCACAACCTATTAGAGATATGAATCAAATAAACAAAATATTATCTAATCAAATAGGTCGTGAAGTTAAAGGAAACCCGGGTGCAATATCAATGGACGAGGCTTCTAAATTATTCCAAGAAGACCTTAAAAAAGTCCAGAGTGATATAGGCCGGCACAGTGTTGTGGGTCCAGTTTACAATAAAGAAAACCGTTCAAGACAAATGGCTCTTGAAAACATGGCTTTCCAAATGGGTTTAGGTGGGCTTGCTAAATTTAAAACGATGCTCTCTGCAATGTTAGCTGGAGATTATAAGAAAGCATTTGATGCCGCTCGTGATTCTGTATGGTTTAACCAAACTAAAGGTCGCGCCTCAAGGGTGTCAATGATTATCCTTACAGGTAATATGGAATCATATGGTATTATGGCACCTAAAGAAAGGAAATTTAAAGGTCGTTCTTATAGAATGATTCAAACCTTTGCGGCCCCTAAAAATTCCGACCCAGCCGACCCATGGACTCCGGAAGATACAAGGATTCTTTTTAAAGAGCCTGATTCTAGTTATAAAGGCGAATACCCGTATGTCCAAACCATGCAAACTGAAGGTGGGCATATCCAAGAATTCGATAACACCCCAGGGCAAGAACGTTACCGATTAATCCACCCTACAGGTAGTTATGAAGAAGTCGCTCCTGACGGACGTAAAACTTCTAAGACCGTAGCCGACGGGTATTATATGACCCAAGGCGATTCTAATACTTATGTTGGCGGTAATAATAAAGTCAATATAGGTGGTGATGAAACCTATTATAATATGGCAAACGTTCGACGTCAAACTGACGGTTCTGAAAGCATTCATATTCGTGGTAATGAAACCAAAACGGTAGAAGGTGACGGAACCCTTATTGTTAAAGGAAATGTTACGGTTATTGTTGAAGGCAATGCTGATATAACTGTTAAAGGTGATGCAAAAACCTTAGTCGAAGGCAACCACGATTATACAGTAAATGGAAATGTTAAGTGGTCGGTAAACGGAAACGTCGATATGACTGTTGCCGGTAATTGGTCTGAAACTATGTCGACTATGAGTTCTATTGCGTCCGGTCAATATACTATTGATGGTTCGAGGATTGACATTGGCTAATATTTTACCTATGAGCACAGATTTAGGAGACTCCATGGAAGGAGCCTCAATCGATGTTACGTTTACCGCTCAATTAGAAACAAACGAAACATTAGTTGAAATAAATATAACAGAATATGAGCCAACAGAAGGCATTATTGTCGATGGGGCTCGTTTATACGGAACCTATGAATCGGTATTCGGATTTTCTGAAGATGCGTTAAAATATCGATTAGGTGATGAATTTAAAACAGCAGGTTCGTGGAAAGATTTACCAGAGGACAAGAGCACTCAATTATACCTCTGGAAAGCCCCTGGTAATCTTAAGAAGACTTTTTCCTATACCGTCACATTAATCTATGACTTTCAGGAAGAGTCATCAGGAGGTGATACAGGGAGCTCAGGAGGAAGTAATTCTAGAGCCGGTAACGAAACAGACCCTCCTCCAGCACCGGTAAGAAAAACTCTTACTAAGGTTTATACCAAGGTTATAGTGGGTAATTGGAGCAAATGGGCTAATCAACTTAGAGAATATGTATATGCGAGGCCATAATGTCGGGCTTAAGTTATAACCAATGCGTAACAGCAGGTCATGAAGCATGGCCTCCTACAGTAATAAATGCCACCCAGGGTAAAGTATTTACAGGCGGCATTCCTGTATTAGTCGATGGGGACCCAATAACTCCTCATACAGAAATTAAAAAACCATATGAAACCCACGGTGGGGTAACCCAACCTAGAACATCAAAGGTATATGTTACAGGCAAAAAGGCTGTCCAAATGGCAGACCCTATTTCGTGCGGAGATACAGTCGCACAAGCCTCATCTAAAGTATTCATAAAATAGGAATTAAAATGGCTACTCCTACGAATTACCAATTAACAAGAACCGTTAACGCTATCCCAAAAGTATTTGTGGGAGCTACGTTTGAAGAAATTAAAAAGAATATTATCGATTGGCTTTCCAGCCAGGAAGAATTTAAGGATTATGATTTCGTTGGTTCTCGAATGAATATCCTTATTGATATGCTTGCTTATAATACTCTTTATATACAGCAATTTGCTAACACAGCTTTATACGAGTCTTTTATAGGAACGGCAAACCTTCGTTCTTCGGTTGTCCAGGCTGCACAAGATAACGGATATCTTCCTAGTTCTAAATCGGCGGCAAAAACAAGTATTATGTTGACCTGTACTCAGGCCCTGAATGAAAAGAATATTCGTATCCCACGTGGTACTAAATTCTTGGCCTATGCTCGTGATACTTCGGCAGACCCGTATGCTTTTGTTACCACGGAAAACGTTATTGCCGTACGTGATGTTAATAACCAATATCTCCCTATTGTATCTTTAGCACAAGGTCGTATTATTCGTACCGAACTTAAGTATGACCCTAAAACCCCTATTCTTATTCGTGACCCGGATATTGATAGACAAGAAGTTAAACTTTATGTCGATGGTGCAGAATGGACTAACTGGACTAATAAATCCATGGTTCATGCTGGTAGTACATCAACCATTTACTATATGCGTGAAACCGTAGATGGTAATACTGAATTCTTCTTTGGTGAAGGCGTTGCCGAAAAATCAGTTGCGGGCGGTGTATTAGAAGCTAACTATATTGGTGGTTTAAAACCTGTTAAAGATGCTACCATTGTTATAGAATATCTTCGTACCGATGGTGAAGTTGCTAACGGAGCCGTGGACTTTAGTTATGCGGATTCTTTGGCATATATTACGGTTGAAAAAATTACAGAAAACTATGATGGGAACCCTGATTATGTAGGTGCTGATGGCGGCGGTGACCCTGAAGATATCGAACGTATTCGTGAACTGGCTGTAGTTAAACGTGAAGCCCAGATGCGTGCTGTAACCGGTACAGATTATGATACATTCGTTTCAGAACGATTTGGTTCTATTGTACAAGCAGTACAAACCTTTACAGACCCAAATAAACCGGGTTACGCCTTTGTTACTATTAAACCTAAATCAGGATTGTATTTGACAGCGGTTCAACGTGAAGATATCCAAAATTATCTTTCAGAATTTAACTTGGCGCCTATTACTCCTTCGGTTATTTCTCCGGACTACTTGTTCTTAAAGCATAAAATTAAGGTTTCATATGCACTGAACAAATTACAGGAATCCGAACAATGGCTAACGGCTCAAATCCTTTCCCAAATAGACCGTTATTATATTAACGAAGTTGAAATATTCAACCATGGATTTGCCAAGTCTAAAATGCTGACTTATATTGATAATGCAGACCACAGTATCCTTGGCTCTTCGGCTACGGTAACAATGGTTCGCGAGGTATTAAACTTCTTCAAAACACCTGAAGCGGGTATTAAATACTATAATCAATACACCAACCGTTCTGTAACTTCTAGTGAATTTGAGTTCGTCCCAACAAACGTATCGGACGATATTAAATCTTATAACGTACGTATTGTTGCTACAGATAAAGACGAACGAGGCGATGGTAAAATGGTTATAGGTCCTTTCCGACCAGGTGATGTAATTGAAAACCAATACATCCAACCTTATACCGGAGATGACTTCGATAAAATGACAGCTCCTGCAGACCAATCGGTCTACTATGTTATTGGCGAAATTGATTATTACTCAGACTTTATTTTCTGGGATATCGCCGCAATAGGCCTTACTTCCGACCGTTTTGAAGTCCAGTCTATTGAACTTTATGCAGGACCAGACCAAGACAACATCTTTACCAAAGACGGCTCTTTAATTGTATTTGAAGATGACCTTCGTCCTCAGTACACAACTATAGAGTTGGAACCAATTACAATATAAGCCTCTTCGGAGGTTTAAGGAGATTTAATGTCTGTACAAGCGCCTTATGTTACTAGTCTGAGAATTGATAAGCTCTCGGCTAACCATGTGAGCATTCTTTGGGATGACGTAGGCGCCAACTTCTATTATTTCGTAGAACTGGCCCAAACGAAGGATGCGGGTGTAGAAATTCCCGACGATAGATTATTTTGGAGAAATTTAGGTTACACCCCTAATAACGAATGGTTTGAAGAGGCATTCATTTCTCCTAATTCATTTTATAAAATGCGAGTTGCGGTCGCTGCTCAGGGGTTTGAGCAGTCTGAGTGGGTTTACACTGAAGAATTTGAAACTTTCTCTACCAACGCATATACATTTGAGCATATGCGTGAATTCACATTGTCTAATAAATTTATTGAAGAAAAATTCACAAAAAATAATCAGAATTATGTGAACTTTAATACTGATGCCATTATGGCTTCCTTAATGACGGAAGATTTTAACTTTACGCCGGCGTATTCACATTTGTCATCTATATCAAATTATGTTTTAAAAGCCGACCGATTCCATGAAATCCAAGGAAGCATTCAAGCAGTTTGTAAAGACCCTAGACGTTCTATTTTAATGGAACTTGGTGGAGTTCTGTATCTTTTAGAAAGATTCCAAAGCACAGCTAAAGTTTCTAATGATAAAGGACAAAACTGGCACTATATTAGATTGTTTAACGATAGAGTGGGTAATCCGGTATCTAGAACGGCTCATTACCAAACAGAAACTACTACATACGTACTAGGTTATGACCAAATATTTTACGGGCGTAAATCAAGTGATATTAGATGGTCTGCTGATGACGTTCGCTTTAGTTCTCAGGATGTAACTTTTGCTAAAATCGGTAGTGATATCGACCTTCCGTTTGAAATAGAAATATTTGGGTCATACGCAAAACTCCCATTGCCTATTTCCACTATTGCCGAAGCTATGTGTGCTTCTGACGATTTCATTTATGTTGCGGGTAGAGACAGAGTTTATAAAGCAAAAACATCCGAGGCCCCTATAGACACTGACCCTAGCTCACCAACTTACGGCGAGAAGATATTTGAAAGCGGATATTCAACTATCACAGGGAACCCTAAAGCTGTTTGTTATAAATTAGATTCTATCCAAGGACATACGTTTGCTTTAATTACAGGCGAAGTTAAAGAAGAAAAAATGGACCCTACAGTAGAGGCTAACGTAATTGATTCTGAATCTAAAGGTGTCTATTGGTTGGATGTAGAAACAGATACTTGGACTCGTGTATTCGGAAATACTGAAGAAGAACGTCGTCGTATAGAGCATGGATATACTAGCATGTCTACAGATGGTGAAGAATTATTTTTCAGTTCAAGCAACTTTAGATATGAAGTAGAGGTTGATTCTGAACTTCCTTGGAAATATCCTGAAATTGTTACTTCCGCCGTTAAATACGTTAAAGACGAACAGTGGATTCATAATAAGCATTATTTGATGATGAGCTTTAGGTCTAACTCTAAATCAGATTTTAAAGAATTTAAACCGGGTCGTATGGCTTATTATGCTGAACCATTCTTCAGTTGGTCACGTCGTGATGGAACCCGTTCTTGGATTACTACAGGTGACCATGCGATGGTTGTTTATAACGATGCTTTGTATCAGAAAATAATCGACCTTAATAGTGGTTCATCGCCAGAACGTATTGTTCATGAGATTTGGAATAAAGGATTTTGCAAAGTTACGTCCCCTAATATCGAATTTAATGGCTTTAAAAAATATTCCTCAGGTATGATGATTCACAAATCTACAGGTGAATTAGTTGGTTATTTTGAATTCGACTATCGTGTGCGTGATGAAGTCCGTGTTATTTGGAAGCCTAAAGAAATTATGTTTACGGCAGAGCTCCAAAACCAAGAGCATGAAATTCCATGGGCCCCTAAAGAAGAGACTGGCGAACAAGACCCTGATTTGAAACCGTTATTGGTCAAAATGGTTCCGGATAGTTATTTACTCCAAGATTCCAATTTTGAAAAATTCTGCGAATATTATCTACAGTTTATTAGTGATGGTTCTGGCACTCATTATAATAATTTGTTAAACCTTATTCGTAATCAGTATCCTCGTGAAGAAGACTCATGGGAATACCTATGGTCTGAAATTTATAAACGTAATATCTATTTGTCAAAAGAAAAACGCGACGAAGTTGTTAGATTTTTCCAAGCTCGTCAGTCTGATTTTTGGTCAACTAAAGGTACTGAAGCTTCATATAAATTCCTGTTTAAATTGCTTTATAATGAAGATGTCGAAATTGATATCGAGTCCAAGAACTCTATCGAATATGATATCATCGTAGAATCCGACAATATCAGTGAAGATATCGTAGGCCAAACGATTTATACTCCTACAGGAAGAAGTAATGTTACTTATATAGAACGAAATTACAAAGATGGCAAATTGCAATGGCGTTTAACCATTCATAATCTTTTAGGTCGTTTTATAGTCGGTCAGGAAATCAAATCTGAACGTACTTCATTTAAGGGTATGATTGTTCAAGGTGTTCGCGGCAAAGAGCTTTTGAGTAACAATATCGATTATATCAACCGTAACCGTTCTTACTATGTGATGACTATTAAGTCTAATCTCCCAACCTCTCGTTATCGCAACGACGTTTTGAGATTTGTTCACCCGGTGGGTTTCGGCTTTATAGGTATAACTTTGCTTTCTATGTTTGTTAACGTTGGTTTAACACTAAAACATACAGAAACCATTATTAATATCCTTAAGAACTATAAATGGGACTCAGGTTTGCCATCTGAATGGTATGATAGAGTTGCTGTAATAGGTTTTGATGGTAATATAGAACGAGACCCTCGTACAGGTGCTCCGATGTACAACGTTGGACCTAAAGCAGGTGAACCGTTTGATATTCCTGCCGATTATGATGCAGAAAATGATTTCTCTGTATTCCAAGGTCAATTACCACACGAACGTATTAAAAAGCATAGTCCATTGTTTGACCAAAGTGCTGTGACTTTTGCCAATTGGCGTGCACTGGTTGATAAGCGTCTTAAAGACGATATTGGAAATCCTAGAGACCCTAAAGTTCCAACTCAGGTAAAAATTAATGATTAATTCTACAGTAGTTTATCGTTCTATTGTTACTTCAAAATTTAGAACGGAAAAAATGTACAACTTTTACAGAACAATAGGTGATGGCGAAGACCAGAACACTATGTATGTATCTTTCGGAAGGGCCCGACCATGGGCCGATAACGAAAATGACCCTGGTTTTGCACCACCCTATCCTGTAGATGATTCTGAAGGCGTAGAAGACGTCTGGACCAACATGATGGGTTGTGTTAAGGTTTATAAGAGTATGCTGGATTGTGTTGTCCCACGCAAAGACTGGGGCGACACAACTTATCCTAACCCATTTACTTTCCAGATAGGTGAAATTGTGGTAGCGAATAGCCAGCCACAAAACCGTACTGATGTAGGTGCTGGATGGATGGTTTATCGTTGTGTAGATATTCCTGAATCAGGTACATGTTCTATTTTGTCCCTTGATAATAAAACCGAGTGTATTAAACTTGGTGGCAAATGGACTTCAAATGTGCAATCAGTTAAAGCCCCGGCAGGACAAGGTGATACGGAAGGTATTGTGGATACTGGTGACGGATATCTCTGGGAATATTTGTATGAGATTCCACCTGATGTAAGTATTAACCGATGCACTAATGAATATATTGTAGTTCCATGGCCAGAAGAAATTGCTGAGGACCCGGAACGTTGGGGATACGAGAATAATCTCACTTGGCAACAAGACGATTATGGGTTAATTTACCGTATTAAAGCCAATACTATTCGCTTTAAAGCATTCTTAGATTCGGTTTATTTCCCTGAATTTAGTTTGCCAGGCAACAAAGGTTTTAGACAGCTTTCGATAATTTCTAATCCATTGGAAGCTAAAGCTCACCCATCCGATCCGATCATTAAAGCCGAAAAAGAGTATTATGATGTTATAGACCTCTCCCGCCACTCCGGTGAAATGATTTATATGGAAAACCGTCCTCCGGTTATTCGTTCCATGGACCAAACAGAAGAAATTAACATTGTCTTCGAATTCTAATAAGGGCCGCAAGGCCCTTTCGGGTTTAATAAATACAGTATATCAATAATGAGGCATACCTATGATTAAGCAAACTGGTAAAGAACTAATTGACGTCGGTGAAATTGGTAATGCCAGCACCGGCGACATTCTTTATGACGGCGGTGTTAAACTGAACACTGACTTAAACAACATCTATAATACTTTCGGCGACCAACGTAAAACTGCTTTAACCGGCGAATTGACCGGCCAGAAATTACACGCTACAGGTTATTATCAAAAATTTGGTGATATGGACCAAGCAAGCTCGGTTGATTTAGGCTCTTTGGTGGATATTGATGCTTCTAGCGGTTCTATCGTATTAACCACCGTAAAGGGTGCAGTTGGTGAAGGAATTGAGATTATCAACTCTAATGGAAGTATTTCATCTACCAACTATCTTGAAATCCGTATATTAGATACTTTTGCAAGTCACCCTACTTCAACCCTGCGTATTGTAACACCTTATACCCGAGTTCTTTTATGGTGTGTATCAGATACAAACGGTGTTGCGGTATGGGATTATTCAATTGAAAGCATGTTTGGTGATAAACGAGTTCCATTAAATAAGACATATAATATATCTTCTGTCGCTCGTGATATCCCACTGGTTTATTCAGGTCAGTATTCATTGGTCAAACTTTTAGTTACTGCAGTGAATGCCAACGAAACCATTTACAAAGCTTCGGAATATCTTGTGTTTATTGACAACCAAGCTAAAAAGATTTATTCCACTGAATACGCAGTTATTAAACGTGGACAAACTTCAGATGATGACGAAATTTATTCTCTAGATTTTAAATTCGATACATCAAACTATATTATCGCGACTGCTTCTTCTGTCAATCCTATGAGGCTTGCAATTAAGGTCGTAGAAACCCAAACTATTGGAGTTCCAGTATAATGAAACAAGACTTAAAAGTAGGTTCCGCTGTTGATGACGGGTCCGGTGATTACCTGCGCGCAGGTGGTCTTAAAATTAATAACAACTTCAATGAGCTTTATTACCAATTAGGTGATGGCAACAACCCACATGCAGCAGGCGCTTGGAAACAACATTCTACTGCAGACGGTGCTTTGTTGAACGCTGTAATGGGTCATAGCTATACACTTAATACCCAAGGTGGGCGTATTAACGTTCAGCTTCCTAAAGGCTCTCCTGAAGAATATAACTTTGTTATCCGTGTACGTGACGTGTATTCTTCATGGCAAGCTAACCCAGTAACCCTAATCCCTGCTACAGGTGATACCATTAAGGGTTCAGCTACTCAAGTAGAAATTGCTCGCAACTTCTCGGACCTTGAATTAGTTTATTGTGCCCCAGGACGATGGGAATACGTTGAAAATAAGCAAGTAAACCGTATTCCAAATAACGACCTCGCTACTGTAGCAACTAAGCAGTTTATTGCCACTGAAGGCCAAACAGATTTTCTAGACATTTTCCCAGGGCTTTCTTATAACGTAGCGAGTTTAAGCGTTTCACAACGCGGTAACAATTTGTTCTACGGTGTTGATGATATTTTTGACGCCGCTACCGCAGAGTTCGGTTCTCCGGGTGCTCAACCAGGCGAATTGGTAGCTTTGAATGGTAAGGACATCCGTTTAAAATATCCTTGTGAAGCGGGTGATACTGTTATTATCAAATCATATAATGACGGACTTGCCCAATGGCGTAGTTCTTATAACCGCCGTGATATAACAATCCAAAGTTCAGAATTGACTAAAAACGTTTCTGTTCCTGGTTCTTCTTTCGTCGGAGATTTGAATACTTCGCATGTTATATCAGCCGCTGATTTGAATATTTCTGTTAACAGCCCTATCAACCCAAATGCTTGTCAAGTCATGCTTAATAGCACATTACTTCATCAAGCGGGTACAGCAGGACTTCCTTCGTTTTATTGTGAAGGTGCTGATGGTCGTACTGCTACCGAGTGTTTTAATGCTGGTGGTCAATGGACCCAATCTAAATCAGATTATATTTTTAATTTGACTCCTGAAGACAAGATTGAATCTATTGAATTTGGACGTAACTTTGAACACGGCGATATTCTTACAGTAATTTGGTACAATAATGATATCGGTACCACCATGGAAATTGATGAGATTTTGGATTATACCAACAACATCTATATTTCTAAAGGGCCTTCTATCGATATAACAGGTCAAGTTCGTATCACTGATGTAGATAATCCTTTTGCACCTAACGTTGAACCTGTCGCCCCATCTAATATTACAATAGATACGGCATCGACATTTTTTGATTTAATTTACCCTATAGGAACCATCTATGAGAACACGGTGAATCCTAATAACCCTAAAACTTATATGGGCTTTGGTTCATGGAAGCGTTTATCTGATGTGTTCTTGGTAGGTTGGTCTCCTGACGCTAGTTCTTTGTTTAATGCAAATAACAACGATCTGGATTCTGCTGGTATTCCACAGTCAACTGCTGGCGGTACTGGTGGCGCTCATGTGGCTAATTTGAAATATGAGAATATCCCTGAACTTAATACCGATGATAAAGTCCTTATTGCTGATAACGATGGCCCTATTTTTGTAGGTGGATGTTTAGTTGACCCTGATTCACAAGGACCGGCTTATACAAAATATCGTGAAGATAAAGCCAGTATTAATAAGGCTCAAGGAACCACTCCTATCCCGGTTAATACTCTACCACCATACTTAACTGTTCATCGCTGGATGAGGATTGCATAATGACTTTAACTGAAATGAAAAGCGGGTTAAAATCCCGCTTAGCCGATTATTTGGAATTATCTTACACTAGTGACAAGCCTACTGCTGTCGCTGACCAACGTCCTATTGGTGGTCCTTCTGCAAACCAAACCCAGAAGGGTGTTTATTTTCCTACGGTCCAAAGTGCAATAGATGATATTGCATTTAGAACAGAGCTTCCTGTGAACTCTGTTATTATTACCACAGAAAACAGAGCACCTGGATTTATCCAGCAATCTGATAAAATTACATTTACCGGTTCTATTTCTTCAGGCGGTGAACTTGGCGACCCGGTTATTATTAAAGTGTTTGGGCTTCCTGTAGAGGTCTTAGTTGGCGATTCATCTGTATTGGTTGCATCTAAAGTAAATGATGTGTTTTTAGACGCTATTGCTAATAGCTATATTTTGGCCGAAACTGCTATTGATGCCTTAGACCAATCTACCTTGAATATTAAATACAATGACTATCAGAATCATATTTTTTCACCATATAAACAATCGGGTTGTACAATTTCCCATACTATAGTCCAACAGCCAAGGGCTGGATACGGTAAGTGGGAATACTTAGGTAACTCTACCCAATCGTTAGCAGGTGGTACAGTTAACGGCACGATTCCTTTATATTACTATAAGAGATTATATTAATGTCAACAAACACACTAAAACACATTAGTGATAAATCGGAATTCAAATCATTCGACCCTACTGGGTCGAATTTCCCGCCTGATATTACTAATGTTCAAGAAGCATTGGCAACTATTTCATTAATCGGCGTCACAGGTAATGTTCCTTCAGCTACAGAAACGTCCCAAGGCATTATTCGTCTTGCCACAACACAAGAAGTAATGGATGGTCTGGATGCTTATAGTGCAGTGACACCGGCAACTTTAAAAGCCCGTTTAGATATTCCTACTCAGGCAACAGAAACTTATGTAGGTATCACCCGTTATGCTACTAACGCTGAAGCTATAGCAGGCACAGAGCCCCAGGCTGCAATCGTAGCAACTTCTTTGAAAGCGGTAATGGATTATACATTTGAGAACCGTTTATCAACAGAGAACGCCACAGGCGTTATCAAGATTTCAACTACACCTGCCGCATTAGCTGGTACCGATGATACCACAGCAATGACCCCACTTAAAGTATCTCAGGCAATTGGTGCAGCGACGGCCGCGTTACCGGTTTATTCTACAGCAACGACTACAAATGAAGGTTTAGTTCGTTTAGCGACCAATGCAGAGGTTGGTAATGGAAGTCTTTCGGTAGGTATCGCTATTTCTCCGGCAGGATTAGCCACATTAACTTCCACCGAAGAACGAAGCGGTATTATTAAACTCGCAGGTTGGGATATGGTATCTAATGGTACCGACCATACCGCCGCAGTTACACCGGCTTCTTTGTTAGCTCGTACAGGTAATACTGGACGTATTGGGTTGGTTCGTTTATCTACTACTGTAGGCCAAGGCGATGGTAATACGGCGCTGGCTTATAATGCTAACGTTATTTCTACTTCAGGCGGCGAAATATGGGGTACTTTAAACGTTAATGGAGCATTACGTCGTAATGGTGTTGATGTTGTTACCCATGACCAATTATCAGATAGCGTTCCGGTGGGTACTATTTGCATGTGGGGTGGCAATGAAGGTAATATACCTGGTAAATGGCGTGCTTGTGTAGGTGGGACTTACACTGGTGGTGCATATTTAAATGCTGTTGGTGGGCGTTGGGGATGGTGGGGTGCTATTCCAGATTTCCGTGGATTATATCCTCGTGGCGCTAACATGGTCGGTGGATATTCTGAAGGCGAAGTTAACCCGCATATTGCCGGTAACCGAGGAGAAGACGGTAAAGGTAAAGCCCGTTTAGGTAATGGTGTTGGTTCTTTCCCGCAATCTTCCGTTCAAGCCCAAGCATTACGTTATCATAAACATGCTGGTGGTTTTGGTGAACATGATAACTATGGCGCTTTTGGTAACACCGCTAACTCCGGATATGTTGGTACTCGTAAAGGCCTTGACTGGGATAACCGTAGTTATTATACCAACGAAGGTTTTGAGACCACCGATCCTTGGAACCGTGATGGACATACCACATTGAATAGTGAAGGTCTTATTGCCAACGAAACACGTCCATGGACAATGTCCGTTCTTTTTATTATTAAAGTAGAATAAGGGTAAAAAATGATTAACAAATTGGAACTTAGTGAGTTACCATTTGTTGACGGCGTACCTGATGCTCCTCAAAAGCGTATCCAATGGATACGCGAGGGTGATTGTATGTCTGCAGCAAAAACAAAATACGGCAATGAAGGTAATTTGAACGCTGCTGCTTTAGGAGTTCAGAAAAACGTTGAAGCTCTTGATGCGAATGATTTGAAAACCGCAGATAAAGTTAACGAACTGGTAGAAAACGTTAATAATATCAATGATGCCTTAGAAATGGCTACGGATATTTCCGTCATCCAACAAATTGAGAAAAACCGTGTTGATATCGTAGAGCTTAAGAGAGTAGAAGGCGAAACCACTACTGGGCTAAACAATTTAACCATAAATTTAGACCACCTAAAAGAAGACGTTGGTTACCATGACCCTTTACAAGATGGCCCATATTTAACTGTACGTGAAAATATTGTTCTTCTTAAAACCGAAATAGGTCATTATGAAAACCAGGATATAAATGGTAATCCGTTGCCTCCTGGTGAAACCAGCGAAGCCACCGGTATGAAACGTCGCATCATTGATAATACCACTCAATTGGTCGACCATCGTCTTCGCATTGATACCCTTGAAAGGAATTATGAAGATTCTGACGTCGGGCAACTAGGTATTAAATTAAATGAAATTCGTGCTGAACTCGGGCCCCATTCCGATACGGTAGGTAAACAACAGGCTTATACCCGAATTTCTGTATTAGAAACGGCTGCAATTAATTTCAATACATCTATCGACGAAATTAAGACTAATATTGATTTCTCCGGTATGCCTATAAAGGACCGAGTAACTACTTTAGAAAGCAAAACTCTTACCCTAGAAAATTCAGTCAACGTTGATTTAAAACCTCGTGTAACATCAATTGAAACCCAAATAGGTTCTGAATCAACTCCTACTTCTATTAATGGACGTTTAAGCGGTCTTCGTACTGATGTAAATGACCTTAAAACCATAGTGGGTGTTAGTTCAAGTGATGGCTTACGTTTCCAAGTTACTGATATCAACCGCCGTTTAGGTAGTGAAGTATCTCCGGCAGCTGGGACCATTAATAAGCGTTTAAATGACGTTATTATCCAAGCAAACCAATCTACTTCATCTATCCAGGATATTCAAGTAGAAATTGGAAATAACCAATCCGGTATTAAGGGTACTTTACTTAAACTCACCAATAAGGTTGACGGGACAAACCCTAACGGTACTACTGTAGAAGAACGTGGTCTTATTAACGCGGTTACTTCTTTAGAAACCCAGATGTTAGGTAAGTTGAATGATGCCCCTTCCGATGGTAAGCTTTATGCTCGTCGTAATGCTACGTGGACCGAAGTTCCTAACGTTTCTACTGAAATAGGGACCGTTAAAGCTGATTTAGTTGTTACCGATGGTAATGTGGCAGCTTTAACTTCTAGAGTTACTACAGCAGAAGATAAAATCACTGCATTAGAAACTGAACTTGCTAAACGTCCACCAGTGGCTCCAGTTGCTGATGGACTTCCATATGTTCTTGTTGATAATGCGTGGGTGCTATTGTCAGATTTTGTGACTTTAAACCCAGCACCATAATAAAAGGGCTTCGGCCCTTTTTTGCTATAAATACGGTTATTAGAGGAATAAACCATGGCAAGTGAATCATATAACCCTAAGCAACTCAAGGACGCAATCCTGCGCCGCCTGGGTGCACCGATTACGAATATTGAAGTAACTACAGACCAAGTATACGATTGCATCCAGCGCGCCCTGGAGCTCTACGGTGAGTATCATTATAACGGCTATAACAAAGGTTATCAGGCTTTTTATATAGGCCATGATGACGAAGAAAAATTCCGTAACGGCGTATTTGACCTTAAAGGCCGTAATATATTTGCAGTAACACAAATTTTAAGAACTAATGTAGGTTCTTTAACATCTATGGATGGCCAAGCGACTTATCCATGGTTTACTGATTTTGTATTAGGCCTAGCTGGTATTAACGGCGGTCTTGGAACTTCTTGTAACAGCTTTGGGCCTAATGCCTTTGGTGCTGACCTCGGGTATTTTACACAATTAATGCAATATCGTTCTATGATGCAGGACCTTTTGGTTCCATTGCCTGATTATTGGTATAACGATGCCACTGAACAGTTGAAGGTAATGGGTAACTTTGTTAAAGGCGATTTTATTGTAATTGAAGTTTATACTCGCTCTTTTAATGGGGTTGATTCTATGGTAGGAAATACTGCAGGATATGGATATGCCTCTGGTGGGTGCGACGAAAATGAATGGAGCCCTGGAGCTATTTGGGATAACCCGGCTCGTCGTATTTCAGGTATGAGGGCAGGTGAAGACCTTGGTTTGCAAGATGGTTCATATAATAACCGTTGGGTCAAAGATTATGCGACGGCATTGGTTAAAGAAGTCAATGGTAATATTTTGGCCAAACACCAAGGCATGCAACTTGCGGGTGGAACCACTGTAGATGGTATTCGATTGATTGAAGAAGCTCGTTTAGAAAAAGAACGCCTTCGCGAAGAATTAGATTTACTCGACCCACCAACACCTATTTTAATTGGATAATTATGGCTACTTTCGATTCGAGTTTATTTGCCAAGCTGGAAAATAATACTGGCTATGCTAACACGAACGAAACTGAAATAATGAATCCGTTCGTCAACTTCTACAAGCATGAGAATACCCAAACATTGGCTGATGCTTTAGTTGCTGAGTCTATTCAAATGCGTGGTATTGAGCTTTATTATATACCACGTGAATACGTTAATCCAGACCAGCTATTTGGCGAAGACCTTCAGAACAAATTTACTAAAGCCTGGAAATTTGCAGGTTATTTGGATTCCTTTGAAGGTTATTCCGGTGACAATACTTATTTCAGTAAGTTCGGTATGATGGTTAATGATGAAGTAACAATCACAATTAACCCTAACCTTTTTAAACATCAATGCAATGGCACTGAACCTGTTTCAGGTGATTTGATTTATTTCCCAATGGACAACAGCCTATTCGAAATTAACTGGGTACAACCTTACGACCCATTCTATCAAGTAGGAGCTAACGTCCAGCGGCGCATCACCGCTACCAAGTTCATTTACAATGGTGAAGAACTTCGCCCTGAATTACAGAGAAATGAAGGTATTAATATCCCTGAGTTTAGTGAGCTTGATTTAATGCCTGTTAAGAATATCGACGGATTGGCTGATATCTCCGACATTCAATATGAAGAGGTCAATGAGATTAATGCTGAAGCGGCGGAATTCGTACATCCTTATGTTGTAATTAATGGACGAGGAGAGGATGCTCCTCCTACAGCATTTGATGATGCTTTTTTAGATGATTAAATAATACATGGCGCATGGTGCGCCATTTTAGGAGGTTTGATGTTTGGACATTGGTATAATAGTTCGCTACGTCGCTATATTGTTTTGATGGGTGATTTATTTTCCCATGTTCAAGTAGCACGTCAAAGAGAAGATACAGGACTTAAATTTATTAAGGTTCCTATTACGTATGCTTCTAAAGAAAGATTTATGGCAAATTTGGGTAAATGGACGGCAGTACAGAATATTCCAAATCCTAATATGTCTCCTAAAGAACGAGCTGAACAAAAGGCTAAAGTGGAAACGGTTCTTCCACGTATGAACCTTCAAATGGTTGATATGCTTTATAACTCACAATACAAAACAGCTCTTCAGAACAGAACACAAATCCAATTTGAGAATGGTGACCCGAGAAAACGAGTTAGCCAATATTCTCCTACTCCAGTAAAAATGATTTTCGAACTGGGTATTTACACTAGAACCCAAGATGATATGTTCCAAATTGTGGAACAGATTATGCCTTATTTCCAACCTCACTTTAATACAACAATCACTGAACTCTATACAAACGAGATTAAATTTGACCGTGATATTCGTATTGTGTTCCAGTCTATTGCAATGGACGAACAATTAGAAGGCGATACCACTTCACGTCGTCGTTTAGAATGGTCCATGATGTTTGAGGTTAACGGGTGGTTATATCCTCCAGTTAAAGAAATGGAAGGCGAAATTAAAACCATTTATCTTGATTTCTTTGCCAACTCAAAGGAACTCGCTCCTGAAGGTAATTTCGAATCGGTTGATAGCGAAGTGGTTCCTAGAGATGTAGAAGAAAAAGAATGGGACGGTAAGTCCATTCAAACATATTCACAAGATATTCCAGTGCCTGTCGAGCCAGCGCCTCCAGCACCAAGGAGAAACCCATGAGCGATTTAGATATCAATAAATTAATGGATATTACCGACCTCCCTGGCCTGACCGGGGAGGAAGTTACAGCCTATGAACCCTTAGTATTAAAGGAAGTGGAAAGTAATCCACAAAACCGTACTCCAGATTTAGAAGACGACTATTCTGTGGTTCGTAGAAACCTCCATTTTCAACAGCAAATGTTAATGGATGCAGGTAAAATATTTTTAGAAGCCGCTAAGAACGCTGAATCACCGCGTCATATGGAAGTATTTGCCACATTAATGGGTCAGATGACTACCACTAACAAAGAGCTTTTAAAACTTCATAAAGAAATGAAAGATATTACCGCTGAACAAATCGGTACTAAAGGTGGAGAGCCTAATCAAACTAATATCCAAAATGCTACTATTTTTATGGGTTCACCAACCGATTTAATGGATGAAGTGGGCGATGCTTATGAAGCCCAGGAAGAACGTGAGAAGGTAATTAATGGAACAACCAGTTAACGTATTAAGCGATGACCATCCACTAAACGAAGGCAAGACTATAGTCATTAAGCCACCGGGTTCGCTTGAACGTAAAACAGAAGAAGGTATCAATTGGATTAAATCCCAATGGGATGACAAATGGTACCCTGAAAAGTTTAGTGATTATTTACGTATCCATAAAATAGTTAAAATTCCTAATAACGGCGACCGTCCAAACGAATTCCAAACGTTTAAAGATAAAATGAATAAACGTACCCGTTATATGGGCCTTCCTAACCTTAAACGAGCAAATATAAAAACACAATGGACTCGTGAGATGGTTGGTGAATGGAAGAAATGTCGTGACGACATTGTCTATTTTGCTGAAACTTATTGTGCAATTACACACATTGACTATGGTACAATTAAGGTTCAACTTCGTGATTACCAGCGTGATATGCTTAAAATCATGAGCAAGAACCGTATGACGACTTGTAACCTGTCTCGCCAGTTAGGTAAAACAACCGTCGTTGCTATATTCCTTGCCCACTTTGTTTGCTTTAACAAAGATAAGGCAGTAGGTATTCTTGCGCATAAAGGCTCAATGTCAGCCGAAGTACTTGACCGTACCAAACAAGCTATTGAATTGCTTCCGGATTTCTTACAACCTGGTATCGTAGAATGGAACAAAGGCTCAATTGAGTTGGATAATGGCAGTTCTATCGGCGCTTATGCTTCATCTCCTGACGCCGTGCGTGGTAACTCCTTCGCAATGATTTATATTGACGAATGTGCGTTTATCCCTAACTTCCTGGATTCATGGCTTGCTATCCAACCTGTTATTTCATCAGGTCGTCGTTCAAAGATTATTATTACAACCACTCCAAATGGATTAAACCACTTCTATGATATTTGGACTGCTGCAGTAGAAGGTAAATCAGGCTTTGCACCATATACGGCCATCTGGAACTCAGTTAAGGAACGTCTTTATAACGATGCAGATATATTTGACGATGGTTGGGAATGGTCCTCTCAGACAATCTCTGCGTCCTCTTTAGCGCAATTTAGACAGGAGCACTGTGCAGAGTTCCAAGGCACAAGTGGTACGTTGATTAGTGGTATGAAATTGGCTATTATGGATTGGGTGGAAGTTACTCCTGAAAATGGGTACTTTTATCGTTTTCACGAACCAGACCCTACACACAAATATATTGCTTCATTAGACTGCTCAGAGGGTCGTGGACAGGACTACCACGCTTTACACATTATTGACGTTACAACGGATGAATGGGAGCAGGTTGCTGTTTTGCATTCTAATGAAATATCCCATATGATTCTCCCTGACATAGTGTATAAATATCTAATGGAGTATAATGAGGCTCCTGTATACATTGAACTTAACAGCACAGGTGTCTCGGTTGCCAAATCACTTTATATGGACCTTGAATACGAAAACGTTATTTGTGATTCGATGCAAGATTTGGGTATGAAACAAACCAGACGAACTAAACCTGTAGGCTGTTCTACATTAAAAGACCTTATTGAAAAGGACAAATTAAAACTTAATCATAAGCAAACTATAATGGAATTCCGTACCTTTAGTCAGAACAAGTTATCTTGGGCTGCTGAAGATGGTTTCCATGATGACCTTGTGATGAGTTTAGTGATTTTTGCCTGGTTAACGACCCAGCAAAAATTTGCCGACTTCATTGACCGAGACGAAATGCGATTAGCATCTGAAGTCTTTAGTCGTGAGTTGGAAGATATGAACGAAGAATATAATCCAGTCGTTTTCGTGGATGCCGGCGATAATTCTTATGAATATTCACCGTTGAATCATGGTATTTCGTTTATATAAATAACAATAAAGCATAACCAAGAGGATTCAAAATGTCTTTATTATCACCGGGCATTGAGCTCAAAGAAACGTCCGTACAGAGTACTGTCGTTCGTAACGCAACGGGTCGTGCAGCGCTGGTTGGTAAATTCCAGTGGGGCCCTGCTTTCCAGGTAACTCAGATTACTAATGAAGTTGAACTGGTCGACTTATTTGGAGGTCCTAATAACGAAGTTGCTGATTACTTCATGTCGGGTATGAACTTCCTCCAGTATGGTAACGACCTTCGTACTGTTCGTGTTGTTAACCGTGAATTCGCTAAAAACGCGTCTCCGGTAGCGGGTAACGTCCAAACCACTATTACTACTGCAGGTTCTAACTATGCGGTAGGCGATAAAATTAATATCAAATATAACCAGACTGTTGTTGAATCTGAAGGTCGTGTAACTTCGGTCGATACAGACGGTAAAATTCTATCAGTGTTTATTCCTACCGGCAAGATTATTTCTTATGCTCGTTCTGTTAACCAGTATCCGAACCTAGGCCCTGCGTGGACTGCTGAAGTTACTTCTGCCTCTTCCGGTGTTTCTGGTACTATTACTGTCGGTAAAATTGTAACCGATTCCGGTATTCTGTTGACTGAAGCAGAGAACAGTGAAGAAGCTATTACTTCCCTGGAGTTCCAAGCATCTCTTAAACAGTTTGGTATGCCTGGTGTGGTCGCCCTTTATCCTGGTGAAATTGGTAGTACTCTGGAAGTTGAAATTGTTTCTAAAGCGGCTTATGATGCTGGTTCTACTAAAATGTTGGATATTTATCCAAACGGTGGTACTCGTGCTTCTGTAGCTAAAGCGGTATTCAACTACGGCCCTCAGTCCGATAACCAGTATGCTATTATTGTTCGTCGTGATGGTGCAATCGTAGAATCCGTCGTACTTTCTACCAAAGAAGGCGAAAAAGACGTTTACGGTAATAACATCTATCTGGATGATTATTTCGCTAAAGGCACTTCGAACTATATCTTCGCTACCTCTCTGAACTGGCCGGCCGGTTTTAGTGGTATCATCAATCTTATGGGTGGTGTATCTGCTAACGATCAGGTTACTGCGAGTGATTTGATGCAGGGTTGGGATTTGTTTGCCGACCGTGAAGCACTCCATATTAACCTTTTGATTGCTGGTGCCGTTGCCGGTGAAGGTGATGAAGTTGCTTCTACCGTCCAGAAACACGTTGTTAGTATTGCTGATGAACGTCAGGATTGCTTGGCATTTATTTCTCCTCCTAAAGGACTGTTGGTTAACGTTCCATTGACTCGTGCAGTAGATAATCTTATCGACTGGCGTACCGGTGCAGGTACTTTCGATACCAACAACATGAACATTAGCACCACTTATGCTGCTATTGATGGTAACTATAAATATCAGTATGACAAATATAATGACGTAAACCGTTGGGTGCCTCTGGCCGCTGATATGGCTGGTTTGTGTGCACGTACTGATGATGTTTCTCAGCCTTGGATGTCTCCGGCAGGTTATAACCGTGGCCAGATTCTTAACGTTCTGAAATTGGCAATTGAACCGCGCCAAGCTCAACGTGACCGCATGTACCAAGAAGCTATTAACCCAGTTGTTGGTTTTGCTGGTGGCGATGGTTTCGTATTGTTTGGTGATAAGACTGCAACCAAAGTTCCATCTCCGATGGACCACATTAACGTTCGCCGTCTGTTCAACATGCTTAAGAAAAATATCGGTGATGCCTCTAAATATAAACTGTTTGAATTGAACGACAACTTCACTCGTTCAAGCTTCCGTATGGAAGTTTCTCAGTACTTAGATGGTATTAAGGCACTTGGTGGGATTTATGAAGGACGTGTGGTTTGTGATACTACAGTGAACACCCCTGCGGTTATCGACCGTAATGAGTTTATTGCTAATATCTACGTTAAACCGGCCCGTTCTATTAACTACATCACGTTGAACTTCGTTGCAACGAGCACTGGTGCTGATTTTGATGAATTGATTGGACCTTTAGTATAATCTATTATCCCAGGCTGTAATATAAAGAACCTAAAACCATTATACCATGAGTTTGGTTACAGCGTACATCACGTAGAATTGCGCCTGGGATTGATTATTCTTTAGGAATATGATTTATCAACTGTTATAAATAAATTAATCAGAACGTTCCTGGTGTGTCCAGGAACTGACTTAAGAGGCATCCCATGGAGTTGACAGATATCACTCGTGCGTTTGAGTCAGGTGACTTTGCACGCCCTAACCTTTTCGAAGTGGAAATTCCATTTCTAGGTAAAAACTTTAGCTTTAAATGTAAAGCAGCACCTATGCCGGCAGGCATTGTAGAAAAAGTACCGGTTGGCTACATGAACCGTAAAATTAACGTAGCCGGTGACCGTACGTTTGATGATTGGACCATTACCATTTATAACGATGATGCACATGACACCCGTCAAGCAATTGTCGATTGGCAGAATCTCTGTCACGGTATGACCAATGAAATTACCGGTGCAGCACCTGCAGAATATAAGAAACAAGCAGTAGTTCGCCAGTTCCATCGTGACGGCAAGACTGTGACCAAAGAAGTTACAATTTACGGCTTATGGCCTACTAACGTTGGTGAAGTCCAGATGGATTGGGACAGCAACAACGAGGTAGAAACTTTCGAATCTACGTTCGCTATCGATTGGTGGGAATGAGTATAAATAGAATTATCAAGGAGCTTCGGCTCCTTATCCCATTCATCGGAGACTCTAATGGCAAACTTTAATACAATATTAAGTTTTCTTAAGCCATGGGCTAATGAAGACGAAAAAGAATATAAACAACAAATTAATAACAATTTAGAGTCTGTCACCGCACCTAAGCTTGATGATGGCGCTCGCGAAATTGAGACACAAGAGCAAAATATTCCTTATAATGCTCTTATGCAACAGATGTTTGGTAGTAATGAGCCTGAAGTTAAAAATACCAGGGAACTTATTGATACCTACCGTAATTTAATGAACAACTATGAAGTCGACAACGCCGTACAGGAAATTGTGTCTGACGCTATTGTCTATGAGGATGATAAAGAAGTAGTTGCATTGAATTTAGACGGGACAGAATTTAGTCAAGCAATTAAAGATAAAATCTTGGCCGAATTCAGTGAAGTTTTAAACCTTTTAAATTTCCAACGTAAAGGTACTGACCATTTCCAACGCTGGTATGTAGACTCAAGAATTTTCTTTCATAAAATTATAAACCCTAAAAAAATGAAAGATGGCGTACAAGAGCTTCGTCGCTTAGACCCACGCCAAGTCCAATATATTCGTGAAATCGTTACACGTATGGAAGATGGCGTTAAAGTTGTAGACGGATATCGCGAGTTTTTCGTTTATGATACAGGCCATGAAAGTTATTGCGCTGACGGACGCATTTATTCAGCCGGGACTAAAGTTAAAATTCCTCGTGCTGCAGTGGTTTATGCTCATTCTGGATTATTAGATTGTTGTGGTAAAAACATCATTGGCTATTTGCAACGTGCTATTAAGCCTGCAAACCAGCTTAAATTGATGGAAGACGCAATGGTCATCTACCGTATTACACGTGCTCCTGACCGTCGTGTGTTTTATATCGATACAGGTAATATGCCTTCACGTAAGGCTGCAGCACAAATGCAACATATCATGAACACGATGAAAAACCGTGTGGTGTATGATGCTTCGACAGGTAAAATTAAAAACCAACAACACAATATGTCCATGACTGAAGACTATTGGTTGCAACGTCGTGATGGTAAAGCGGTAACAGAAGTTGATACAATGCCAGGTGCTACTGGTATGAGTGATATGGATGACGTTCTTTATTTCCGCACAGCACTTTACCGTGCGTTGCGTGTTCCTGAATCACGTATCCCTAGCGAGTCTAATTCTGGTGTTATGTTTGATGCCGGTACAGCAATCACTCGTGACGAATTAAAATTCTCTAAATGGATTCGTCAACTACAAAACAAATTTGAAGAAATTTTCCTAGACCCGTTAAAAACAAACCTCATTCTTAAAAAGATTATTACAGAAGATGAGTGGGAAAAGGAAATAAATAATATTAAAGTTACGTTTAACCGTGATAGCTATTTCAGTGAAATGAAAGATGCTGAAATCATGGAACGCAGAATCAATATGCTAACGATGGCTGAACCATTTATTGGTAAGTATATTTCACATCAAACGGCTATGAAAGATTTCCTCCAAATGACCGACGAAGAAATTAATCAAGAAGCTAAGCAAATTGAAGAAGAGTCTAAAGAGGCTCGTTTCCAAAACCCAGATGAAGAAGAAGAGGATTTCTAATGGAAGATTTAATCGAAGCTATTAAATCAAACGACCTCGTAGCAGTTCGTAAAGCAGCAGCCCCGCTTATCGAATCTCGAGTAACCGCTTTGATTGAAGCCCGTAAAGCAGAAATTGCTCGCTCCGTTATGATTGAAGGCGAAGAAGCTGACGAAGATGACGAAGACGACGAAAAATCCGATAAAGCAGATAAGAAAGACAAAAAAGAATCTGACGATGCGGATGATGACGAGGACGATGAATAATGTTCCTTATCCCTGATGATTACGAATTAACTCTAGAAAGCGTAGAGGCCAAAATTCCAGAAGCACAGGGACGTTTTGCTGCTCTTTCTGAAGCGCTCGAGAAAAGCGATATAAATAATCTTGTAGAGAACATGATTGCTGAAGGCGATATCGAATGTGCTATCGCTCTTGGTTCTTTAAATGAATCAATGGCTCTTAACGAATTTATCGTTAAACACGTTTCCTCTAAAGGTGAGCTTACTCGTACTAAAGATATTAAAACCCGTCAACGTAATGCGTTCCAAACGACAGGTTTATCTAAAGCAAAACGCCGTCAGATTGCTCGTAAAGCATCTAAAACCAAACGTGCTAATCCGTCTACTCAAGTACGTGCCGAACGTAAGCGTAAGAAAGCCCGTTCTAAACGTAAAGCTTTTGGACTTAACTAATGAAACCTGAATTGCTCATCGAACATTGGGGACAACCAGGTGAAATTATCGATGGGGTTCCTATGTTGGAATCTCATGATGGAAAAAATTCTGGGCTTGCTCCCGGCCTTTATATAGAAGGCATTTTCATGCAAGCAGAGGTAGTTAACCGTAATAAACGCCTTTACCCAAAACCTATTTTGGAAAAAGCCGTTGCCGATTATATGGCAGAACAGGTTGCTACTAAACAAGCTTTAGGAGAATTAAACCACCCACCTCGTGCTAACGTTGACCCTATGCAAGCTGCTATCATTATTGAAGATATGTGGTGGAAAGGTAATGATGTTTATGGACGTGCACGTATCATCGAAGGTGACCATGGCCCGGGTGATAAACTAGCTGCAAATATCCGAGCTGGCTGGGTTCCTGGTGTTAGTTCTCGCGGTCTTGGTTCTTTAACTGAAACCAATAAAGGATATAAGCGTGTAAACGAAGGTTATAAATTAACCGTCGGTGTTGATGCAGTATGGGGACCATCTGCTCCTGATGCTTATGTAACTCCGAAGCAAATTACAGAATCACAAACGGTAGAAACCGATACCAGTGCCGATGACGCCTTTATGGCTCTCGCAGAGGCCATGAAAAAAGCGTTATAAATATTATTATCTAAACAACAGGACTACAAAATGCTTAAAGAACAACTGATCGCCGAAGCACAGAATATTGATGCTTCCGTTGCTCTTGACAGTATTTTCGAATCAGTTAATATTTCTCCGGAAGCAAAAGAAACTTTCGGCACTGTATTCGAAGCTACCGTCAAGCAACACGCCGTGAAACTGGCTGAATCTCACATCGCTAAAATCGCTGAAAAAGCGGAAGAAGAAGTCGAGAAAAATAAAGAAGAAGCTGAAGAAAAAGCCGATAAGAAAATCCAAGAAGCTGCCGGTCGTTTCCTTGACCACGTTGCTAAAGAATGGATGGCTGAAAACCAGCTGGCTGTTGATAAAGGTATTAAAGCCGAACTGTTCGAATCCATGTTGATGGGTATGAAAGAACTGTTTGTTGAACACAATGTGGTTGTTCCAGAAGAAGCAGTAGATGTTGTTGCTGAAATGGAAGAAGAGCTCCAAGAGCAGAAAGATGAAACCGCTCGTCTGTTCGAAGAAGTTGGTATGCGCGATGCGTATATTAATTACGTACAGCGTGAAGTTGCTGTTACGGAAGCAACTAAAGACCTGACCGAATCTCAAAAAGAAAAAGTCAGTTCTCTGGTAGAAGGCATGGATTATTCCGATGCATTCGGTAAAAAAATTGGCGCTATTGTTGAAATGGTTAAAGGTCAGTCTGACGTTGGAAACCCAATCACCGAAGCCGCTATAAATAAAAATGTAGACGATGCTGCGGCACTGAATTACATTTCAGAAGCAGTTGAAGAAAAAGGCGCTAAGCCTACCCTGTCCTTCGCGGACCTGTCTGCAATCGCAGCATCACGAATTTCTTAATTTAATAAGGTTATACAACACATGAAAAAGAATGCATTAGTTCAAAAATGGTCCGCTCTGCTGGAAAACGAAGCCCTTCCTGAAATCGTGGGTGCTTCTAAACAAGCTATCATCGCTAAAATTTTCGAAAACCAGGAACAAGACATCCTGACTGCTCCGGAATATCGTGATGAAAAAATCTCTGAAGCATTTGGTTCTTTCCTGACCGAAGCTGAAATTGGTGGTGACCACGGTTATGATGCTACCAATATCGCAGCTGGCCAGACTTCTGGTGCTGTAACTCAGATTGGGCCGGCAGTAATGGGTATGGTTCGTCGTGCTATTCCTCATCTGATTGCTTTTGATATTTGTGGTGTTCAGCCTCTGAATAACCCTACCGGCCAGGTATTTGCCCTTCGTGCAGTTTATGGTAAAGACCCTATCGCTTCTGGCGCTAAAGAAGCTTTCCATCCGATGTATTCTCCAGACTCTATGTTCTCTGGTCAGGGTGCTGCTGAATCTTTCGAAGCACTGGCTGCAAGCAAAGTTCTGGAAGTTGGTAAAATTTATTCTCACTTCTTCGAAGCTACCGGTGCTGCACACTTCCAGGCTGTTGAAGCCGTAACCGTTGATGCTGCTGCTACTGATGCCGCTAAACTGGATGCTGCTGTTACCGCTTTGATTGAAGCTGGTAAGTTGGCTGAATTGGCTGAAGGTATGGCTACTTCTATCGCTGAACTTCAGGAAGGCTTTAACGGTTCTACCGATAACCCGTGGAACGAAATGGGCTTCCGCATCGACAAACAAGTTATCGAAGCTAAATCCCGTCAGCTGAAAGCAAGCTACTCTATCGAACTGGCACAGGACCTTCGTGCAGTACACGGTATGGATGCAGATGCTGAACTGTCCGGTATCCTTGCTACCGAAATTATGCTCGAAATCAACCGTGAAGTTATCGATTGGATTAACTACTCTGCACAGGTTGGTAAATCTGGTATGACCAACACCGTTGGCGCTAAAGCTGGTGTGTTTGACTTCCAGGACCCGATTGATATCCGTGGTGCTCGTTGGGCCGGTGAGAGCTTTAAAGCCCTTCTGTTCCAGATTGATAAAGAAGCAGCCGAAATCGCTCGTCAGACCGGTCGTGGTGCTGGTAACTTCATCATCGCTTCCCGTAACGTAGTTAACGTACTGGCTGCAGTTGATACTTCTGTAAGTTATGCAGCTCAAGGTCTGGGTCAAGGTTTCAACGTTGACACAACCAAAGCAGTATTTGCCGGTGTTCTTGGTGGTAAATATCGCGTTTACATCGACCAGTATGCACGTTCCGATTACTTCACCATCGGTTATAAAGGCGCTAACGAAATGGACGCAGGTATCTACTATGCTCCGTACGTTGCACTGACCCCGCTGCGTGGTTCCGATCCGAAGAACTTCCAACCGGTAATGGGCTTCAAAACTCGTTACGGTATCGGTATCAACCCGTTCGCTGACCCGTCTGCACAGGCTCCTACCAAACGTATTCAGAGCGGTATGCCTGACATCGTTAACAGCCTCGGTCTGAATGGTTACTTCCGTCGCGTATATGTTAAAGGTATCTAAGATATAACCTTATTATGGGAGACTTCGGTCTCCCATTCTTGTTTCTATACTATGCAATCTTAACTCGACGGTTTATGATATCACGGAAGTCAATACGATTTTCTTGGATTTTCAGCCAGTTACCGGATTTGTCTTTGGTATGGGTAGAATATTCACCGTTCCACCAGAAATCAGTTTCATAAGCCAGGGCTTCGTATTTCTTAACCAATGCATTAACTGCATTACCGTTAGGATTGGTACCGAATTTTTCTACCAGAGCTTTGATGTCTTTATCAAGAGCGGAAAGAGTAGTACGAATAAAGTTTAACTTGTTCATTTTTAATCTCCTCATGTTTTGATAGGTCTATAGTAACATGTGAGAATCTTGCTGTAAACAACTTTTATAAATAAACATATACCCTCAATAAGGAAAGCGCAATGGCAAAGATTAACGAATTACTGCGCGAGTCAACAACTACTTCCAGCAACTCATTGGGTCGCCCTAATCTTGTTGCTTTGACCCGTGCTACAACCAAATTGATTTACCGTGATATTATCGCCGAACAACGTACTAGCCAGCCTATTGCTGCACTGTATGGTGTCAAATATCTTACCCCTGATAATGAATTTAGTTTCCAGACAGGTGCCTCTTATGGTGGTGAAGTTGGTTCTAAAGACCGTGAAACTATCCCAGAACTCACAGATAAGGCCCAGGCGATTGCTCAGGGTGGATATTTCAAGTACCAGAATGTGGTTTATAAGGCTCTTAAAGCAAGCCCACTCGCGTCCACTAGCGCCACAGAATTGGCTGATGCTCTTCAAGAAGGTTTAGTGTCATTAACATGTCGTCTGGTTCCTGATGCGGCTCACACAGAAAAATTCGAAGCAGGTGATGTTGAAATTAGCAATGCAGTATTCCAGGTTAATAAATGGAACGCCCCTGTTAAGTCCCGTAAGCTTAAAACCGCTTTGACTGTAGAACTAGCCCAAGACATGGAATCTAATGGCTTCGACGCCCCTGCGTTCTTAGAAGACCTTTTAGCCACTGTAATGGCTGATGAAATTAATAAAGACGTTCTGCAGTCTCTAATAACTGTATCTAAACGCTATAAAGTTACTGGTGTGTCTGATAACGGTATTGTCGATTTGTCTTATGACAGTGCTCCAGAATCTGCACGTAAATTATACGAAATGGTTTGTGAGATGAATTCTGAAATTCAGAAAACCACTTCTTATTCAGGTACGTTTGTTGTCGCATCTAGTCGTGTTGCTGCGATGCTCGCTGGTTCAGGTTGGTTGAAACACAAACCTGAAGATGAAGCTTGGCTCCCAGAAACTGCTTATGGTTATTTGATTAACGGATTGCCTGTATTCTGTGATGTTAATAGTCCTTTAGATTATGTTATCGTAGGCGTTAAAGAAGATTACGGTGGTAATGAAGTAGTTGGTTCTATTTTCTATGCTCCGTATACCGAAGGTCTGGATTTAGACGACCAAGAACATGTTGGCGCCTATAAAGTTATTGTAGACCCTGATAGTTTGCAACCGGCTATTTCTCTGATGGTTCGTTATGCACTTTCAGCAAACCCGTATACCGTTGCTAAAGATGATAAAGAAGCTCGTGTTATAGACGCAACTAATATGGATTTAATGGCAGGCCAGAGTAACATGTCTTATCTGCTTGGTGTTAAACTTCCTCCAATTATTTACGAGGCATAAATGAAAAAGATTAATGCATTAATACAAGAATCAACTTTGACGGCGGCCAACCAGGTCGCCCGTCCTAATCTTCTTTCATATACCCAGGCAACTAATAAAAGAATTTTTAAAGCCCTTGTTGCTGAACAAAAAACTACTCAACCTGTTGCAGCATTATATGGTGTCCGTGTTTTAAACCCAGACGATAAAATGACTTATCTCGGTGGAGCCACTTTTGCGGGTGAAATTGGTATGTTCGAACGTAAAAACATTCCTGAGTTCACCGATAAAGACGAAGCATATGCTGTTGGCGATATGTTCCAATTCGAAAGTGTGGTTTTCAAGGTATTAGAAGCTTCTCCGTTTGCAGGAACAACTGAAACCGATTTGAGTGAAGTTATTTCAGAAGCTATTGCCGCGGGCCATATTCGTATGATGTCTGATGCAGCCTTTACCAATAAATTTGAAAAAGGCCATCCTGAGATTGCTGAAGCAGGGTTCCGTATTGATAAGTGGCAGACTGAAGTTAAATCGCGTAAACTTAAAACTTCTTTGACTGTGGAACTGGCCCAGGATTTAGAATCCAACGGGTTTAATGCACCGGACTTTATAGACAATATTTTGGCTATTCAAATGGCTGAAGAAATTAATAAAGACGTATTACAGTCCTTAATTACAGTAAGTTCTCGTTTTAAAGTCCAAGGAGTTTCTGAGAAAGGTGTCTTGAACTTAACAGACCCACAATACGATAACGCCCAAGACCGAGCACGTACCTTGTATTACTATATGTGTGAAATGAATTCTGCTGTTCAACGCCAGACTTCGTTTGCAGGTACTTATGCAGTAGCTTCTTCTCGCTGCGCTGCTATTTTAGCTGCATCTGGTTGGGTTGAGAAAAAAGAAGACCAAGACGAATTAGCTTATGGCGTATTAAAGAACGGTCTACCACTTTATGCCGATATGAATAGCCCGTGTGATTATGTTATTGTCGGTGTAAATGCTCAGATGGGTGAAGGGCAGACGGTCGCATCTTTGTATTATGCGCCTTATACGGAAGGGCTCGAAGAGGTTGATGATGAAGGTGATACTTCAGTAGGTGAATTCAAGGTTATTGTAGACCCGGATTCATTGCAACCTACCATATCTTTATTGGCTCGGTATGCATTGACTGCGAATCCTTATACCGTCGCTAAAGACGACAAAGAAGCTCGTATTATTGATGGTGCGGATATGGACAAAATGGCTAATCAAAGTCAATTGAGTTCTTATCTTGGTGTAAAACTTCCTCCATTGGATAAAAACTAAAAAGGGACCTTACGGTCCCTTTGTCGTCTTTACGACACTAATTCAATCCATACTGCTCGTAGGGTATCTTTTACGCACTCAACAAGTTGCTTTTTAACTTCAACAGGATTTTCCGCATCAGTTAATTCCAATTCTTCACGGGCGGCTTCTTCAAGGATATCCTGGACAGTCAAGCCCATTACCTTTCCGAAATCCTTCGGCGATACTTCACCAATCTTACTGATGACATTGTTAATGCGGTTAACAGTCACATAATCGGTGAATTGCCACATCAAATCCATATCATCTTGGGACAAAACCACTGCAACTTTAATAGGCTTATCAGACTTTTTCTTCTCGCTGAATTTAGAGTTCTTACATTTAATCGCTACACGATTTCCATTAGGAAGCCAGGTAGGAACATCAGGTTTCAGTACAAAGCCTTCAGCCGTGAATACTTTACCTTCTACCTTAGGAATAAAGTCTGTCGAGTTTGCAATAGTTAAGCCAGCGTTATCCACTGCAAAATTATAATCAGGAACAACTGAATCAAAATCATTAGGAAGTTTAATAAGGTCTTCAAAGCTACCGGTGGCCAGACATGGAGCTACCTTAAACTTATGGATAATACAGAAGGCTTCCATCAATGTATCGGTTAGAACAGATTCTGAGCCATCTTCTTTAGTAACTCGGATATCGAACACATAAAAGTCTTTATCACCATAGTCCACATTCTTCTGGATACCTGGCCCAGCGAATTCGCCGTAAATCTGATATGACTGGTAATTAATCGATTCGATTAGATGTTGAACAGATTTAATAGAATCAGCATAGTTCTTAAGTACAATTTCATAGCCATAGAAATCTTCAGCAGGGAGGATAGGGCCAGTGCGCTTGGCGCATGTGACTGCGTCACGTTCTATGATTAAACTAAAGTTGGTTCCATGAATCTTCTCACGTGCTACCCATTCACCACCAGTCAAACCATTAGTACGGAGTTTTTCGATAAACTTACTGTTGTAGTGGTTTTCGAGACTGTTATATTTCTTGAACATAAATCACCATAATAAATATAATTAAATAGAAGAGCTAGTAGTCTTCTGTCACCAAGCCAAATGGTTTAACGGAAGGACCTAGACCCATTATATCACACCTAAATTTAAAGCATATTACTTTGAACTAGAACGCGCTGTGCGCCGAACCTTGTTGTTCAATCTTTTACGATAAACAACCTTTTCTTTCGCTTTAAATTTGGCCTTGGCTTGTTCTACATCAACCCATGCTTTGGCCATGTCCTTAGCGGTCCCGCCCATTTTTTTAGCAATTTCTATAAAATTCAACCCAGATTCGTGTAAAAAATGTACTTTAACCTTATCCATAACAATTCTCTCGTTGAGTTGGTAAACCCATCTTAACATAGAATTTTTAACTTGTAAACAGGAATTTTGTACTTTAATGCAAAATGGGCCTTGCGGTCCATTATTAATAAATGTAATCGTATATAATACCAGCTTCTAAAGCGGTGCGATGAATAATTCGACCATTACGAGATTCTTGTACATCAACCTCTGAATAGTCGGTAATCATTTTTTGAAGTGTATATCGGTGCAAATAATACGGGCTATCCGGGTCATCTGTTTTCCAGTCTTTGCCTTCAAGAGTCATTTTCTGGATTTCATCCATAACCCACCAACCAACCCAAATATATGCTGAATTACGAACAGGGAGTGGATGAACGTAAGGTAATTCGCCATCCGGAACCGGTGCGACTTTAGCCGTGACTGTTACATTACCGGTTTTTGTGACAGTCGCCGGGTTATAATCAGTCGCCGAAACCACAACAGAAACTTCAATAACCTGTGAACCTTCAGTGCTTGTATCGATTGCTAGAGTATCCGTGGTGCCAACTACAGGAGAACCGTCTTTCTTCCAAGAATAGGCAAAAGTAGCACCAGCAGGAGCGCCGACCACATCTGCTTTAAAAGAAGCTGGAGTGCCTTCCGGAACATTAATCGAAGCTGGGGTTAATGTCACAGAAACACCGGAAATGGTTTTATTCTGGATAGTTAAAGTTGTTTCGGCTTCAGCTGTTTCTGGTTCGCCGTCCGCCGGTGTAGTTGTTGCAACAACTTTAATAGTCTTGCTGCCTGCCGGGCCAACAGCAACATAATCCATTGCAGCAGTCACAGAAGATTGAGGAACGCCATCAACGGTCCAGACAAATGATTCGGTACCTTCAGCTGCAGCACCGGAACCGGTCGCAGTGAAATTGGTTGTTGCTCCAATAACGGCCGTAGCCGCCAAAGGAGCCATATCTACGGTATAAGCCATAATAAACCCTTATTTTAAAGTGACAAAAGATGAGTTACGAGTTTCACGTACTAATACTGAACCATTACGATTAATGTAATAAATCAGACTAAATAATGTTTGGTGGGCAGAAGGATGTTGGAAAGCAGTTGGACGTTCTTTCCAATCCGGAGTCTCAGAAATCCATTGGTAAATCCACCAAGGAACGGTGCAATAACCTGGGTTCTTACCGATAAGCAAAAGATTAGGACTGAAGTTTTCAGGTAAAGAGAATACGGGTTTTTCAGATTCAACAACCTTGGCTATAGCCCCTTTGAATTTCTCTTCGTCAAATGGAACATCCTCTTCGATAATCTCTACCTTAGGAAGTTCGGCTACCTCAACGACTTCTACTGCAGCCTCAGGGGCATCGAACAACAGGGTGGCTTCTTCTTTAGCTGGTTCAGCACCATCAACAAATTCGTTAGCACCTGTAAGTTCGTCGGCAGCATCAATCAAATCAGAAATGGACAACCCTTCGGTTTCTGGGAGTGGTTCGTCAGCCAAGGCTTTAAGGCCTTCAGAGATATCGATAATCAAATTATCAAACGAACGGGTTTTCTTAAGTTTTAAACCGAACTGTTCGCCGTATTCGATTAACTTAGCTTTAGCTTCTTTTTTATCTTCGAGTGCACGAAGCTCTTCAATATATTGAGTATCCATAATTAGTCTCTTGTTGGTGTATAAATATAACTATATTTATAACTGAGAATTACTTATGCAAATTCAAGTACATTTTGATAATTTTAGTCATGTCCGTATTGAATGCGATGAATCTACATTCTACGAACTCAGAGACTATTTTAGCTTTGAAGCTGATGGATATAAATTCAACCCTAAATTTCGTTATGGTCAATGGGACGGACGTATTCGCCTTCTGGATTACAACCGTAAACTTCCTTATGGATTGGTCCCTCAAATTAAAAAGTTCGCTGAACAATTTGAATACTCTCTGTGGATTGACCCACGTATTCTTGAACAGGAAGATATTTCTCGTGAAGATTTTGATTCATGGGTGGCTTCTCAAGAAATTTATTCAGGGTCTACCAAGATTGAGCCTCATTGGTATCAGAATGAAGCCGTATACAACGGCCTGACAAAACGTCGCGCAATTCTGAATTTACCTACATCTGCAGGTAAATCATTAATCCAGGCACTCCTGAGTCGATATTACGTTGAGAACTATGAAGGTAAAATCCTCATCTTAGTTCCTACTACTGCACTTGTCGACCAGATGATTAACGACTTCATCGATTATCGTCTGTTCCCTAAAGCCGCAATGCTTGGTATTCGTTCAGGTACTGCTCGTGATTCCGATGCAATGATTTATGTTTCAACTTATCAAACCGCTATCAAGCAACCTAAAGAATGGTTTGCTCAGTTCGGTATGTTTATGAACGACGAATGCCATTTGGCTACAGGTAAATCTATTTCTACTATCATCGAAGGCCTAACCAACTGTATGTTTAAATTCGGTTTGTCTGGTTCTTTAAAAGATGGTAAAGCTAATTTAATGCAATATATGGGTTTGTTTGGTGATGTGTTTAAGCCAGTATCCACCTCCCAGTTAATGGAAGAAGGACAGGTTACTGACCTTAAAATCAACAGTATTTTCCTTCGATACCCAGACGAATTCACGGTTAAAATGAAAGGTAAAGATTACCAATCAGAAATCAAGGTCATTACTAAGGCTACTCGTCGTAATAAATGGGTTGCTAATTTAGCTGTTAAACTCGCTAAGAAAGAAGAGAACGTATTCCTGATGTTTAAAAACATCGAACACGGTAAAACTCTTTTTGAAATGGTTAAAGAGCAACATAAAGAAGTTTATTACGTATCAGGTGAAGTTAATACCGAAACGCGTAATGCTCTGAAAGTAATGGCGGAAAATGGTAAGGGTATTATTGTTGTGGCAAGTTATGGTGTGTTCTCTACTGGTATTTCCGTTAAGAACCTTCACCACGTTGTATTTGCCCATCCAGTAAAATCTAAAATCATTGTACTCCAGACAATTGGTCGTGTACTCCGTAAACATGCCTCTAAATCAACAGCACAGGTGTGGGATATCATCGACGACATGGGTGTTAAGCCTAAATCAGCTACGGCTAAAAAGAAATATGTTCATTTGAACTACGCCCTCAAACACGCTTTAGAACGTATTCAACGTTATGCTGATGAGAAATTTAATTACGTAATGAAACAGGTGGATTTATGAAAACCTTTAAAGAAGTTATTCAAGAAGCATCTATTGAAAGCTTCATGGCTAAAATTGGTTCTTGTCAGACTATGGATGGTCTGAAGGAATTGGAAAAGTATTACAAAACTCGTAGTAAGGAAGCCGAACTTCGTGATTCGGATGATATTAGCGTGCGTGATGCATTGGCTGGTAAGAGAGCTGAATTGGAGTCGATGGACGACGAGGAAGAGGAAGATTTCTAAACAAAAAAGGCCCAACCTTTCGGAAGGGCCAATAACCATAAATGGCTATACACACTAGACTAAAGTAGTAATTGGGTTTCGTTCAGCTGTTCTTCAGTGTTTTCCGTAACCGGCAGGCTTTGAACGTAATTATAGCATGAGCCCGGATGAACCGGACCTTTTTCTGTTTCAACAACCAATGCAGCATCGATTGGAGTTTTACAGACAACGCAAATCTTATCTGACATGATTGTCTCCTTAGTTTAACTTACATATCTATTTATTAGCCAAATTCTTTTCAAATGTTTTAACCATATAACCTACATCTAAATCAGGAAATCCATTCTCAACTATTATGCGTTGAAATTTCCTTCTTTTAGGCATTCCTTCCTTTATCCAAAGTTTACGGATTTCCTTTTCAAATTCCCATAATTTACTTCTCATAGAAAGCTTAGGCTGTGAATGTTTACCTATATGAGCCTCATTAGCCTCTTTGGTACGTTTCTTACCCAATTTGGCTAATGACATAGCTTTTTTAGCTTCTTCTGTATGAGAATATGGATTTCTTTTATGACCCGCACTTATGGCTTGCTTGGTAGATTCAGACCTTGGAATACCTCGTATTTTCGACGCACTCTTTTCAATAGATTCAGGAGAACGAGTAGTACAACTACCTCCTTCACCACCAGGTTTCATATTCATACAGCGAATACCTTTACCAAACTTATCCCAAGCCTCTTCTATCAAAAGCTCTTCGAATTCATAAGCAAGTTGTTCGGTATCGAAAAAAGTCCTATCGACTATTTCAATTCGGTATTTTAATCTTTTTGCATAATAGATGTAATTACCCGACCCTACATACTTGTCAGATATTTTATCAGAAGAATGCTTACCAAAATATCGCCTAGTTCCGTTAGGCGAGTATACTAAAGTTTGGTAGCACATATGGTACTTTTTATTTTTCACCTGCTTCAAATTTCCTGAGCTCCAACATATTCTTTAATGAGAAACCTCTGGCTTTGACTGCGTCTAAAGCTGAACTACAAAAGTCCTGTAATAAAGCCCAATACTGGATTGATGTGTCGATTTTAATTACACTAGAATCCGCAGCCATAACGGTCTTTAATTCAGACTTCTCATATTGGTCCATACAAACCTCATCACCAGGCTCTCCACGTCCCGTGTAGAAATCTAATCGCTTCTTAAGTGAGGTCTTTTTCTGGATTTCTAATCTCATTATTTCTTTCTTACAATTCGTATACAGCCTTAGCCATTTGCTGTGCAGCAAAACGTTGTTCTGTACTTCATATTGTAAACGAGTTCCATCAATCTTTAAATCCTCGTCTAATGCGTCCTGGAATGATTCTAACTTATATTCAATCTCTTTACTCATCGCATGTTTCCTGTGTAATAACCATAGGACCATTATACACTATTCATTTGAACAGCAATTAACCACTCTGTGAGAGCTGGATTCTAATTTGCTCTAATGTATCTGGGTCATCAACGATACTAAACTGAACGGTCACGATAATCGAGTTATCATCGTACACAGGTGTTACACCTACAGCTAGAGCAGAAATTCTGGGTTCGAAGTTCCGCACTGCGGAAACTATATTACGCTTAATGGTATCCGTGATTAATGGAGTAATATTCTCAAACAATTGGTTGCTGATGTCACAACCGAATTCAGGCATAAAAGGGCGTGAACCTTTGCGAGTAGTAATAATGCCTAACAAACTATTTTTAACTGCACGAGCACCTGTAGCTTTAGCGACGTCTCTATTCCAAGACGTCCTCATTTCAGGGTCTAAATCTGAATACATTTTATTGATATTCATTACATCACCTTAAAGAACTCTTTAAGTCCCTCAATAACGTGGACGGTATGTTCACCACATTCACAAGAAATAGGTATAGCCAAAATAGGCTTAGGGGCGACTAGTGCATCATAAACTTCTTTTATGTCTTTTTCTGTTATCGCAGAATAAAGGTCATCAAGTTCCGCATCGCTTAAATCGGAAAGAAAAAGCTTTTCGCCTGCAGAAGTTAAAATATAATCGATACACCCTGCGACCATCATAGCCCTATTTTTATCTTCAAAGAGTTTAGGATATCTGAAAACAATTTTAAAGTTGCCAAAGTCTTTAATAACATCTGGCTCTTTACCTAATGTTGCGCGAGTTAGTGTCATAGGAACAACCTGTGAGCGACCGCAACTACAAACCCACTCACGTTCTATATTCACTTCAGCTAATGAATGGGCCCACAGGTTTATCACCAGGAGCTCAGATTCTTGCTTGTTTAAATCACGAGCATCTGTGCAATTCGAAATGAGTTCATTGATAAAGGACTCTATTCTGCCTTCTAATTTAGCTTGGAGCAAGTCCTTATACTCTCTGAGGGTAAATGCTCTGCATTTTATGGTTTTGTTTTTAATTTTTACGTCAAAAGTATAATTCATTGTCTTCTCCTTTAAGCTTATTTATAAATACATCAATAAGAGGACACCCTATGGCTAATATAGTACGTTGTGAAATGCCTGATGGAGTCCACCGATTTAAACCTTTTACAGTAGCTGATTATCGTGATTTTATTTTGATTCGAAATGACATGAATAATAAATCACCTGAAGAGCAAAAACAAATTTTAGATGAGTTACTGGAAGAATACTTCGGTGAATATCCTATGTCATGGCGTCCGTACATGTTCATTGAACTTTACACGTCATCACTCGGCAAGACCAAAATTCCTATCCGATACACTTGCAGTAAGTGTGAAAAGGATAGACAAGTTTTATTCAATTTGAAACAGACCAAGTTAGATAATCCCACAATTGAAGTGGCCGGCTTGAAGCTAACATTCAAATTTCCGGAAATAGAATATCAAGACAAATCCGAATTGATTCTGAACACCCTCCAAACCGTGGAAGATGAAAACGGGAAATATAATTGGACTGACCTTTCTGAAGAAGACCAATTAGCCGTAATAGATGCTATAGACTTATCCACTTTAGAGGATATAGTCAAACAAACTAGCCCTATTAATTTTGAACTAAAATATGGATGCTGTAATCGTAGAACAATTACGTATACCGATATTTTAGAGGTGTTTAAGCTTATAGTCAACCCGGATGAGATATTTTTATTTTACCAAATAAACCATTTACTGGTAAAGAACAATTATTCATTAGAAAGCATTATGCAGATGATTCCAATCGAACGCGGTATTGCTTTGTCTTTGGTTGAAAAGGACCTTAAGAAATGAGTTCAAAAACTATGCAACGTGAAGGCTTTCCTAATATTAGTATACGCCTTTACGAAGATTATGACGCCTGGTTAGAGCATCGTTTTGTTGAACTAGGCGCGACATTTACTACTCTAACAATGCGAGATGGGCTTTACGGTAGTAATGAAGGGTTGCTTCAGTTTTATGATGCAAAGAACCTTCATACTAAAATGGACGGTGAGCAGATTATTCAAATTTCTGTTAAGAATGCTAACTCTGAACGTACCCAATCAAGAATTTATGGAAGTAAACACTTTGCTGTAGGAGTGGATTCGAAGGGCGACAATATCATAACAATACAACTCGCCCCAATCCACTTTTTAGAGAATCTTAAATTTAGTCGTATGTTCTTCCCGAGTGTTCAAGAAACATTAACTGAAATGATTGGTGTTATTTATCAAGACCGTCCGCTTCTTGCTCCTCCTTTGAACGGGATAAACGTTTACGTTCCTAATGTTCCTTGGTGTGATTCAATGGACCGTTATATGGAATTTGTACGAGAAGTAGGTATGGCCGTTGAATCTGATAAATTTGTATTTGTCTGGGAAGATATAGATGGTATTTCTATCATGGACTACGAATTTATGGTTAACCAAGAGCCTATTAATTTTGTAGTGGGTGAGCCGCGATTAATAGGTCAATACGTTCAAGATATGGATACACCTATCGCATTTGATTTTGAATGGTTAACTAAAGCCAACCAACATTCCAGAAAACCATATGAAAACGCTACTGTATACGCCCACTCTTTCTTAGACAAAAACGCCACACGAATTACTTTTGGTGACGGGCAAAACAGTATATTGGTTTCTCGCTCCGGTGGATATTCTGATTATACCTACCGAAACGGTTTTGAAGAAGCCGATAGATTAGTTACTATGGCCCAATACGATGGATACGCTCATTGTAAGGTATATGGTAACTTTGAACTAACTCCAGGCGATAAGATTAATTTCTATGACCCTAAAAACCAATTCCAGTACGATTTTTATGTAGACGAAGTTATTCATGAAGTGAGTAACAATACATCAATTACAAACCTTTATATGTTTACTAATGGTAAGCCTATTAAGATTGAAGAACCGCCGAAGGTTAAAAATGAACTTAAAACTGATACTCCCGATCAAGAAAATAACGCTGGGTGACAAAGAGATTTCCATTCCTAAATTGGGTCTTAAACACCAGAAATTGGTTAAAGATGAAAAGGACCCTTACAAGGCCCTCTATATGACAATGGAATCCATTTGTAAAGGACTGTCTGCAGCAGAAACAGATTTTGCTGCTTTACACCTTTTAGAATTCAACGGACGATTAAAAGAAAAAGTAACTAAAGATGGATTCACATATAATTTAAATGACCTTTATATTTGCCAACGACTTGAATTCCAGTTCCAAGGTAAAACGTTTAAATTTAAATCACATGAACCATTTCAAACATTTGGTCCTGTTGATAGTGTACTACAATCTCTTTATCTTGGTGATGATGTACCAGATTTTCTGGATATGCCTGCCTTTGTTGCTACATGGGCCGACGATATAACTTCTACTGTAGCTATCCCTGGTCCTAATGGTCCTATCAAAGGATTGCTTAAAATCATGGATATCTTAAATGAAGAACGAATCTAATCAGAATAGTTTTCGTCGCAATAAACTGATTGAAGAAATGGCTCCTCAGCGTCGTGCTGAGGCGCTAGCCCAAACTCAGAACGACGAATTAGGAAATATATCAGATGTTTTATCCGATTCCCAGGCGGCGTCTGAATTGCTCTCTGAAGTTGTTGAGACAAAGTCTAACCAGATTATTAATTCTGTAGACCGAGTAGACAAAAGCGTCCAAGATGTTGTCGCTGGAACAGAATTAACGGCCGAAGCCATATCAGAACAAACCCAACAGTCTAAAGCTCTTTCGGATGCATTAAACGAAAAGATTAATAAGCTTTCTAATATGTTGGAGGCTAAATTTTCTGGTATTTCTATTCCACCGGAAGGGAGCTCATTAAAGGTTATTGAAGACTCTATTCCAGAAGAACCTAAGGCCGAAACTCCTAAAGTTCCTGCTGTTGTTGAAGATATTCTTCCACCTGAAGATAATAAACCTGACGCCGAATTTATGCCTGAGCCTCCTAAAAATTCAGATGAAGGTAAAGAAGGTGATAAGACTTCTCTTTCCGAGAAAATCGAAGCCCTTACTAAAATAACTGAAAAGGGATTTAAAGCTTCTATAGGCGTCGCTGATAGAATTTCAGGCATGCTTTTTAAGTATACCATTACCGCTGCCGCTGAAGCTGCTAAACTCGCAGCAGGTTTAGTCCTTTTAATATTTGGTATAGATGCCATTCGCGTATACTTCCAATATTTCATGGACCAATTTGAGTCAGGGTGGAAAGAATTTAACGATAAGTTTAAAGAGTGGGGACCATTACTTGAAGGGCTAATGACATGGGCCAAGAATGCTGAAGCCATGTTTAGTGAAGGAAACTGGTTAGGTCTGGCTGAATCTATTATTCGTGGTATGGTTAATCTTACCAAAAATATGGCACAACTTTTAATGCTTGGTATTTCTAAGTTGATTTCTGCTATTTTAAGTAAAATACCTGGTATGGGTGATTTAGCTGAAAACGTAGAGGCTTCTGCTTTAATGTCATATCAGCAAAATACCGGAGCCACTTTAGACGATGAAGACCAAACTAAAGTGGCCAAGTACCATGATAGACGTTCTGCCGAGGCTTTAGAAACAGCCGAGAAAATGAATAAGAAGTATAAGGATAAACCTGAGCTTATAAACCAGGCAGAGAAATACGGTAATCTTACTAAAGAACAAGCCGACCAATTACGCGCAGGTGGAATTGACACAAGCTTCCGTGACCTCCCTGAAGAAGAACGTTTAGAGTATTTCAAGAAACGTGATAAAGCTCAGGCTGATATTATTCGTTTGACACAAACCGCTGATAATATAATGAAGCCAGATTCTAAAGATATCGAAAATGCTAAAGCATTTAAAGCTGATATCGAGAAACAATTGGCCGACCCTATTATGGCTAAAGGTGGGGCACCGAAAGACCTTAATATCCAGCAATTACTTGATAAGATGAATAAATCTTTAGAGAAATTTAATGAAGCTGAAAAGCCTAAACCTGCTTCTGTAGCGGAATCTCCTGAAAATACCCAGGTTAAAAAGGTTGATGAGCAAATGAGAGCAAAGGAAAATGCTAAATATAGTCAGCAAGCTCCAACTCAAATAAATCAGCAAACGAATATCAAGAAAACGAGTAAGACAAGCTATAATATGCCTCCACAGTCCTCTACTCCTGCTCCTGGTATGCGTCAAGCTACTAAAGTTAATTAGGATTAATAATGAAAGTAAAAGAACTTGACTTTGATGTAGCCTCCTTGTTTAAAGGAGGTTCAAAGACCTCCGCAGGTCAATCTAAAACACCACCAATAAAAACCACGGTAACCGCTCAGTATCCAGCTGAGCGGGCTTCAGGTAATGATACCTCAACCGATATGGTATTAAACGACCTCTATAAAAATGGATTGCTTTTTACCGCATATAATTTTAGTTCTCGTGTATCTCCGGATTTGCGTAACGACCGTTCGAGTCAAATGACTAAAAAGTTCTCAAGTGCAGCCAGCAAATTAACAGGCAATAGTGGAACATATAGTGCTGTTAAAAACTTATTTGGTGGAAATACTAAGGGCGTTAAATTTGATACCCAAGCCTTAGCTAATATCCTTTTACCTCGTTCTAAATCTGATGTGGATTCCGTATCACACAAATTTAATGATGTTGGTGAGTCCTTAATTACTAAAGGCGGTGGTACTGCTACAGGTATTTTAAGTAACGTTGCTAGTACCGCGGTATTTGGTGCATTAGAATCTGTGACTAACGGCGTAATGGCTGATTCAGGCGAACAGATATACACTACAGCTCGTAGTATGTACGCCGGTCCGGATAACCGTACTAAGGTATTCACTTGGGAAATGACTCCACGAAATGCCCAAGACCTTATCCAGATTATTAAAATATACGAAATCTTCAACTATTATTCTTACGGCGAAACGGGTAATTCGGCTTTCGCAGGTGAATTAAAAGAGAAGATTGATACTTGGTATCGTTCTACATTTAAAAAAGAAGCTATTGACAAGTTTGATGGTAAGCTATTAGGGGAAAGTATTACAAGCTTCCTTTCTAATGTTATTGTGGTAAGTAACCCAACCATTTGGTATATCCGAAACTTTGGTGATAGCAGTTCATATGATGGTCGTGAAGATATTTTTGGCCCATGCCAAATCCAGAGTATCCGTTTTGATAAAACTCCGGACGGCCATTTTAACGGATTGGCTATTGCTCCTAACTTACCATCTACGTTTAGTTTAGAAGTTACTTTCCGTGAAATTATTACTCTGAACCGTGGCTCACTTTATACGGAAGGATTCTAATGTATACTTTACAAGAATTTCAGAATCAGGCAATTAATATTGACCTACAAAGGAATAACCTGTTTAGTGTGGTATTTGCCACAGTTCCTTCTTCTAAATCTCAGACGCTCCTCGACCAGTTCGGTGGAGCTTTATTTAACAATATCCCATTGAATAGCGATTTGTTTGGTATTACACAAGGAGAGTTGACCCAAGGTGTTACGACATTAGTGACAGCGGGCACTCAGAAGTTGATTCGTAAGTCAGGCATAAGTAAATATTTGATTGGAGCTATGTCATCCAGGGTTGTGCAGAGCTTACTAGGAGAGTTTGAAGTAGGTACATATCTGATGGATTTTTTCAATATGGCCTATCCTACGGCAGGTCTTTTAGTCCACGCCGTTAAAATCCCGGATAATACTTTGAACTATGAAATGGATTTGAACCACAACTCACCTAACATCAAAATTACCGGAAGAGAATATTCTCCATTAGTATTAAGCTTCCGTATGGATTCTGAAGCTGCTAACTACCGTGCTTTTAATGATTGGGTCAATAGTGTTCAAGACCCTATTACACAATTAAGAGCATTACCGGAGGATGTTGAAGCTGACATTCAAGTCAACCTTCATTCCCGTAATGGATTACCACATACGGTAGTAATGCTTAATGGTTGCGTTCCAATGAGCGTATCTTCCCCGGAATTATCTTACGACGGTGATAACCAAATTGCTTCATTTGATGTTACATTTGCTTATAGAAGTGTACAGACTGGTGCAGTTGGCAAACAAGCTGCTTATGAATGGTTGGAAGATAAAGTCCTTAAAGGCGTGGCGGGTATAAGTGAGAGCAATTCCCTGAGTTCTTCAGTAGCTAAATTAAGCCGACTTTCAGGAGCTTCTAGTGGATTAACAGGATTGGTTAATAGTGGAATATCGAGGTTGTTATAACAAAAAAGGAGAGCATATGCTCTCCTTTAGGGGTTTATTTACGGAACGAAATGAAACCTGCTGTGGTCATTAGTGGTTGCTTTTTAACAAACACCGTAACCGAAATAGGAGCTTCGGATTCGAGTTGTCCTGTCACTACACCGTTAAAAATGTTTTCGGTTTGTTCTGGATAAGAAAAATTCTCAACAGGTCGGATATCAAACTGTTTGTCTTCACCGAAAACTCGACGTAATTCATTACCCACTGCACTGTCAAACTCTTCAGAAGCAGGGATAACGTTTTCAACTACCAGTTCTTGACCATTAAAACGGAATGCAGATTTCATAATGTTCTCCTCATGTTTGTGTAAGGTAATAGTACCACATCCTTGTGGTGTTGTAAACTACATTTTGAATTTATTTGATAAAGAAGAGATATCCAAAGACGCTGCAAGGATTTCCATAGCCTCGTTGCTTTCAGAAACAGATTCATTAACCAAGAATTGACTGAACCCATCCATCAGGCGAACTTCACCAGTTTCCATCAAATGGTCACCATCGTAAACAGATTCGCTGAGCTCTGAAGGAGGTGTTACGGTAGCTTCCATAAGGTATTTGTGAGATACTCTATCATTCATGGCAAAAGCCGCTACTTTATCAACCTTCAACAATAATCCACGCGGAAGGATAATTTCTGCTTCTTCGGCATATTCTGTAAGGTCACCAGGAGCGATAACTTTAACTGCTTCAGCACCTCGAATAACCATACCAATTTCAGCAATTCTATCTGCAGGACCTTCAGGTGCAATTGGATTACCAAACTCGTCTTCTTCCCATTCTACCTCTTCGTCATCGACTTCACCTACATCAGATGAACTACCACTAGCCAATTTAAACAACTCATCAGCGGAGGATAAAGAACCTTCACCGCCAACAAAAACGGCTTGGTTGTCGAGGGCCATATAATTTTTACCGAATTCACCAAAGATGTTAGGCTTTAATGAGGCTGACACAAAGTTCTTAAAGTAAAATGTTTTGTTATCGATATTATGGCGCAGAATTTTGTATGGCAAATCCTGACCACGATACAAAATAGTACCCTTAGGAAGTTTAATACCCTTAGTAAATGCTGAGTCTAAATCCTTAATCAATTTAATAGCCGTTGTATTGTTTTCGGATTCAGGTTTACCTAAAAGGAATAAGTTCATAGGAGCATATTCAGCCGCGCAATATTCAATAATAGCATTGCTTTCGTCTTTGGTTAGGTCCTTAGGTTTAATGAGCTCGCCTGAATAAGCATATGCATCACTAATAGAATCGTTAACCAGTTTATAAACGGCTTCCATAGCGAAAGCAATTCGAGAGGCCTTTTCTGAAGGGGAGCCCTGAAAACGAGCGCTCAAGTTATTAACAATTTTCTTAATAATATCCAGACTATTGGTTGTATTGATTTGCGAAAGACCGCTTAAAAGTCTATCGACTTCTGTATTAAAAAATGCCATATTATTAGAGTAAATTTCAAACCCTTGTTTATCTCTATTAGCATAATTTAGTTTAAATTTACTATCAGTCATTAAAGCGTGTGTGAGAGCAATAGTGTATCTAAAGTTGGCAAGGTCCTCGCTCTTAGATTTAAACTGAGAAGCCTGACGCATTTTAGTAATGGCACCTTTTTTAAAGTTCTGACTAATCTGTTCAATACCTTCGTTCTCAGGGCCTTCAGCCGTGTGAACCGGTACAGAAGCTTCAAACTCGTTATAAACCTGCAATTCTTTAGGGGACAAAGTTTCAGGCTCAGCAGTAGAATACTGCGCCGCCGCTGCCATACGACGCGAAATCTTAGTACGAGTAATGACAGCCTTATCAGTACGTTTCTCTTCAACTTGTGCAATAGATGCCGCTACGGCTTCGACCTTACTTACGGCCTGGCCGGTTTTCTTAGAAACATAAACTTCGCCAACTTTAGACTCAACTTTAGTATAAAGATCGGCATTAATTTCAGGCATACCCTTGATATCTTCAATATTAGCACCACGACGTACTAAAAGAACGTAGGTATGTTTTCCGCTGAATTGGAACATGTCGTCAACAACTTTAAACTTACCACCGGTACGAGCCATAGCCAAGCGAGCTAATACGCGCTGAACGGTAGGACCTTTACCTTTCATTTTCTTAGTAGGGAAACGGAACAAAACCGCGTCCATTTTAAGTTTGTTTATTTGTTCATATATGGTATCGAAAATGGTGTTCAGTGTACCGAGTGGGTCAGAACCTAACCCGCCTTTCAACTCGGCTGGGGTACCCTTAGCAGACAAACTCATCAAAATAACATGAACATATTTGTCACCAGGCTTAACCATTTTAATAGCGTCTCCTTGAGACGCATAAGATACCATACGAGCAACCAGGTTATCGTTACCTGGTGCTTGGATAGAGAAAATCTGTGGAATACCGGAACCTGGTTTAAGATTTGTTACTGGATAGTTTTTAGCGGAATCACTATCAAAAACCTCATTTAAATTTTCCATCATTTACCCTTGGATGAATTTTTCTGGGATGTCATAGAGGTCTATGCATGAAGCCAAAAGAGGCAATACATCAAACCGTGTAGATTTAACAAATGAATCAAAAGATACAGGGCTTTCGGAAGTATCGAAGTCATCTTGATATACGACCAACTCGCCGGTTTCCATTAGTACGTCACCATCATATACCACAGATTCTTGAAGCTCATCTGTTGTCATAACTTCAGCTTGGATGAGTTTTGTATTACTAGATGTTGTTCCATCATTATTAGAAGCATCTGTTATTTTATTAACTTTGACCATTAATCCACGCGGTAGAATAACTTCAGCTTCAGTTGCTATTCCGAGATTTCCTGGATATACGACATTAACTTTATGAGCCCCATCAATGACCCATCCTATTTGAACCTTAACGTAATCGGGATTTTCCTTATACGCTCTTATTTCATTAGGATTAATAGTTATTCCTTCTTCATTTTTATCAACTGTCAATTCGTTGCGAACTTCCGGTTCTAAAAGACCAATACCAGCGTGCGTAACACCAAAACGTCCGAAAATTATAGGAGTTAAAGAAGTAGATACAAAATTTCTGAAATAGAACACTTTATTTTTAACTAGTGCTTCGTATATAGGAGCAGTCATACTCTGTGCACGATAAACTGTGATGCCTTCTGGTATACGGTCGCCATTTTCAAAAGCGGAATCCAAATTATTAACTGCAGATTCGATATCTTTTTCGCTCATAACCTCATAGTTCTGGGGATTATAACGTCCTAAAAGAAGATTATTTATGTCTGTATATCCTGAACCACAATATTCTCTGATGCCGCGCTTTTGTGATGGGGTATATTTAGAGCCCTCACGAGCAATAGTAATATCGACCATAATACCACCACCTACACCAGCAAAACTATACACACGTTTTTTAATGAACTTAGTCTTGGCTGCTTTCCACTTGGACTCGGTTAATTCATTCCAGACGTCGTCAGGTTGCCCTTTACGAGTTTTGTTATGCATAGCCAGCCATTCGCCTTTGTATTCTTCGAAAACGGTATTAATAGCAGAGGCATATTTTTCTAGAGCTTTAACAGAGGTCAAAGGTTCGTTTTTTATTGCTGTAAGAATTTTCTCTTTAATTTTCTCTTGGATTTCGCCAATACCGTGAAGTGGGAACATTTTATAATCGTAATGCAATTCTTCAGCAGTGCCTTCAGCTACTATATTAGCAACCTTATTTTTAGCCGCAGGAGAATTGTTATTAGTGACCATTTCCTGGGCCTCAGGGATTAATGGAACTGTTGCCGGTTTATTAAAATCTACTGCAGTAGCTTCATATTTCTTAAACAGCTCACTTTCATTACGATAAGATTCTAACGATTGACTTGCTGCAATAGCACGTCGAGAAATCTTAGTCTTGGTTATAACCATTTTATCAGTGCGACGTTCTTCAACCTTAGCAATACTACCGGCGATAGCAGTTTCTTTAGTAACCTGCACGCCTTCTTTTTTAGAAATATAAACTTCACCGACATCAGAATCTACCTTAGTATACAATTCAGCATTAATTCCAGGCATACCTTTGATATCTTCTATATCAGCTTGTTTACGAACTACCAGGATGTAAGTATGTTTACCGGTAAATTGGTACATAGCCGGAACTACTTTAAAACGTCCACCTGTTTTCTGTGCTACCAAACGTTGGATAATCCGTTGAACGATAGGGCCTTGACCTTTCATTTTCTTAGTAGGGAAACGGAACATCACGGCATCCATACGAAGCTTTTTAACTTGGTCATAAACCACATCAAAAATAGTATTAATCGCATCTACGGGAGTAGGGCCTAGGCCACCTTTAAGTTCGGCAGGCGAACCTTTAGCTGAAAGGCTCATAAGGATAACGTGGGCATATTTATCACCCATCTTAACCTGTTTAATAGCATCACCTTCAGAAGCGTAGGATACCATACGCGCCACTAATTGGGATTCTGCGTCACCAATCTTCCAAATCTGGGGTACTTTAAGTTTTGGGTTCAAGTTTACTGTAGGCAGTGTGCCTTCGGACTCAAACACTTCATTTAATTGTTCGGTCATAATAATTCCTCTTTAATAACCTTATTTATGCCAGAAAAGGCCCGAAGGCCTTTATTAAAGTACTAACAGCGTACGGTACACTTCAAATTTAGGACCCTTTTCATAGCGGTCGAAATTATCTTTAAAATCAGCGAACGCGATTTCATTTTCAAATTCAAGGACAATTTGGGACACTGCAGTGGAGACATCCCCACCTTCTTTATATCCAATAACCACGGTTTCTAAATAAGCTTTCATATTATAGACCAGTTTGAGACCAATCACCGAATACATCTTCAAATGTATCAGCTTCTGTTTTATCGAAACGCCAACCTTTAATGATTGGAAGGAAAATACCTACAGTATCAGTACGTCCTTTAGAATGAACCCAACCATTACATTCACAGTCAGCAATACGTCCAATCAACTTACCTTCACGAGCTTGTTTCATAAGAAGTTCACGGTCTAAATCAGGTCGGTCTTCCAATGGAATCAATACCTTTTTACCTGATTTATCTTTCTTATGGGTAGTATCTTTAAAGCCTGAACCACAGTCACTTGTAATTCGACGACAATGTGATACTAATTCAACACCACCAAGTTTGTTAGGGTCCTTCGAGTGTTCATAATAACCTACCACTTCTAAAGCGATATCGATTACTTCTTTGAACTTGATAAGATTCTTAGAACGGCGGTTTTCCCAGTAGGAGTCCATGTTCTTAAGGATAATACCTTCCAGGCCCTGGTCGACATATTTCTTATAAACGACTTTAGCTTCTTCAAGATTATTAACCCACTGGTTTTCGATAGCTTCAACCCGCGTTGTACCATGCAATACGACATTATGAGCCACCATAAGTTCTAAGGCTGTAAAGCGTACATCATACTTATCGCCTTTAATTTTGCCTTCAGAATACACGACATCCAGTGGGACATAATCCCATGCCTGTAATACCATACCAGCGGCTTCAGTAGCCGAAATAGTTCCTTGAAGAGCCTTATTAGCCAATCCATTTGACGTAGAACGATCGGCGACAGTTTGGAATTCCTTAGCCTTACTTAATTCAGGAAGTTCCTCGTCAAACATACTAAACAAATCATTAGATGCTTTAGGTTCTACCTTAGGAGTATGGTAAACTAATTCGCCATCAATCATAACGCCATTAGGATGGCGTTGTCGAGCTTCTTCGGTCATGGCCATTAATTCAGCCGCCAAAAGATTAAGCCCTTGATATTCGTTACCACCACGAGTAAGGAATGTCACACCATCGTTACGAACTTCGGCAAAACAACGAGCACCATCAGCTTTTAATTGAGCAAACGCTGGCCATTTAATATTTTTCTTAATCAAAGCTTCATCATAAGAACTCGCCAACATCTGCGGTTGTTCAGGGATTAAACCTTTCCAAACCTTGTTAGCAATAGAAATCGATGCACCACATTCAAGGTCGCGCATCATTACACGACGTAATACCTCGGCATCCGGGGCCTTAGCATCAGCAATGATTTGAGCCAGTTCTTCAATAGCCGCATTACCCGTAATCTTACGTGTGGCTAATGTGAATTCAGCGAAATCAAGAAGGTCTTCAAGAGTAATCATACCAAAGGATTGAGATGTAAATCCAGGTTCTGGCCACTTTTTAATACCGTAGTTCAGACGACGGGTATAAGCCATACGATAAACACGTTTCAGAAGCTCATTGTCCTTTTCACGAGCAATAATGGCTTCTTTAGCTTTAGTAGAATCAATAGCAGCAATTTCGTTTAAAATATCTAAAATCATAATCACCTCATTAGTCATGGATTCTATTATAAGCCACATCAGCCAAAAGCAAGTCTAATCGCTTATGATAAGAGAACACAAATCTCATTCGCCCATCAGATTTGAACTTGGACATAAAGTGGACATAAATGAATCCCTGTTCGACGCATTCGCGCCAAACAGGATGGTCTTTAGCCGGATTTACATCAAATGAGTAATCATGATTCACATGACGAATAAACTGGTTTACATGACCATAATCCATTGTAGTGGTAGGACCATAGTCTGAAATTGTATGAACTACAAACATATTAACCTCGAGCAATCCATTCAACTGCGGCATTATTACGAAGGGATTCGATTGCTGCGATATCGTCCCATGAATTAACCTTTACGGCCAAATTAGGTTTAAAGTCACGTTCACCACGAGCCAACCAATAAACTTGGATATCCATGAGAACATTAGATGCGGCATCACAGTGGTGAGCCAAATCATCAACATAAAACTTAATACGTTTACCGTACGTATTTTTAGCTCTTATGAAGAGGTCTTCTTTTGATTCTGAATGACCACACATCAGAATCTCCTTGAATGCGCCAGGGAACAAAGCATTCAAATTGAATTGTCTATTCAGCAGTGCATCAATTGAGTCGCCTAGCGCAGTCACGGCTACAAAATCGAAGTCTTTTTTGAGCTTGTTGATATGTTTTAATGCGTCCATGTAAGGAGACAGATAACGAATAAAATCTGACTGATTGTACTTCTCGATTAAACGAGCGCCTAATTCATTATCACAATTAAACAGCTCACCAGGAGATAAGAAACGTTCGTCCTGAATCATATTCAAAATATGTTCTAAAGGCAAATTATATTTCTGTGCGAAATAAGGCAAGCCGGACTGCCAACTTAAACATACTCCATCGATATCTGTTAAGATAACTGGTTTCATAATAAATCTCTCAATTTGTTTAGGATGTCGATAAACTCTTTTTCAGTTAGTATTGTATCACATTCTGTAAGGTGGCTCGCCATCGAATGCTTTAAAACTTTGCCCTTTGTAGCTTGTAATGCGTCGCGGAATCCTTTGTTTTGGAGCGCTGCTTCAAAATATGCATTTGTATACAACTCTTTCCATGATGTAGAGTATCTTGAAAAGGGAATTCCAAGCCAGAAAAGCGTCCCACGGTCCGCAGCTCTTGCATAAGCTCTTCCAGTTTGTTGTGCGGCCAGACCGGACATCCCAAATATACGTTTTTGTTGTTCATGATTTCTCACCTTACACCCTTGGAGGAATCCTTCGAGCCCTCCAAATTGGATACCATCCATAACGAAAGGCCATTTAGCAAAGTTACTTAATGCACACGATGGCCATGGAAAATTGCTTCTTATTTCTAACTCAGACATCTTTGACACTTATAATTTCGACATCAGCCCAATGACCATAACCAGGTAGACGGTCTTCAATAGATAATCCGCCATCAGATTTCAGCATTTTAATTGTTTTAGTATATGGTTCATCTTGCGGATGCACAGGAGATAAATCAGTCACACGATAAGTCACTTCGACCATTTCCGTACCTAATAATTTCTGAATCAATTTCTTAACCATATTATCCTCGCTTTAAACATTTGATTACAGACAGTTCACCACCCATGCGAACATCTTCAGTTCCATCGACCCATAGGACGGTGTAGGCTTCTTTAATAGTAACATTACCTAATTTAAAAGCAGGTAGAACCTTTGAAATCATTCCAGGAATACCTACACCTTTTAGCTGAACAGTTTGTGATAAGAATAGTTGCATTAGAACCTCATCTGAAAGCCATGTGATTTAACATTACCACCATAGATGTCAGAGGTATTGACTTCACGGGCGACACTTGGGTCGATATTGATATCATGGTTTAGCTTAGTGATTGCTAGGGTATCACGACCATTAACAGTACGGAATTCTACCGGGCATACAACATCGGCATAAGCCTTAATAGATTCACGAGTAGGTTGTTTGTCGGCAGGAACATCTTTACCTGCTTTAGAGAAAACAACTTCACAGAAATTTTTACGAGTATCAAAATAAGTGGTCATAAACATAATATTTTCCTCAAAGGAGGCCGAAGCCTCCATTTTTAAGATTAGATGTCGAATTCGTTCAGAACTACATCAAAGATTGCTTCCAGGTGTTCAGGTTTAGCTCGGTTGCTCAGGATGTGACGAATCCAAGTTTTAACCAGAAGCTTACGATTAACACCGTTCCAGCAAGGATGGGTACCTAAATCACGTTGACGGAAATCATCATCTAAAGCGATTTTAAAAGTAGAACCTTCCATTGTGATTGAAACCGTAATACCATTTTCAAAGCGCATATAAACGTAGTTAGGAGTCATGCACTGTTCGATTTCGCACACCGCGCCGTTGTTGTGTTTCCACAGGCAAATAACTTCAGAAGAACCAGCGATACCGTTAGAAACATATTTACGTTCGAAGTTGATGTAGTTCATTTTATTCTCCAGTTTGTTTTCGTATTATTTGGTACAGGTCTATAATAACACAACCTGTACCAAAGTAAAACATTTATTTCACAACATTCCAATTTTTCATATCAAGTTTACCAACTTTTTTCATCTGAGCAATCAGACGTTCAGCACGTGTACGGGCATTAACATAATAGAATTCACCATTTTTGTTTTCTTCAATACGACCAGTAATTACAGTTTTCAGTTCATAAATCCAACCTGTAAAGAAGTTGTGAAGCTCGATGGTGAATGTAAAATCAGTACCCATACCTTCAGTTGTTTCAACTTCGATGATATCACCTTCAACTGCAGTCAGGACCCACATGGTTTCTTGATATTCACCGTTGAAACATTTAGCTTTAACAGATGCATTCAGATTTACAGTTTTCATTTTATTCTCCAGTTTGTTTTAGTATTATTTGGTACATGTCTATAGTATCATGCCTACCGGAGATGTACACCCTTTTTTAAAGATTTAGAAACAAAAATGGGACTCCGAAGAGTCCCATAACTTATGCCTGAGGCTTACCAAAGCAAGCAGCATCTGCACGCAATACTGCACGAGCACGAGCTTGAAGCTTATCAACTACCTGATTGATACGCTTGTTGGACGCACGCTTGTAACCAGCGCGTTTAGAGGTACCGTCAACTACTTTAACTTCTTTCTTAGCCATTTTTAAATCTCTTAAATTAGGATGCAGGACTTATTGGCGTTGCCTGCGCAAGCCCTCAAGGGGAACATAGGTTTCGGATATTTAACGACAGGATAACCATAAACCTCGTCATCATACCAACCACGACTTAGACAGATAACCTTTTTCTGACGCGTGATAGTACAAAATACATTCAAGAGGTACACCGTAAAACTGTTGGGGTCTTAAAACTATAATGATTCGCAAATCATTAATCAAACAGTTCGACGGCTCCTCGATTTAACTTACTTCAGGGTAATAATAAAATGACGTACTGCTTTACGAGCTGCTGAAGCCAAAGGCTTAGCAAATTTCAGTTCATCTTTAGCTTCCAGTTCAGCAGCCAGAGTAGCCTGAGCAGGATTCAGATGTTTGAAATAACGCAGGATTTCCAGTGCTTCGGCTTCAACATCAATAGATGCGCCGTAGTTTTCGTGACCGTTGTTCCAAGCGTTGCGTTGCAGTTCAAGAGCGTGATTCAATTGTTTGTTCATTTTAGTTTCTCAATTCGAGATAAAGATTGGTGGACACGTTCTTCTGAATTTCACTTCCTTTCGGCAAGTCTCTCAGTTGTAGTCCACCGCTTAGGATTCTCCGGTTAACTAACTAGTCCGGCAGCCAATCCATATTATTATTTATATCACTTATAAAGGCAAGGAATAGCTTTATAGTGACAGGTAACGAATTTTTGTTTAATTTCTTTAGGTTGTTTAATACCCAATGCAACCAAAGGATGAGGCACGTTAGCAATCTTACCAACAGGAAGTGGAGTCAAATCACCTACTTCACAAAAATCTTCAGGGACATCAGGTCCTACAGAATAAATTTCACAAAGTTCAGGGATTTCACCTTGATGAAGTTTGCCAATAACGATACCAGATGCAGTAGTTTCTTCATCACCGGCTTGTTTTGGTTCGGAAACGAGAATAACATATTCTCCGACCGCTTTAATAGGAAGTTCCATATTTAATCCATATTGTTTTGTTGATAGATTAATAATAACACGCTATTCTTAAAGCATATTACAGGACAAGCAGAGTTTCGGTCTGAAGGCCGTTAATAGAAATCAGCTTATCGAAACGGAATGAGCGCCAATCACTGGCCTTAGTATCAAATACTCTGATATAATTAACAGGTTCTTTATTGGCTTCTGGTCCAGGGGCCTGGACTTCTTTATACGGAAGCAGGTCTAAGTCGCGTGTACAAGTCATACGACGGGCACTACCATCAGCCTTTTCAAACAGGACTTCGTGAGTACCCACAGACAAAATAGTCTTGACTTTTTCACGGAGACGAATAGTTTCTTGTTCAGTTAAAATCATAATTATTCCAGAATAGTTTTGATAGTGGTTGCATTACGCTCTTTTAGAGCTCTTAATAGGCTATGGCAATTTTCAAGAATAGGTACTGTTTTGTAGTTCATGTTGGCATAAACCCACTCGGATTTATAGTACGATTTCCAACGAGAGAAAAAGTACTTTTTATATTCTACTGAATAAGCTATCAGGTTTTCACCTTTTGAGTTCAGACCTGAAAACTTAACTAAACGAAATTTCATTTTGTTTCCTTCAATTAGGATGCTTAGCCTTCGATTTTTATATAATCAATGCGGACAATATACTTGGTTTCGCCGCCACGAGTTTCTTTACGAACTTCACGGACTAATACCAATTCTGGGTTTACATTTACCAATTGGTCAATAACATATTCGATATCACTAGTAGAATGAGTCGAAATTTCGCCAGTAGAATTGCCTTTAAGCTGTTCAATAACATAAAGTGGACCTACTTTAATAGATTTGATACCTTTTTGGAGAAGAGCATCAATAAATGTATCTGTGTAATCAACAGTAACCACTTGTTTAGGTTTTTCAAATAAAATATTCATTATTCACCGCAATAGTTTTGAATTGATTCCCAGTTCAAAGAACGGAGACCTGTACGATTATACTGGATAACTTCGATGCCTGATTCACGGAGGATATCGTCCCAACCTTCAGGATTTCGGTCATAGAGCTCAGCATAAACCAATGTTTTAATTCCGGACTGCGCAATAGACTTAGCACAATCAGCGCACGGAGATAACGTCACGTACATCGTAGCGCCATCAATAGAACTTCCGGTACGAGCTGCAAACAAAATAGCATTCAGTTCGGCATGGATTTCATTTTTAGATGACCATGCAGCGTGAGCCATTCGGTGTTCTTTAAGAAGAACGGATTTATGCGACATTCGCGTCGGGTCATACACAACACGGGTCCAATCCTGTTCTACAGCATGGTCACAACAGTTAACACCACCGGAAGGCGAACCGTTATAACCTGTAGAGATAATGCGACCATTCTTTTCGATAACCGCACCCACTTTCCACGAACAACATTTTGATTCTTGAGAAATCAGATATGCAATCTGAAGGTATGTGCTTGCTTTCATTACATCACCACTAGATAAGCTGTATTATTGGTTTCGACACGATATAAATCGGTACGAAGTTTAGTGATAGATTTCACACGTGAGGTTAATATACCATAACCGTCTGGGAAGCGTTTTTGTTTATCGAAAAATACCGCTGCCGGAATTCGATCACCAATTTCAACCGGAAGAACAGTAGCCAGCACAGCATCATATGTTGAAGTATGGATGCTTTGGAAATCTTCACTCAGTTTAAAAAGGTCTTTGATGTACTGAGTAGCCTTTTCAGAGAGACCTCGATGGTCTCCGTCTTCGTCAGATTGTAAGGTGGCATTAACTGCCGGTTTTAAATTAAGCATCAATATACACCCGCTGCGCTTCGACCAGACCATCAGAACCAAGTTTCAATTGGGTAACCTGGCCGCCATTTTTAAGATTAACTATAACCAATACCGCACGTGGTGTTTCCTGGATTACTCGCAGAGTTGCATCAGGAAAATGTACAGAAACCTTATTAATCAGGGCCTGAGCAAATTCTTTAACTTTAACTTGGAACTGCTCTACAGTAATAGGTTGTTCGCTCAGCATTAGATGGTCTCCAACTTAAGTTGTTTGGTAGTGGTAGCTTGGGTAACGTCGCCTTTAACAATATAACACACTTGTTGGAACGAATTAGTCAAAAGCTCTTCAGCCTGACGATCGGCTTGTTCCTTTGTGTTATGGCGAGAATGAACTTCAATCTTACCATTTTTAACAATAAGCACTTTCCAATCGGCTGGAGTTTTAATAGGTTTGATTTCAGGGTTCTGGAAAACTAACTGCACTTCTTTAGGGTCTACCACTTCGATAAAGTATTCGAATTCATGGCTAAAAAAGCCCGCTGAATTAAAAAGAACACTATTTGCATCGTCAGGATTACCTGTCATTTTGCTCGGGTCGACAAACATCATCTCGTCATATACACGAATTCGGCTTACACGTTCACGCCCATTATGGTAATCAATTTCAACTTCAAACGGATTCATACCTACATACTTAGCAAAAGCCGTATTGAGGCCATAAGCACCGTTATTAGTGAATTTGTTTTTAGTGTATTCACCAACGAACTTGTAAAACTTACGCTCTTCAAAGAACTTACTCATTTCGATTTCCTCATTTGTTTCGGTAAGGTCATCATATCACCGTCCTTGGTGAAAGTAAACACCTTTTTTAAATTGCTTCGACAACTACCGTTTGTTTCTGGAAGTCCATTTTGCATGAAATAGCCAAAATATGGTTATCAATTTTAAATGGAACAATTGCAAATGCTGCACCAGGCGTGAGTTGAACAGTGATTGCATCAACTGCATCTGGGAACATGATTTCCAGAATAGCAGACAAACGACCGTGCACTTTTAGTTCAGTCGACGTGTCGACGGGTTCGTATAGGTAATCAGATACAATCTGACTAAAAACTACTTTAACAATTTCAGAATAAGTAGGGAACATAATTACCTCAGTGTACAGTATGGACCTTCACGTTAACAATAAACCGGTCAACGACTTCAGTCAGAGGAACGAACTCAACATAGTACTCGCCTTTGTAACGTTCATTGAGGTCATTACGAAGGGCTGCTAGTGAGTTAATGAGGGCAGGAGACATATTCAGACCTACCAATTTCTGAAGCTCTTTATAAGCTTCTTCTTCAACTTCATGGTGTTTGTTATACATAATGTTCTTCCAAGAAGGCAAGGAGTTCAGGAGCGGATTTAAAAATACCACCATCGACCTTGTCTTCATCTTTATAGTCCATAACATCCAGGCCAATGCGTCCATCAGTTAAAGGCCACACGCCGAAGAAAAAGCATTTACGTTTTTCAATTTCTTCGATTGTACGAAAAATCTTTTCGATATTATTCATTAAAAGTCCCCATGAGCGACCTGCCAACATTCAACACCAATACGCCGCCACATTTCAACCACTTGGGTACGGTCGTCAATAGCTAATTTAACATCAAAGTGCGGAGCAATTTTTTCCCAGAAGATTTCTTCTTTAACGATGTCATCTTTACGGTCGTCACCTTGTTCGCGTTGGCACTGCATGACCAATGGTACACCGGCAAAGTCCTCAACCCATTTACGAGTCATACGATAATATTTCATTGGGTCTTCTTTAGTACCACTTTCACGGCCACTTACTACGATAATCTGATAACCCATATTGGCATACATCTTAGTCAGTTCAACAACCATAGGATTAATGACGTCAGTATCACACTTCTCAAGGTCGTATGGACTACGGTCCGCCATTTTGGCTAGTGTACCATCAACGTCAAAGATAACCGCTTTAGGTTTGCCAGGAGTCCCTGTATAAACCGGAAGTCCAAGATAAGCCCGCATATGACTATACATGGAACGCAGAACGTCAATAGGTACTGCTTTTGAACCACGGCGACTGTTACGTTTAACCAGTTCAGTCCAAGGAACATCGAATACTTTATATTCAACTTCCCAGCCATATTCTTTAGCAAAGGTTTCCCACATCAAACGACGTTCAGGATTTAAGTTGGTGTCTGAAATAATTACACCCTTAACAGAATCGCCGCCGTATAAAATACCCTTTGCCGCATCAAACTGCATACAAGTCACGATGCCTTCTTTCTTCTTAGAGTATTTGTATTGGTCGCGCTCTTCATGACCCATAATTGATTGGCGATAGTCATCACGGTTGATGTTAAAATAGCCAGGGTTCTTAGCGATGAATTCACGAGTCCAAGTGCTCTTGCCTGAGCCAGGACAACCAACAGTCAAAATAATTTTCTTCATCATTTAATTCCTAACAGAATTTTAAGGAGGCGAATACGTAATTCAGTACGCTCTTCACCTAATTTGGCTACGGCCTTATTATTTGATCGGCGAGAGGTATTGGCAGAGATGAACATAATCAAATGTTTCTTTAGTTCACCCATATCCACACCTTGAGCCTTAGCCGCTTTACGTAGAGCTTTGCCTGCATTGTCTAGGACCCGTGCAGCGTCTTCGTCATGTTCAGATAATTTCAATCCATAACATAAATCCACGTAATTATCAGAGCACTTGATATAGTTTTCTAATAATTCTTTCATAATAATTTCCTCAATTTTTATAATCCGTAGGAGCATTATACTCTGCTCCCAAGAGTTTGTAAACTACTTTCCGAAAAGACCATGCATACACATGCTGAACACAATCCCAAAACAAAAGAATGCAGCGCCAAATCTAACGGCATCCCAACCGCAAACGCATGTCTCAATCATTTGCACTTCCCCTCTTTTAGTCCAGAACGATAATAACATAACATAGATTTCTGGTCTTGTACATATCTTTTTACGTCATTCAACCAAATACGATGTTCTTGGGAGTCTTCGAAAGGCATTCCAACCCAGGCCTTACCGTCGATTACCTTAACCTGCCATTTAACATTATGTTCGGCGATAGGTTGTGGCCATGAAGGATGCAGTTGTTGCTTAGGCACTACAGGGATGTCCTGGGCACATCCAACTAACAAGCCAATAGATAATACTACCGCAGATAATTTAATCATTCTGTAATGCTCCTGAAGTCTTGGGCAAAGGAATCGAAGGACTTGTTGATTTGTTTTTCGACCAATCCTGGCTTACTTGCCACCACGTGCGCCTTCTTCGAATCTTTACGGAGCTTTTCATTTTCTACCTTAATTTTATCCATTCGGGCATTCATTTCAGTAGTACGGAATTCAATATCCGAGTATTGGCCACGTAGGTCCTCTACGGCTTCGGCATTCTGTTTGGCCGTTTGCTGGGTAGTTTTCAGTTCTTCAGTAAGGGTATCAATACGACTTGATTGATACGAAATAAAACCGTAAGCACCTACTGCAATGGCTCCAGCTAAAAGGTAAATACTTAATTTAGACATTTGGTAATAATCTCGATGATGTCATCACGTGACAGGGAATTAATAAGAACTGTTTTAGGATTTTCACACTGAATTTTGTACGTTTCGAACATAAAACACAATTCTTCAGCGGTATGGTAAGGACTTGAAATGCCAAGGCGATTAAACTTGTCGCTTAATGGGTCACAAATCAAATAGAAAGTGATGCCTGAGATTTTAACATTAGGTTGGCTAATATTAATGAACACCTCGGCATCGTACTTGGAAAGGTTGTTTCGGAGAAACTCGACCATAGAGTTAACAGCTTGAGGCATTGCTTCACGCTTTTCTTCAGCGTAACGGGTAGAGTATTCTTTTTGCTTGATTTTCTTTTTAGCATTTTTAGCTAAAGTAACACGAAGATCGGTCAGGTAACCTACTGCACGAGAACCTTTAAAAACTTGGATGCCGTCAGTAGAGTCACCAAAAGCCTTAACAACCATTTCGTTAGTAATCATTTGCATATTCATTTTGTTTTCTCCTCATTAGTCGGTAAGTCTATACTAACACGTCATGAGGAGATGTAAACTACTCTACCACAATTTCTTTCAAATATTTTTCAGGGATTTGGGCCTTATGATTTTTCAAGAACACAGAGTTAATCTGGTCCATGACCGTATCATAATTAATACCGCCTACGTACGCCTGCATAAGAATAGAGAACAACCCTGGGAAGTCCTTAAGGATTAGCTGTCCAGTAACGGCATAGTCTTTACGGTCGCGACCTTTGAGTTGAGAGTAAGCTGCTTCTAACAAGGCTAATGATTGTTCTAGGTAATCTAAATGGATGCGTTCAAAGGCATCGATTTTCTCGATAGCAAAGGAATCTGTACTGAACAGACCACGAAGGTCATCAGTTCCACCAGCCACTACAACTTCAAACAAACGTTCGTTGTTGTTAATGGAATCTTTGGTATGATGCAGTGCACTGTACCAGGCGGTTTTGAGTTTAAAGAACGTACCATCTTTCAGTACAAAGATGAAACCTTCAATGCCTTCCTGCTTACGGATGTTTTCTACGAAATCGCCCTCAGCGAGCTCATAACTTTCAACCAAATGTTTACGCAGTGCACTGTCCTTAAACAGCTCGGTATACGGAACATATTCACCCGTTTCATTATTACGAACGTTCAACAGGATGAGGTTCGTTTCTTGGTAAGCCAGCACAATACGGTTAGTAGGTGCAACATATTCAAGGTTGCAGGTATACCCAGCTTTGGTGATTTCTTCTAGACGTGCGGCAAAGGCCTCGTTCTCAGGGAGACGAAGGAAGCGTAAAGAATCATGCACCATTGATGAATGGATAGAGCCTTTAGATTTAACAGAAAGATACTGTCGGTCCATGAATGTAGAAATCAGAGAACCATCTTCCTTAGCCATCACGAGGTCGATATTTTCTGGCGACAAATCCAGACCGATAGTCAGTGGGTTTTCGTCGAGGTTAAAGAACTTTTGCATAGGACGAGCAGCAATACGTACAGGACCGTTCTCGTCCATTTCAAACATAATGCCTCGGCACTCTAGTGCGCCGTCTTCCAACCAATCACTGTACGATGCATAGTTATAACTAAAGATGCGATAGTTGACTCCTAGCGCACTCTGAAAGTCTTTAAAGAAGAACTTAGATTTAGTCGAGTTTTTAACCAGGGCCATCAAGTTATCATATAATTCAATCATTGCTTTACCTTAAAATTTTCAACCATTTGATAATAGGATACATCAGGATAATTTAAAGCTACCATCTTGCGTTTAAAGGTTCTATGACCACATCGGCCCATTTTAACCCAATGTTCGAAAAGCTCCTTTTCGTAAAGCCAATGTTCCTTACGCTTGGAAGAAGGAACTCCTAGGGTTTTGGTATTAGAATTTGCTTTTAATCCTGAATTTTTTTCAAAGGCCGCTATAAGGCCTCCGTAATGCTCATTAGGATATCCTAATGAAACCGCCAAGCGCCCAAATCTTCCGTATCCTAATAGACCGTTATTTACCCATAATTCAAAAAGCTCATCATAAAAATACCATTGTGATAATTTATCACCGGTTTTATGACCCCTGCCTCCAAGAACAACATTTAAACAATATGGGTCCATTAAGGCCTCATAACATACCAATTCCTTTTCTTTATCATAAGCTTCTTGTTCATCCGAATGAAATGATAAAATTTCCTTAATAAATCTAAAATTTCTTTTTATATAGGGTAGTTTTACACCACTACCGCTATAAATGTCATTTTCAGGGTCCTCGTTAGACCTTTTACCTATATAATAGTGGTCTTTAAATGGGCCTTCCATAACTGTAATTTTGTATATGTAATGTTTCTTCATTTGGCACGGTGTTGGGTATTCCAAGGTGGATTAAATTTCTTTATGAACATTGGCTCTTCAAGAGACATGGTCTCAACTGACATAGTTCCAAGTTCGTTAGTCATCGACAGATTAAAGCACTGCCGTGCATAGAACTCTACCTTTTTACCTGCCATTAATGCTTCATGAATCAGAATGGACTTAGTCGAATCTGACGTTTGGTCCTTACGATTAATGGCTGTTCGGTAGTAGTTGATGCGCTTACGAAGATTTTTAGTCTTCCCGATGTAGACTAGTATATCATCAACCGCTATAGCATATATGACATTTTGTTTATTTGGTACTGTGAGTGGAGCAATGCTGGCGTCATCTTGGAGTTCTAGGGTTACGTACTTGATAAAGCTAAATTCGTCTGCGATTTCTTTCATAGCAATAAGGGGCCGAAGCCCCATTCCTTAAAAATATTTCTTGTACGATGCCATTACTTTTTCATCGACATCGTTATCAATTTGTGCTACAAGGTAAGAACTGATTTCCACTTCCTGAGGAGCAGCCTGTACAGCATCAGAGTTCAGGTATTCGCGAATCCAAGGATAAGGATGGCGGGCAGGAGCATCAGTAATAGGACACGGTAAGCCACATTGCTTCATACGAGAAACTGTCAGGTAATCGACAAAAGCACCCATGTTCTGAGTATTTAATCCAGGGCAAGTACCATCTTTGAACAGGTGAGCAGCCCATTCTTTTTCTTGACGGTTAACTTCCATGAAAATATCAACTGCTTCTTGTTCACACTCTTGAGCAATTTTAACCCATTCGTCACCGTCAGTACCAAGTTGGAGTTGACGAATAATGTACTGAGTACCTTTAAGGTGAAGCTGTTCATCACGTGCAATGAACTTCATAATCTTAGCATTACCTTCCATGATTTCCATGTTTTTATGGAAGTTAAAGGTGCATGCGAAAGATACATAAAAACGAATAGCTTCCAATGCGTTGATTACATGAAGGCAAAGGTAAAGGGATTTCATTAGCTCACGCTTCCAATACATCTCATGCTCAATAGCATCTTCAATATCGTCTTCGTCTGCATTAATTTCTTTTTGGTATTCGATATCAGCTTTAGCATTCTGCCAATAGCGAGTTTTCTCAATAACGTCGTCGTAATAACGACCAATAGATTCAGCACGTTTCATAATAGCGTCATCTAACAGAATTTCATCAAATACCTTTGACGGGTCTGTATAGAGGTTACGCATGATATGGGTATATGAACGAGAGTGAATAGTCTCACTAAAGGTCCATGTAGCCACCCATGTATCAAGGCTAGGGTCTGAAATCAAGGCTTGAAGTGCAGCAGAAGGAGCACGTCCTTGGATACTATCCAGAAGTGATTGATACTTCAGGTTATTGGTAAAAATATTTTGTTGGAATTGTGGAAGCTTATTAAATTGAGCAGCATCCATCATCAAGTTGACTTCTTCTGGACGCCAGAAAAAACTCAACTGCTTTTCACAAAGCTCTTCGAATACTTTATGACGTTGGATATCATAACGAGCAATACCCAATCCTGAACCAAAGAACATCGGTTCGGCTAAAACATCAACTGGGGTGGTATTAAAAACTGTAGACATGTTATTCTCATTTGTTAGTGACTCATCCATGAGTCAATTATAATCAGATTTTATTAAAGCTTACAAGCTGCACAATCGTCGGCTTTAGGAGTTTCGATTTCATAGTCATCAGTACCAGAGCCATCACGGGTATTATGATAGTAAAGGTTCTTACCACCGTAGTACCAGAAATACAGCAGGTCATCAAGCATTACCGACATCGGAACTTTTCCTTTTGGAAAAATCTGTGGGTCATAATATGTATTAGCTGATGCCGATTGACACACCCATTTCAACGCTATTGCCACTTGGGTAAGATAAGGTTTATTACCTTTCTTAGCGAGGCTCCAAGCGTAATCGTAGAGTCCTTGGTTATGTTCTACATTAGGAACTACCTGACGGAAGTTACCTTCTTTAGATTCTTTAATACTTACCGGACCACGTGGAGGTTCGATACCGTTTGTAGAGTTGGAAACCTGGCTGCTTGATTCACACGGCATAAGTGCTGATAATGTGCTATTACGGATGCCATGTTTAGCCAAGTCTTCCCGCAACGACGTCCAGTCACAAACATAGTTAGGGGCTGCGATTTGGTCAATCTTTTTATTGTACCAGTCGATAGGTAATTCGCCTCGAGACCATTTAGTGTCTGAATAATACTCGCAATGTCCTTTTTCTTCGGCCAGCTTGATGGATGCTCGGATAAGTCCATATTGTAATCTCTCAAACAATTCATGAGTTAAATCGTTAGCGTCTTCATAAGAAGCAAAGTTGCTTGCTAACCAAGCGGCGTAGTTCGTAACACCAACACCCAGGTTACGACGTTTCTTAGCCTTCAGAGCTTCAGGAACAGGATAATCTTGATAGTCCAACAGGTTATCAAGTGCACGTACTTGTACTTCAGCCAGCTCGTTGATTTTGTCTTGGTCCTGCCAATCGAAGTTATCCAATACGAATGCAGACAACGTACACAAACCAATTTCAGCGTCAGGACTATTCACGTCAGTAGTCGGGATAGCAATTTCACAACACAAGTTGCTCTGACGAATAGGAGCTTTTTCACGAATAAATGGTGTGAAGTTGTTAGTGTTATCAACGAACTGAGGATAAATTCGTGCAGTGCCTGAACGTTCAGTCATGAACAATTCGAAAAGGTCGCGTGCCTTAATACGTTTCTTACGAATACTAGGGTCTTTTTCTGCGGCTTCATACAATTCACGGAAACGGTCTTGGTCTTCGAAATAAGAATAGTAAAGCTCACCACCCATTTCATGAGGACTAAACAACGTGATGTAATCATTTTTACCGAAACGTTCCATCATAAGGTCGTTCATCTGGATTCCGTAGTCCATATGGCGAATACGGTTCTCATCGACACCTTTGTTGTTTTTCAGAACGAGCAGATTTTCAACTTCCAAATGCCAAATAGGATAATAAGCAGTAGCAGCGCCGCCACGGATTCCACCTTGTGAACATGATTTAACAGCAGTCTGGAAATGTTTCCAGAATGGAATAACACCGGTATGCTTGACTTCGCCCATGCCAATACGAGAACCTTCAGCACGAATCATACCAACGTTGATACCAATACCGGCACGTTTAGAAATGTATTCAATTATTGAGTTAGCAGTTTTGTTAATAGATTTCAGTGAGTCGCCTGCTTCAATAACCACACAAGAACTAAATTGACGGGTTGGTGTACGTGCTCCAGCCATAATAGGAGTTGGTAATGAAACCTGACGGGTACTTACAGCATCATAAAAACGAATAATATGTGCTAAACGATTACCTGGCTCGTCTTGGTGTAAGGCCATACCAATACACATGATAGCGAACTGAGGAGTTTCGTAGATTTTACCGGTTGTTTTATCTTTAACCAGATATTTCTCTTTAAGCTGCATCGCACCAGCATAAGTCAATTCGAAATCGCGTTCATGCTTTATATGAGATTCTAAGAAAGTAATTTCTTCTGCAGAATATCGAGACAACAATTCAGGGTCATATTTACCTTCGTTAACACAATAGGAAATATGGTCGATAAAGCTACGTGGTTCGAACTGCCCATAAACTTCTTTACGCAGTGCAAACATCAATTCTTTTGCAGCAACATATTGGTAATCAGGCTCTTCAACCGAGATAAGGTTGGCTGCTACCTTAACAGTCAGATTTTGGATATCTTTGGTAGTCATACCGTCACGAAGATGGGATTTGATTTCTTCGTATAATTCATAGGGGTCGATTTGGGTTCCTTCACAGCCCCAAGTCAGAACTTTAATAATTTTTTGTGCGTCAAAATCTTGGGATACACCACTACTTTTTTGTACTTGCATAATTTCCTCAATATGTTAGGTTCTATAATTATTCTATCATAGAACCTGTTAAGCATGGACTGATATTTATAGGTCTTCTAATGAGAACGTGTCTTTGAAAAGTTTGTTAACAACCAGGGCTATCACATCCCCATGACAGTCCTTAGGTTTACAGGTACACGCTATACGCATACCTCTAAGGGTTTCAAGATGTTCTCTTTTAATTTCGCCCGATTTTATTTTAGCAATAAAGTATTCTTTAAAGTTCTTGATGTTTTCCTCGCGGGTTCCATCTTTAAATGGATTACCCCACATAGTTCCACGTTGGATATTGACATCAAAGTCTTCTTTATACTTGTTAACAACTCTGCAAACTCTCATTATAGCACCAAATTCAGCCCAACCATAATAACCAAAAACAGAGTACAGATTATTTGAATTTTCATACAGCCATTTTAGCCTTAATAGTAGGGTGGGACTCATAACCAATGAGTTTAAAATCTTCATGGACCATATGCTCTGTTACCCAATGAAGCTGTAATGTCGTGCTCCAATCAGAGAATCCTTCAGGCCAATTAATTTCCAGTTCACAAAGCTCTTTAGGCTCACGACGAAGAACTTCTTGACATTGTTCAACGTGGTTAGAATAGATGTGCGTATTGCCGCCTGAGAACACTAAATCGCCAGGAATAAGATTACACATCTTAGCTACAATATGCACAAGAGCGGCGTAAGAGGCGATATTAAATGGCAATCCTAAGAACACGTCAACAGAACGCTGATACCACTGGAGGTCAAGATGGCCGTTACGAACGTTGAACTGGTAAAAGCAATGGCAAGGCGGAAGAGCCATCCGGTTGATTTCAGCCGGGTTCCATGCAGATACGATTTGACGACGGTCGTTAGGCATCTTTTTAATGCGGTCGATAATTTCTACAACCTGGTCGACACCACCAAAATCTCGCCATTGTTTACCGTATACAGGACCCAGTTCGCCGCTATGATAGCCAAGGTCTTTAGCTTGGTTTTCATAGTTTTCGTCCCAAATAGTTTTACCACCAATTAATGAACCGTGAGTACGTAAACGAAGGTCGTTAACGTTTGTTGAACCCGAAAGGAACCAAAGGAGCTCAGCAATGCAGGCTTTCCATGCTAATTTTTTAGTTGTTACTGCAGGAAAGCCTTTAGTTAAATCAAAACGTAATTTAGTACCGAACAGTGCAATTGTACCGGTGCCGGTACGGTCGTCGGTTTCGTAGCCATTTTCCAGGATATCTTTAATTAAAAATTGGTATTGTTTCATTAGTTCATCCAAGAATATGTAGAAGGATATTTGGCAAAGTTAGGCTTATATCCTAATTTAACCATTTGTTTTGCTTTGCGGGTAAATCCTAAAGAACGCTCGCCTTTAAGATACTGTTTTGGTGTCATATGCCCTTGATGCATCTGCCGGCAAATAAAAAGGGCCATAGCATTAGGAACATCCTTAACTTTTAATTTATTGCTCATTTGTATACTGTTTCCGTCAGTGTAGTAAGTTCGTCTATTTTATACCAATGGGTTTCAAGCATTTCACGTTGGCGAATTTCATGAAGGAAGTTTTCTTCCAATTGAACCGTAGAATTCACACGGTGGCATTTCTCGATACGGGAAACAACCACTTCATCAGCATACGGTAGTGCAGCATATAACAGAGAAGGCCCACCAATTACACTTACATTAAACGCTGGGTCGAGAACAGATTCAAATAATGTATTAGGGCTTGATAATTGGATTTCACTACCAGAAATAAAGGTTAAGTATTGCTCCCAAGTTATATAGAAATGGGCAAAATCACCATCTTGGGTTGTGGGGTAATCGCGTTTAAGGTCACATACCACCACATGGGTACGTCCCGGGAGTAATGTAGGCAATGATTGGAATGTTTTGGCACCCATAATCATGATTGTATCTTCAGTACGAGCTTTAAAATTCTGAAGGTCCTTTTTAACTCGTCCCCATGGAAGCCCATCACCCAAACCGAATGCATTTTGGTCAGTACCATCAACAGTTTTAGTTGGAGAATAAGCGAACACTAATTTAATCATTTTAATTCCTTAACTGTATTTTTAATAGCAGTAAAATCTTTGCGAATATCAAGAACCAATTTGTAAAGGTGATTAATGGTGTCGGTATCAAAATACGCTACCGCACAACGTGAGCCACGGATTTCTTCTAATGAATACTTGCTTTCACTTGACCCGTATCCAATGATACCACTAATGCACTTGTCATTAAGAGTATATTTCTGTGGACCATCAATATTATTTTTAGGATAGATGTAAAGGCTCCAATCAAATTTTTGTTCAAGCGTATTAACCTTAACTTCAAGAATCAGTTCAGGATGCGCATCATCTTTAGCAAAGCAAGTGTATTCAGTAAGCATTATATTTTCCTCACGCTTTCTTAGCAACTTTCCAGTCGGCTTTAAATTGGTCAATATCAGAATGGTGAATCCAGAAACCAGATGAGCTACCATCTTCATAAAGAGGACAACCATCACACTCATCTTTCCAACCCATTTCACACAAAGCTTGTTCGGCTTTTTCCAGAGCTTCCGGATTGCTACCTTGGATTGTGAAGTACCATTTGCCTTTAACTTCAGAATCTTTAATTGATTCGCGTTGTAATTTCATTTTATTCTCCTCAAGTTGATAAGGCTATAGTATCACTACCATAGCCTTAGGTAAACACTTATTTTTGAATTAAGCCCATATAAAATTTATTGTCTTCTGGGTGCATACCATCGCAATATTCATCAGCCATAAAGCGGGTAAGGTCTTCAAGAGGACCTTGGACTTCAATTTGCATACTACAGAATTGTGTGTCTTTGATATAAGTCATAGTCAAAGAAGGATAACGATTACGGATAACTTCGTAAGTGTATTCAAAATCAACGATATCAATATTAACCTTAGCCATTTTATTTTCCTCATTAGTTGATAGGTCTATAGTATCATGCCTATAGACCTTGTAAACACTTATTTTTGAATTTTATCTAGCCATTTACCAAGTTTAATCATTTCCTTGGTGGCTTTTTCCATACTTCTGAATTTAACCAGTAAAGGTTGGGCATCAACACCCATAACTAAGCTGGTTACAAGACTATGTTCACCTACAAGCCATAATGAATACGTTTGGATATCAAGACCGTAATTTCGGTCTTTATGAACTCGTACACCCATCACTTCAAATTTCTCACTGGCTTTTTCTACTGCATCCAGGAAATCATCTTTAGTCATGTTAGGCCTTAAAAGTTTTTTGCAAAAGTTCAATAATTTGGTCGACGTTCTGTTCAGTGACAATGCAATGGATTTGGGTCACACCGGTCTTAGTAACAGGTTTGTCAACTTCATCTTCGTCATATTCACGGAAGCAATAGAACTCATCTTCATGCAATTCAAAATATTCCTCTAGTGTTCCGTCCGAACTAAAAATCTTGCCATTAGCACATTTGATTTTAGTTACAAATTTATCCCCATCTGTGGTCATTGTATCCTTTACTTCAAACCACCCACCGTTTTCTTGGATAATATCGACCATATCATTATTATTGATAGGGGTGATATTAATAAAAGCTTTGATACACTCAGGGCGAAGTTCGTATTTTTTACCAATTTTCATTTTTTTAAATTCCAAAGGTAGCTTTAATCAAGGCAACAACTTCTGCCGCATTTTTGTGGTTTACCTGTACATGGATAGTTTGGGTATCAACGGCAGGAGCATCGCCATCAACTTCCAGGAAGTGACAGAATTCCCATTCACCGAGTTCAAAGTACTCATCAGAATCACCCATACTATTCAGGATGGTGCCATCTTTCATTTCAACTTTTTCAACAAAATAATCACCTTCAATATAACGCATATCCAAGACTTTGAAGGAATTGCCATGTTGTTCCATCAACCTGACCATGCACGAATTATCATCAGGACTAAAAGCGATGAATTGTTTTTTAGCAGCAGGGTCTAATACGTAAAATTTACCAATTTCCATTTTTATTTCCTCATGTAGTTGATAGGTCTATAGTATCATGTTTAAAGGCATTGTAAACCATTAAATGCCAAAAAGGGAAGACCGAAGTCTTCCCATTATAAATCAATAACTTATAGACCAGCTAACAGGTCGTCCAGACCATCGTCATCAGAAGGACTTACTGATGGTTCAGGAGTAGTGGAACGGGCCGGTGTAGACGGTTTGGAATCATATGCATCAAGGTCTGCACTGAATGCGTCCAGGTCATCACCAATCTTATCAGCAGCTGCAGAAGCTTTAGCGGCAGCACCACCAAGAGCAGCAGTACCAACAACTTTCTTAAACTTGGCTTCGTTAGTTTCAAAGGATTTGAACTCGAGCAGTTTAGAAAGGTCGTGCATTTCTTCCATCAATTTAGCTTGGTAAGCTTCATCATTGATGTTAGGAATTTCAGACTGACCCATGAATTTGGAATCGTCGTAGTTTTTGAAGTCGCCAACTTTCTTAGATTTCAGTACGAAGTTAGCACCATCAAACGGACATGTTACGTCAACCGGCACTTCACCGATATCAGTATCAACTTCAACCATCTGGTTGATTTTATCCATAATTTTCTGACCGAAACGGAATTTAAACACTTTACCTTCGTTAGCAGGCACTGCACTATCCTTAATAACAAGGATGTTAGCCCAGAAGGAAGTTTTACGTTTCATCAGTTTGTATTCGGCGTTATTAGTATTATACGTATCGTTCTGGTTCATGTATTTACATACAGGACAAGAATCGAAATCGCCGTGAGTAGACGTACAGTTTTCAATGTACCATTGACCATTTTTCTTAAAGCCGTGGTTAACGAGCTTAACGAATGGAGATGGATTTTCTTCGTTTTTCGAAGGTAGGAAACGAATTACCGCAGTACCAACACCATTGTCATCTTTCAATTTCCATTCAGCTTTATCATCGGAAGAGAAAGAAGAACCACCTTTCATTGCAGACAGTTGAGCAGCCAGTTGGGAAGGGTCTTTACGTTTGAACATATTATTTACCTTAGCAGATTTTAGCAGTTGTATTTTATTAACAGTTTTTAACAGATTGAGTTAGTATATTAACACATTTGATATGAAGCATTAAAACTTACAAGATTTGATAGTTTCAATGAACAATTTACGAGCTTCTAAATTATCGATTATAAGAATTTTCTTATAAGCATTTAATTTAGTCGAATACTTAGACCACACTAAATCGTTGGTCTGTTCATCATGTTTATTTATTATGTCCATAAATGAATCAAGCAAAATAAACGTTTCGAACGAAATAACATTCGATTGAAGGAGCTTAAAAATATAGCTCGAGTTAACTTTTTTATTATAATCAAAAATTTCAGAAAGCGCTTTAACTTCCACTTTCTTACTGAAATAATAGATGTTTTTGATATCGTCCTCAAAAACTTGTTTTATTCTTTTAAGTCTACCAATATATTCTCGGTAAAAGACTAAGGCGTCAGCATCACTGATGTCGCCAATCCATGCGTCTTGGTTAGCCACCAAGTTACTCATGAAGATAAGAGCAAGCTCTTTCAAAGTGTATTTATCACTCAATTTCTCGAAGAAATATTTGTCACGACGTTTTTGGTAAGCCGTATCAGAGATTCGCATGACCCAGTTATATTTTATAACGTCGTATTTGGCGTTGAAGTGATGTTTGAGCATTAAGTATAGTGAATATACGCTCTTACCATTCACCATACGATTATTGTTTGGTGGCATGCGAATCTTAATCATAACAAGAAATCCAGGGTATTAGTTTTTTGCGTTCGTGCCATTGAAGGACGAAGCAAGTTATCATCAATGGCCTCGTTCATAATTTTATCAATAATTCCTGCAGGCAAATAACGAGCAAAGTTACCTTCAGGGATGCTGTTCTCTTCCAACCATGTGGTGGCCGCTTCGAGATAGCTACATCCTTCAGCCTCAACAAAGGCCTCAATATCAAGGCCATTCTGTTGTTTATTTACCAATACATGGACAGGTTCAGAAGCGGTATTAACCGCTCCATCAAAATCATTCAAAGATTGTGTCATACAGTTCTACCACTTCAGTTTTTTCGTCTTCGAAACGTTCACGAGTGCCTTTATGATACAAGGAGAACAGCTGGTTAAACATTTTACCGTCTACACCAAGTTCAGTCTTAGCACGGTCTTTGATATCTTTAATTTCGTCACCATATGCTTCCATTTTTAATTTGGTATCGGAAGCAGTTTTAATCAACTGGGCTAGGGTATTACCATGTTCTTCTTGGTTGAATTCAACTTTCACTTTTTCTTTAGCCATTATATTCACCTTAATAAAAATCAGCTACTGTAGCAGTTAGTTTAGACAAACCCGATTTAACGAAATAAGGATAAACTTTAGATTTCGAAGGTTTGTTATACGTATTATATCTTTCAGTAATTAAAGCAACAATATCATCTGGAATAAAGTCCATATCAATTAAGATTTGGTTTTCACAGAAACGTTCATATTGTTCCTCAGTAAGAAGTGTTTTAATTATATCATGGTCATAATAATTCAGAGCAATTGCTTCAAGTTCCTTAGCACGAGTGCTAGGAGTACGTTCACCTTCAACCATTGTCAACCAATAATCACCACGAACTTTAATACTTGCAACGTTATCCTTGCGGTCACCTTTAATAACCTTAGTCACACAATCAAGCAGAGCATCACCAGATTTTGTTTTGACGAATTTTTTCTGCATTGGAGACCATTGTTTTACACCAGGGAATTTATGAAGTTGGGTAAAGTCACCATCAGAAGAACCAATCATAACCGGATGGCCTTTAGCCGTAAGGATACGAGTCAACACAGCAATATGGTCATCGGCCTCGATTGTATCGATATTCATAACAATATAAGGCATATTTTGTTCCAGTTCATCCACAATAATATGCATTGCAGTGAATAAGCCTTCCCAATCAAATGGTGATTCGTCACGTGCCTTAGCACGGTTTTTCTTATAATAAGAAGAATAACGACGACGCCAATAACCTGATTTAGAGTTATCAACACAAATGATTAGTTGGTTGTAACCTTGTTTTTTAAAGTCTTTAATGTTTTTCTTGATTGAATTCAAGACGAGATGTCGAAGCATTGCTGTTGTTACTTTAGGAAATCCAGCGTTTTCACCAAATTCTTGGAAGGCTGCCGCCATAATGATTTGGCTGAAATCCAGGAGTAAAAATCCATCTTTTTGTTGGTCTTCTTCAGGAAGTAAAAAATCTAAATCGTTCATATGAACCTCTGTCCAATTAGTGTAGAAGGTTATTATATCATGGCCCTGGAAGAAGTAAACACTTTGCTATAAATAGTTCTATACCCTGAAAACGAAAAGGAAATAAAATGGCTGATATTTTAAAACCTGCATTCCGTGCTACATCCGGACTCGATGCTGCGGGCGAGAAAGTTATCAATGTTGCCAAAGCCGATTACAATGTACTAGATGATGGCGTCAACGTTGAATTCTTTATAGATGAGAACACCATCCAGGCGTACGACGAGACGCGCGGATATAAGAAAGGGTTTGCAGTAATCCATGACCAACGTATTTGGGTTGCTCAACGTGATATCGCTGCACCAGCTGGAACTTTTGTACCTGGTTATTGGACCGCTACCCGTACTGACCCTAAATGGATTACAGTAGCATCTCCTACACGCCAGCTGGCTTCCGGTGAATATATCGCAGTGGATTCTGCTGCTAGCTTTACTACATTTACCCTGCCTCCTAACCCTACTGATGGCGATACCGTCGTAATCAAGGATATCGGTGGCCGTGTAGGTTATAATGAAATCAAGGTTCAATCTAGTTCTGCTCCAGGCGGTGGTAATCAGAAAATTGTTCGATTTGGTAACCAGTTCTCTGAAACTCTGATAACCAAACCTTTTTCTTATAACATGCTTATCTTTGCTAACCGCCTTTGGCATTTCTGGGAAGCCGGTAACGAAGAACGTGGTATTCGTGTAGAGCCTAACACTGCACAGTTCCAATCACAAGCAGGTGATAACGTTTTACGTCGTTATACTTCAGGTGCAGTAATTAAATTTACTCTTCCCAAGTATGCGAACCAAGGTGACATGGTTAAAACCGTAGATATCGATGGTCTTGGAAGTAAGTTCCACTTAATCGTTGAAACCTTTGATGCATCGTCTTCATTAGGTAAGCCTGGCCAGCATAGCATGGAATTCCGTACCTCTGGTGATGGGTTCTTTGTTTATAACTCTGTTGAAAAAATGTGGTATGTTTGGGACGGCGACCGCCAAACTCGTCTGCGTGTTATTCGTGATGACGTAGAACTTTTGGCTAACGAAAGTATTATTGTTTTTGGTGAGAACAATTCCACACCTCAAACAATTAATATCACGTTACCTACCGGTGTAGCTATTGGTGATACTGTTAAGATTGCTCTGAACTATCTTCGTAAAGGCCAGACTGTAAATATCAAGGCAGTTACCGGTGATAAAATTGCATCTTCTGTTCAGTTGCTTCAGTTCCCTAAACGTTCGGAATATCCACCAGACACTGAATGGGTATTGGTTGATTCATTAACCTTTAATGGTAATATCAGTTATACTCCGGTTATTGAGTTGAGTTATATCGAAGACCATGTAGAAGATAAAAACTATTGGGTTGTTGCTCAGAACGTTCCTACGGTAGAACGTGTGGATTCTAAGGATGATTTAACTCGTGCTCGTCTCGGTGTTATTGCCCTTGCGTCTCAGACCCAGGCAAACGTTGACCATGAAAATAATCCTGAAAAAGAACTTGCAATTACTCCGCAGACTTTAGCCAATCGTGTTGCCACTGAAACTCGTCGTGGTATTGCTCGTATTGCTACTACTGCTCAGGTGAACCAGGACACAACCTTCGCATTCCAGGACGATTTGATTATTTCTCCTAAGAAATTAAACGAACGTACTGCAACCGAAACTCGTCGTGGTGTAGCCGAAATTGCTACGCAACAGGAAACTGATTCCGGTGTTGACGATACCACCATTATTACTCCTAAGAAGCTACAGACGCGCCAGGGCACTGAAAGTCTTTCAGGTATTGTAAAATATACCTCTACGGTAGACACCACTCCTGCGACTGCTAGGGACACTGTAGGTACTAACGTTTATAATAAGAACGTAGGCAATTTGGTTATTTCTCCTAAAGCTTTAGACCAATATAAAGCTACTCAAGCCCAACAAGGTACGGTATATCTTTCTACCCAGTCAGAAGTTAATACCGGACAATCTGCTAGCGGATTTGCTAACAGTGCAGTTTCTCCTGAAACGTTGCATGCCCGTGTGGCTCTTGATACTCGTACAGGGTTAATTGAAATTGCTACGCAAGTAGAGACCGATACTGGAACAGATTATACTCGTGCGGTAACGCCTAAAACGTTAAATGATAGGAAAGCTACGGAAGGATTGACTGGTATTGCTAGAATTGCAACCCAAGCAGAATTTGATGCAGGCACGTTAGATAATGTTATTTCAACTCCGTTGAAAATTAAAACAAGACTTAATGATACTGCTAGAACTTCTGTCTCAGCAGCCAGTGGTTTGATTGAATCAGGAACCTTATGGAACCATTATACACTAGATATTAGAGAAGCAAATGAGACCCAACGTGGTACCGCTCGTCTGGCTACCCAGACCGAAGTCAATGTTGGCACCGATGACAAAACCATCATCACTCCTTTGAAATTACACTCTAAAAAATCTACTGAAAGTTCTGAAGGTATTATTCGTGTTGCAACGAATACCGAAACCACTGCAGGAACTTCTAAAGTTCTGGCTGTAAGCCCTTCTGGTTTAAAATATGTAGTACAGACCGAAACCACTTGGGAAGCTACTGCACTTCGTCGTGGATTTGTTAAATTGACCGAAGGTGCTTTGACTTACTCAGGAAATAAAGTTACCGGTTCTGGTGTTAAATTTAACTCAGGTACAGGCCTTTATGAGAACGACGATACTGTTCTGAATGCAGCCAACTATCCTAAAACAGGTTATGCGGTTTCATCTTACGAGATGAATAAAACTTTACAGAACTTTTTACCTATAAATGCTACGGCTGTGAACTCTGAGAAATTGGATGGTCTGGATTCACTTCAGTTCATTCGTAGAGACGTCGACCAAACGGTTAATGGTTCTTTAACCCTGACCAAACAATTGAACCTGGCAGCCCCTCTGGTGTCTTCTAGTACTGCTACATTTACGGATGTTACAGCTACTAATTCTACCTTTGGTACAGTGAACGTTGTTAACGGAACCAATAAATGGAAAATAACATCTCCATCTACCGGAACTACATTAACGATTGGCGATACTACTAACGTATTGACATTAAACACTGCTACAGGTAATGTTGCTGCACTTAACAACCTTAGCGCTGGTAATGATGTTCAAGCCAAAAATAACTTTGTGTTAAATGGAAGAACTATCGCAACCACCACTGGTGAAGCTTCTGGTGCTACATTGACTTTAGGCGATAACTCACAGAATTTAGTGCTCAAAACTCTTGATGCTGGTAATATCATAGCAAATGGCGGTGGTGCATTTAAAGTTCTTACCGAGAAAAACGCAGTAGAAATTGTAGACAGAAACTTTGTTAACCAAGCAGGTGATACAATGTCCGGTGTACTCCGTGTGAATGCTCCGGTTCGTGTATTTGGTACTAAGCCTACATTAGCTTCTCAGGTTCCTACGGCAGAGACAGTTGGCTTCTGGTCTGTTGATATCAATGACGAGGCCACTTATAGTAAGTTCCCTGGGTATCATAGAATGATATTACGTCGTCATATAACTATTGATACAATTCAGACCAAGCCACCTTCGGTGACGGATGAAGTTTGGAAAGCCTCAGGCTGGTTGACGTTAGATGGAACTTTTAGTTCGCCTGAAATACATTATCTGAATGAGGATGGTACTGAAGGAGCCCCAGTTTTAGGCTCTAATGATGAAAAGCTTAGAGGCCAATGGTTTGATTTCTTTGATAGAGATAAAAACGAAATTAAATACCCTGGTACGTTAACCCAGTTTGGTAATACATTGGATTCGTGTTATCAAGATTGGATTTGTTATCCTGTAGGTTTGAATGGTGGTACCATTCGTTATACCCGTACTTGGCAGAAAAATAAAAATGAGTGGACGGATTTTGCTATGGTTTATACAGCAGCTAACCCGCCTACAGCCAATGACGTTGGTGCTTTACCTGCAGATAATGCCACCATGAAAAACATTACAATCCTTGATTGGTTACGTATTGGTAATGTTCGTATTATCCCTGACCCAGTCACTAAATCCGTTAAGTTTGAGTGGATTGAATAAGAGGTATTATGGAAAGATTTATGGCAGAATTTGGACAAGGATATGTCCAGGTTCCTACATTATCTGAAAACAATGCTGTAAGGTATAAACTTAGTATAGCAGGTAGTTGTACTAAGTCTACCACAAAAGCATATGTTAAATTTCAAGATGGGGACTTTGGTCCCCAGAATTTTCAAAATGGACTAAACCTTATAGAAATTGATGTTAGTGCCGAACCTAAAGTGGTGGCTAACAAAACTTATAGCTTTACAAAAGATTTTGATGTTATCTCTGAAGCTTTTATTACTTACATAAGTTCAATACCGGCCAATAGAATAGTTTGTTTAGTATCTTCCGGTAGATTAAATGCTTCGCAAAATCTTATTGATTGGTTCCGTGCAGCAGGAAGTACCGCATTTCCATCTAAATGGCTAATAGACCGCTTCGAGCCGTCTTATTCGGCCTTTTACGTGTCTGGTAGAAATACTATAGTGATGGAACATGTCCTTTATAATGACGGGGTGTTTGTTGAAGATGTTTCTACCCCGTTAGAAGTTGTTTTTGACGATATCAGTGATGTTGGCGGCACCGGGTATCCTATAAGAATAGTGGAAGATGAAAACACTTATCTAAGTAATGATGGAGAGGAAATAAAACGTTTCCCTACTGAATCTCCTACTACTCCTTGCGCCGATTATAATATGAAGCCTGGAGAATTCTTTTATCTTAAATTCCAAATGATGTGTGACCAGGAATTAAAAGATTTAGGGACCTCTCAGATGTCTGTTAGATTTTTTAATGCCTCAGGTGCTTTAACAGGGTCGGTTAATATGGAAGTTCCACCTAATGTCCCTGCTGGGTCTTGGATGACTTTTGAGCGGGTAATTGAAGTTCCTGCTAATACTGAAACATTTACATTGTATGCAAGAAAAACAGTGGCCGATGGAGTCGGTGGTGTACGTAATGTGATGTTCGGGGAAGTATCAGAGCCAGAATCTCAACCTAAATTGGCCGAATTTGGTGTAAATGGTATTCGTATGAATTTCGGTACCGAAACAAAGAATATGGGTACTACCATAGCCCAGTTATACGATAAAACAGGTACTAAACCAGGACAGGTTTGGGTGTCTGAATTTAGAGAAAAATATTAAGGAACCTTCGGGTTCCTTTTTCGTTTTCTACGGCCATAAATATATAAAAGGCTATAACTCCCAAAGGAAACTCAAAATGGCAGATTTAAAATTAGGTTCTACAGCAGGAGGTTCGGTATTATGGCACCAAGGTAATTTCCCCTTAACGCCTGTATCAAATGACCTTCTTTACAAAACATATAAAGTTTACACCGAGTATAATAAACCTCAAGCAGTTGATAACGATTTCGTTTCAAAAGCTAACGGCGGTAATTATAAGAACAACGTGTATTTTGAAAAAGGTTTGACCTTTAATGATACTAATGGATATGGTATTAAATTAGGAGCAAGAACCGGCGGGGCTCCGTTCACAGCTTCTTTCCGTATTAAAGGTGCTTTTGGATATGAAACGGAAGATGGTACTCCGTTTGTGATATTTGACCCAAGTAAAGTAGTGGGTGCTAAACGTCTTACCGTAATGGGTGATTCATTATTCCGCCAAGTATATGATGAATCGGGCCGCGTATTCAGCCCTGGCAACACCCCTACTAAGGCCCAAGTTGGATTGTCATTAGTAGATAACGCAAAACAGGTCCAAATAAATAATACTGACATGCAAATAATGGATGGAGTGCTAGCGGCTCCTAACTTTATTTCACGGAATCCGGCCTCTGGTGCAGGACACGTTCCTCGCTTTGACCAGATTGTTCAAAAAGATTCTATTCAAGATTTTGGTTATTATTAAGAGGCATTATGGCTACTTTAAAACAGATACAATTTAAAAGAAGTAAAGTAGCTGGTGTACGTCCTACGCCAGCGCAGTTGGCTGAAGGCGAGCTGGCTATTAACTTAAAAGACCGTTTGTTATTTACCAAAGATGACACTGGAGCGATTATCGACCTTGGCTTTGCTAAAGGTGGTAATATCGACGGAAACGTTATTCATAACGGTAACTACAACCAGACCGGCGATTATGCCCTGAAGGGTGCTTTTACCCAAACAGGTAGTTATACGACATCCGGAAGTATAACAGCAAATGGCGATATCACAGCAAAATCTCGCCTAATGACAGATAACGGTGAAGTTCTTGTACGGGGTGCAGGAACTACCCACGTTCGATTCCAGGATTTGGCTGATGCGCGTGAAAGAGGCATAATTTATTCTCAAAACCGTGCTGGGGATACCAAGCAAATCTTAAATGTTCGTGTTCAGGATTACACTAATTCAACATCTAATATTTTTGCATTCAACGGTGACGGTTTATTTTATGCTCCATCTATTTCTGGTGGAACATCGGTAAAATCTCCAATAATTTATACTAATAAAGTTATTACCGACGGTAAAGCCGCCGGCGATTACGATATATCTTCATTATCAAATAACACTCCATTGGCAGAAAGCGAAACGGCTATTAACCACCTCCGTGTTATGCGAAATGCTGTAGGAGCAGGTATTTTCCACGAAGTTAATGTTAATGACGGAATAGCCTGGTATTCCGGAGATGGCTTAGACACTTATCTTTGGTCGTTTACCTGGTCCGGTGGATTGAAAGCCGGTCATTCTATTTCTGTAGGTCTTCCAGGTGGCCCTAAAGGATATTCTGAATTAGGGACGGCTTCAATTGCTCTTGGTGACAATAACACAGGTTTGAAATGGAAACAAGACGGCCAGTTCCATACAGTTAATAATGGAGCTTATACTTTACTTACAACTCCGACTGAAGTTACAAGCCTTAAACAGTTAGTTGCTGGTTATTCAACCAACGGTTCTGATTTAATTCTTCCTACAGCTCAAAACTATCCATTAGTTATTGTTAATACTACTAATGATAAAAACGGCTTTGGTGATGGACAGACTCTTTTAGGTTATCATCAGAGTGGTAAATACCACCATTATTTCCGTGGTAAAGGTGTAACAAACGTTAACACTGATGGTGGGTTGTTGGTTACTCCTGGTAACGTTGAAGTCCGTGGTGGTTCGGTTAATATTGACGGTCGTGGTAACGCTTCCACTGTGATTTTTAAAGGAAGTACCACAGGATATAGTTCAGTTGATAATATAGAGCTCAAAGGTTGGGGTGACACTTTTAATACGGTAGGTGGTTCTCGTAAAAACGTATTGGAAACATCTGATGCTACCGGCTGGATGCACTATATTCAACGAACTACAGCAGGTAAAGTCGAATCTTATTTAAACGGCACGATGAACATCGTCGAAGGATTGTCTGTCAGTCAAGATACATCCTTAAAACGCAATCTGTATGTTTCCAATGAAATTAAAGTCCGCGCTGCTAGTGGTCTTCGTATTTGGAATGATAAGTATGGTGTTATTTTTCGAAATTCAGAAGACCAGCTGCATATTATCCCAACCAATGCTAATGCTGGTGAAAGTGGCGGATTGAGTCCATTACGCCCATTAAGTATTATGTTAGACACTGGTCGGGTTAAAATCCCCAACTTAGAAGCAGACCAGGTTTATTTTAGGGGTAATGGTGCATTGGAATTCCCTAATAGTAACGGCGCATCTTATGCCAACCAGAATACGACTAAAGCTCCGTTGTATCAAGCACTCGATGCTGCAACCCAAGCATTTTATCCTATTACTAAGCAGAAAAATATCGATTCGAATGTAACTGTTACTCAAGGTATGGACCGCGCTACGAGCGAATACCGAATTGTTGCTCAAGGTGATTTGCTTGGTGATGGTGATGCTACAGGATTAAAATATTGGCGCTTTACCAAAGAAGGTAACTTCATGGCTCAGAACCGCTTATATGCCGGTACAGCTTACATGAATACCGATGGTAATATTGCAGGTTCTATTTGGAAAAAGTATAGCGGTGCTACTAACCTTGATGCTGCGGTGAATACTCGTGTAGGTAAAGGCGGCGACACGATGACAGGCCGTTTAACTCTTAAAACCAACTCGGATGCCATTGTTATTAACAGTGCTGCAACCGAATCTGGCTATTTGAAAGGACAAAAAGCAGGTATTGATAACTGGTATGTAGGTAACGGCGGTGCCGATAATGCTGTATCAATTTATAGTTTTCAAACTAATTCAGGCGTAAATATTAATGCAGACGGCGATATTGCTTTAAACCCACAAGGTTCAGCCACTTTTAATTTTAATAGGGACCGTCTTTTTATTAATGGCTCTGTCTGGGCATCCCACCAGGCTGGCGATTGGGGAAACCAATGGAAGCAAGAAGCACCGGTATTTGTTGATTTTGGTAATGTTGGTAATGATAGTTATTATCCGATTATCAAAGGAAAATCTGGTATTACTAACGAAGGATTCATATCAGGTGTAGATTTCGGTATGCGTCGTATCACTAATAACTGGGCGCAAGGTATTATTCGTGTAGGTAACCAGGAAAACGGTTCTGACCCACAAGCTATCTATGAATTCCACCACAATGGAGTTCTGTATGTTCCTAACATGGTTAAAACTGGAGCAAGATTATCAGCTGGCGGCGGTGACCCTGTGTGGGCCGGACCATGTCTTGTTATTGGTGATAATGATACCGGATTAGTTCATGGTGGCGATGGCCGAATCAATATGGTTGCCAATGGTATGCATATTGCATCTTGGTCTAGCGCTTATCATATCCATGAAGGTCTTTGGGATACCACTGGCGCTTTATGGACTGAGCAAGGAAGAGCTATTATGTCTTATGGTCATCTTGTTCAGGCAAACGACAGCTATTCTACATATGTCCGTGACGTTTATGTCCGTTCTGATATTCGTGTTAAAAAGGACCTCGTTAAATTTGAAAATGCTTCTGATAAGCTTTCTAAAATTAACGGTTACACTTATATGCAGAAACGTGGAATGGACGAAGAAGGTAATCAGAAATGGGAACCTAACGCTGGTTTAATTGCTCAAGAAGTTCAAGCTATTTTACCAGAATTAGTTGAAGGTGACCCTGACGGTGAAGCTTTACTTCGTTTGAACTACAACGGTGTAATTGGTTTAAATACAGCTGCAATCAACGAGCATACTGCAGAAATTGCAGAACTCAAATCAGAGATTGAAGAGCTTAAAAAATTGGTTAAATCATTGTTGAAATAATAAGAGGGGCTTAGGCCCCTTGGAGGTTTATATGGCAGTTGAAGGACCGTGGGTAGGATGGTCTGCAAGGGTACAAACTGGAGACCCTTGGATGGCAGGAGCAGCCGTAAGATTAAGAATGGGTGTTCCGTTTTGGATGAGTAATATGATAGGTCGATCTGTTGAAGTAATTCACACACTTGGGGCAGATCATAACTTTAACGGACAATGGTTTAGAGACCGTTGTTTTGAAGCCGGTGGTGCTCCTATCGTGTTTAACATAACTGGGGACTTAGTATCTTATACTAAAGACGTTCCATTATTCTTTATGTATGGAGATACCCCTAACGAATATGTTACTTTGAATATTCATGGTGGTGTTCATATGTGGGGCCGAGGTGGCAACGGTACAGTAAATGGAAACCCAGGCACTAATGGTGGTGACGTAATCCAAAATGATATTGGTGGACGACTTCGCATTTGGAATTATGGTGTGATAGCCTCCGGTGGTGGCGGCGGCGGTGGCGTATCATTACAGAATAGTTGGCCTGCAAATTCTACAGCAGGTGGTGGAGGCGGCAGACCATTTGGTCTCGGCGGCGGTGGTGTTAATTGGCCAGGCGGCAATGCTAGTTATGTTGGTCCAGGTGGCGGTGGTAATGCAAGCCAATTTGGCGGTGGCAATGGTGGTGATGCTGGAGGTTGGGGCGGAGATGGATGGGGTAAAAACTTATCCAGGTCAGGTGGTGGTGCTCCTGGTAGAGCAGTATTCGGTTCCTCCCCATCATGGGGCGCTACAGGCACTATCTACGGCTCTTGGTTATAATACGAAAGTATTAAATTATAAATATCTTTAAAGGAGAAAAGTATGGAACCAAAAGTAGGATTTTCATTATCAGACCTACTTTTTGGACTTCTTGATAGAATTTTTAAAGATACTTCTTCCGGGAAAGTAGTTTTTTCCCGGGTCCTAGTCGTAATATTATTGTTCTTTATGGCATTAGTTTGGTATAAAGGCGAGTATATTCTAAACTTTTATAAAGAGACAACTTATGCCTCTTATACTGAAATGATTAGACAAGACCAGGACAATAGATTTAAAATTGCGGCTATCGAGCAGCTCCGAATAGTGCATTCTTCTTCAGGCGCAGACTTCACAGCAATATATTCTTTTAGACCAACCAACATGAATTATTTTGTGGACATGGTTGCTTATGAGGGTAAATTACCGGAAACGGTAGACGCAAAAAATACGGGAGGGTTTCCAATTGACAAAACGTCAGTAGAATATATGGCGGGAGTTAACGGGAACTATTTTGAATCAAGTACCGAAACTGTATTCCTTCCTACAAAGAAGAAAACACAATTCACGTATATGTTTTCATGCCCGTTTTTTAATTTGGATAACATCTATGCCGGCTCGATATCATTATATTGGTATGATATCAAACCGGATTTAGGATTTCCTAGACTTTCGTCTATGTGTGGTCAGGCTGGGAGAACATTAGGTCGAACTCGTTAAAAATTGGAGGTATACATCATTAGATAACGATGTATATCTTCATACCCTTCATTAAATTGCTCAATAAGAGTATCACGTTCATCTTCAGTTAAAGACTTAAAGAGTTTATTAAAAGATAGGCCGTTAAGTTCCTTTCCATGTTCATTACGAATACCCAACTCATTCAAAAAGGCAATAAACTCATCACGGCGCTGCATGATGTCTTCACAATCCGTTTTAATCAAAATGGAAACAATAGTAGCAATTTCGGAAACGATTTCAATTTTAGTCATAATATTCTCTTCAATTCAGTACGACATTATCTGATAAGGCTATAATAACATATCCTTATGGATTGTAAACATGTTCTTCGTTCTTTTTAACATATTCCTGATACATTTCTTCAATAGGTTCCTGGAACTTAAAATCAGCTCCTAGGAATTCCTCAAAGCACTCCTGCTCACGAGTACGCATACCTGTTACGGTATTCTCTAAGTTATGACTCATACCCTTTACCCTTATGTTTCTGCTTACGCTTGGACTCTTTAAAATTTTTCTTCTTGTCCTTATGGACCGAAGCCTTATTGAAATCGTGCTTAGCTACAAGATTGTTCACGTAATTTCCTTAATTGATATTCAAGAGAACTGATAATTTCTTTATTAGTTGCAATATACATATCACGTAGGAACGGCTTCAACCCTTCCATATTCCCATGAATTGTCTTAGAACTAATATTCTTTATATATTCATGGTCTAATGCATCCCAAGCCGGCTGGTTGACATAAGTTCCCCAGTTGTCTTCAACCATAACATTCAGACGTTTAATGTGGTTGATATGGGCTTCGATTGCATCAATCTGGAGTTGTTTAAGATTCATTAGTAAAGGTCCTCAGAGTAAAGTTCTTTTTCACTACCACCACGTTCAATACGAACTTGATTAGCATATGTTGCAATAATCATTGCTTCTTCGCGAGTCCAATAGTTTGAGTATTGGTCGATAAATCCTTGGTCATCACCGCAAACATGCTCTGACACAAGTTTATCACTTACTTGGTCAAGCACTTCTGCCATATCTTTTGAATAATGACGAGCTCCTGGAATAACCAGAGTCCCACCGTCTTTTAACTTAAAGCGATTGGCTGCGCATACAATTCGACGTTGGTATTTTTCATTGTTATTCCAATGAGCAATCTGCCAACAGATTTCAGGAACCTCTTCCAAAACATCCTCTTCCGAATATTCAGCGTAATCACCGTAGGCCTGTAATTTAGCTGCTAGACTTTTAGGAGTCTCACGAGAAAGGGCTTTATCTAATAAAGCCAATTGGGCTTTAAAAGACAATTCTTTAGCTTTTAATGGGTTCATTTGAACCATCCTTTAACACGTTGCCATAAAGTTTTCTGTTGAGCTTTATTAACACCAATTGAACGAATAACCGGTTGTGATTCCTGGTATTCTTTGTAGTCGGCTTTATAGACTTCATAAGCGGCAGGAACAAAGGTGCTGATTGCGGCCATGAAATTCTTGCGGATTCCCATAGAAGCTTCAGAACCGCCACGGATGATTAAGTATTTACCAGCTTTAATCTTAACAATAGTGCCGAGATAAGCACCATGGTACCAAATATCCCAACCTTCTTGAGTAGGTTCTGCACAACGACGAAGTTCATTAACAATATTCAGCTTGTTCATAATAATTTCCTCAGTCAGTTAATTGCGTTGGTTACGGTTTTGATAACTTCAGATGATACGTTTTGGAAGTCGATATAAGTATTCTTACCACCAGTCTTAATCTTAACATCAAGATTCAAAGAAGTAAACACTTGTTTTTCTTTATCGGTCATATTATAACCGAAGATACGCATCATTCCGTCACGACGGACTTCAATTTGACGAATGCCATTGGTACGTTTAGCGAACCGAACTTCAAGGTTGCTACGGTTTTCAGCAATTTCACGAATCTCGATACGGTCTTCTAATAAAGCTTTAACTTCATCAGCCAATACCACCATTTCAGGAGTAACACCACGTGAACTGCGTGTTTTACGTTTTTCCAACATCTCTGGAGCATTTTCAGAAGCGAACAGATCAGCAGCTTTTTGAACTAAGTCCATTGCTTCACCTGTAGCCACCAGTCCATCACCAGATTTTTCGATGAATCCTTTCTTAATCAATACACCAATGTTAGAGTTAACTACCGCTGCACTAAATTGTTCACTCAGGGCTTCACGGACTTCGCCTGAAGTGATGAAGTTGTTCTTGATGATATGTACTAAGATAGAAGCCGTTTTTTCATTCAGGACGTCTTCAGAAGCTTTGATGATATAAGTAATTTTAGACATTTTAATCTCCGATAACCATTTATTTGATAGGTCTATAGTATCATGTTTAAAGCAGAAGTAAACTTTATTTTGAGCTCTTTTTCAAGAGCTCTAATAAAGTACTTACTTAATGTTCAGATTACGAACTTCGATTTCGTCTTCAGGGGCAAAATCAAACTGTTTGAATTCTGTGTCACCTTTAAATTTAAAAATCATTGTGAAGAAAGTCAGAACACCGGGTTTTTCTTCACGAACTCCACATATATCATATTCAATACCATCTACAACCAGTTTGTTAGCAGTCAGAGCATTTTTAGCTTTAACGATTTCGTTTTCGATTTTAAATTTCATTTTTGTATCTCCGGGTTGTTTGTTTCAGTTCATTTATTTGATAGGTCTATAGTATCATGTTTAAAGCAGATGTAAACACTTTTTTGCACTAAACCCAAAAAGGAACCCGAAGGTTCCTTACTTTTTAAAGTGGGCCGCTATTAAACCTATAGCTAAGCCTGTTGCCAGGCCTAGGATAACAGCAAAGATACAGAGTAGCAAGAACTCGACTCCAAGGCTCATAGAGCCTCCAAATCTTTAACATACTCAGTTACAACATCAGTGGTTTTCCAGTATTGATGCTCTTCTTTCTTAGCCTTGGCTTCCAAAGCCAGTTTCTTAGCTTCATCGGACGTGATATGGAAAATATTCATTGCTACGAGTTTATCAGCGTATTCGCCGTAGACTTTATTACCGGCTAATTCTTCGGTTAAAACCTTACGGGTCTTACCTTGGATAACCACTACACCATCAATAACATCTTTGATAAATGTGGCTTTAGCCAATGCCAGTTTGAAAGCTTCTTCGGTTTCGATGATTTTACCATCAATACGTTTTTGTACAAAGGTCTTACGGACCTCAACGAAATCACGAATCAATTCAACTACATCTTCGTAAACCTTAAGTTTACCTTTCTCATTAATGACTGTCAGGTTTTGCGAACGACGTTCGATTAACCCGAAGTCCTTCATGATTTTCTCATGCTTCTTATTTTCTTCAGTAGGCAATTCGTATTCTTTACGAATTTTAACCTTGAAGCCGAAACCATTCTCGTCACAGTCATCATCATACGTGATGTACCCTTTGTCTTCTAAAGGGTCCAACACCTTAGCCACATACGTTTCACGGTCGTATTTGTACGGGATTTCTATGATATGCATTTGGGTTCGAGATGTGAACTTATACGTGCCTCGTAGTTCATAACTACCCGGTTCAATCTCAACCACATCACCACGGAATTCCGGATAAGCCACCTTAGGCTTGGTTACGCGTTTTTCTTGAAGAACCTGCAATACAGCTTTCTTAACAGAATCAAAACTATGAGGAAGAATATTAGTTGCATAACCAGTTGCAATACCGGAAATACCATTAAGAAGAACAGTAGGAATAATAGGCAGATAAAAAGCTGGTGGCTTATGTTCGACATCCGCATGAACCGGAGCATATTCTGTATCCTTATAAACTTTGGCAAAGTTACTTCCGATACGAGCAAAAATATAACGAGATGCCGCTGCTTTTTGAACCAAACGAGAACCAAAGTTACCTTGGCCATCCAACAGTGGGAAGTTGTTGTTCCAAGTGTTAGCCATCAGAGCACCTGCTTCTTGAGCAGAGCCTTCACCATGGTGATATCCAAGGTCGGCTACACCACCTGCAATAGAAGCCAGTTTGTGGAATTTTTCTTTATTACCACGAGCCATATCAAGACAACGAGCAACTACAAAACGTTGCACTGGTTTAAAGCCGTCAATCATATTTGGAATGGCGCGGTTTTCGACAGTATACATTGCGTAAGCCAGCGCTTCATTGTCGATAATGCTTTTTAAGTCACGACGAGTAAAAGCATCATCGTAAACATCTAAGGATTGTTTAAAAAGGGTATCAATTACATCAGCCATAATTTTACCATACTAGTGAATGAATAACCATAATAACATCGGAAATAAAAAGCACAACTTGGATAAGACCGAATATTACTCCATAATACAGTGCTACCAATAAAGCAGCAAGGGCCACCGAGTAGCCCAAGATTTTCTTAATCATTTTTAATCATCTTAAGTAAACCGACAAAAGTAGAAAGAACCCAGCCAATAAACAGAAAACTTAAGAATACCGGACCAGGGGTCCACACACCTAAAAAGAAGCAAACCGAACAGACTATAGCCGTAATAAGTTCAATAAAAACTATGATAATCATATTTTCCTCATTAGCGTCCGAAGACGCCTTTAGTTTTAAGATTGTTACGATAGAACTGCATCACATGTTCGTTATGGGAATTACTCCGTAATACAGTGTTACCAATAAAGAAGAAAGGGCTACCGAGTAACCCAAGATTTCTTAATCATTTTTTGGTAAAGGCCTGTAGAATCAGAACAAATGCCAATATGAATTGTGGAATGGCCTGAGAAATGACCGAAGTTTCACCCGTAGTAATAGTCCAAATACCTAGATAAGTCCAAATACCCGCAGCAAAACCTTGTAAAATATTCATATTTTCCTCAAGGGCGTCCGAAGACACCAGTTAATTTCAGATTATGACGGTGCCATTGCATCACATGTTCGTTATGGAAATTACTCATTAGTAAGCCTGCAGAACGAATTTGAAGTTATCGGCCAACATACGGTTCATTTCTTCCAGTGTCTGAAGGTCTGAACTATGATTGCGAGTGAAAGCCATTGCAATTTGACCTTTACCAAAGCCTGTAGTCAGAGGTTTCATTTTAGAAGCTGGCACATAAAGAACTTCATACACCACACCATTCACTGCCATAGTGCGAGCTGATTGAGAACGTTTCTTACGGATGTTAGCCACAATACCATCAAGACCTTGAGCTGAACGTTGGTTACCGACATAAAAGCGAGCGGCTACGACACGAGAATCTGCTTCACCTTTAACAAAGAAGTAGAAGCCTGGCTGAGCTGAGATTTCTTTAGAAGGCTTACCATTTTGGTATTCGCCATTCTTAACATAAGCAACAGTAGTAGCACCAGCAGACAGAACGTTACCGCGAGTCATATAAGTATTCATATCAATTTCCTCAGTAGATTAATGTTTTGTTATCCAGTCAACGAGAACCATTATAACATGATTCTCGAGGTTGTAAACTATTTTTGTAGCTGTTCTAAAATAAATCCGCTCGTATAAAAGGACGCATTATATACCTTATTCAGTGGGTTCAAAGCGCGTCCATAGGTATCACGTAATTCTTTGATAACATTTTCGTAACTCACATAGTAAGCACTACGATAGTCAGGGTCCATGCTCATACGGAATTTGATGAATCGATAAAACCCTGTATCCGGGTCTTGAACGAAAACGAAATCCGCGCTTGCCATAGTTTTTGAATCTAACCCAGTAACCAGTTCTTGATTAAAGGCTGCCAATGCCTCTTTAAGACTGAGTTGCTCAAAGAACATAACCTTAGCATTACCAAAAAATACTTTAGACATAATAATTTCCTCAATTATTCAGAGTCGACTTCTTCTGATAATTCCATCAGTTCATCAACCGTGAAACACTCGGTATTATTTTCAATAGCAAAACGCTTTTGATAAAAAGGATAATCCAAACAGTTTTCAGTACGAATGGGACGCTCACTATTATCCATCAAAGGAGAAATGCGAATCAATTGTTGGCCGTTACCTAATACAAATTTTTCACCAACTGCGACATCTTTAAAAAGTTTCATAATATTTTCCTCAGAAGTTAAAGAATACACGTACATGGTCAATCATAAAAACTATTGGGAAAATGCTCAATACCATTAACAACACAAACATGTTCCAAATTGCTTTAAGTAAGTTTTTCATAATCATCTCCATTAGTTGATAGGTCTATAGTATCATGTCTAATGGAGATGTATACTGATTTATGCCAATTTCCACAACAATAAACTAAAACATACGCAAATCACTGGGATACAGGCTATCCAAATAAGGCACCACATTTTGCTACTCATAATACTATCTCTTTTATTTCCATAAACCCATCATTCAGTGCATGGCGGAGTTCATAATGGATATCTATACCATCGACATTATCTAATTTACCGTCGATAAGTTTTTGTAAATCTTTTTTTGACGCTATCAAAGGACGAAGAAATCTACAATTAGAAAGGGATAATTCCGTAATAACATCTTCACCTGATGCATCGTACATTGCGGCAACAACTTTACCTGTAACTTTGTGTTTAGCGTAATATAATTTGATATCCATTTTGTTTTCCTCTCATGTAGTTGATAGGAAGATAGTAACACCATCCATGGTGTATGTAAACACTTATTTTAAAAATTATAAGGCGAGATACCAGCCGTTGTAATTACTCTTACGGACTAGCTTTTTGATGGATTCTCTGTCACCAGAGAACTTAGGAGTGAACAGGACGTCGCCTGCCTCATTTACTGAAGTGTCGAATATAATTATACAGTCTGCAACTTTATGATTCAAGAGCGGTCCCAGGTTAATCCCTGTTCCATAAGGGAAGTCACCCGAGTATCCTGTAGTGCAGGAAATCCACTTAGAATCAGATTGGTGGGTCTTGACCTCTACACGTAGTCCACAGTACATAGGATGGGCTAAAACATCCCAGGCGTAGGTATAAGGGTCGTCATGGTCTTCCAGACCACTGTTGACGTATCCTTTCAACCAATCAGCAACCATGTACTCTGCATACGTTGCAATAACACATCGAGTCAATACTTCTTTCTTATCTTGGGATGGGTCTTGGCCTAAGGAATACAATACGGTATCCTTAATCTTGACCTTCATTTCACCTGTTAAATCAGATGTCTTCAGGGTAAATGTCGGCATCTTCGACAGTCGAACTAGTCCCGGATTTGACGGATTCATAATCACCACCAATATACAATTCTTCGACGTGGACATTACCAAAATAGATACGAGAGTTTTCACTCAATTTACTATGGTCTAATTTTTTAAGGTTTTCAACTGAATCGAAAATCACATCTGTTGCAAAAAGATGGCCTGTAGCTTTATCAGATTTGATTACATCTACACAATAAACCTTATCGGCCACATGATTACCTTGGAGATAACTATCTTTGATATCTTCGTCGCCGACGTTCATGTAATTAATCATTTTACTCACCGAAATAAGAAATACGAACCTCTAAACAATGAGCATATGCACCCATCGCATCCAGTTGGGCAATCAGTAACCCTTGTTGACGGATATCAAGAGTTTCAAAAATAGCACCTTTAATAAACTCTTCAAGAGCGTTAATTTTCAAGACCAGTTGGGCGTATTCATCAATTACACGTGCTTGGAAACCTAACATAATTCCTCATTAGGAGGCCGGAGCCTCCGTTTATTGATTTAGTATTTGTATTCGTTTGCGAACTGTTCAGTGACGTCTTCCAGAACTTCATAATAACATACACGCATTTTAGCATCACCGTAATCGACCGGGATACTAACAACATCACGCGGGTTAACTTTGCATGAAACTACTTTACAGTTAGAGTTACCAAAATGACCAATATAGCTACGAGAGCAAACATGCAGACCTGTTGAACAAGTTACTTCGTCGTCATCATTTACACGTGAACGTGGCATTTTAACTGGCTTACCTGGCGAGTTATCAAACGTGCCGGTACGGCAGTCAGTATAATCAGAGTTAACAACTTTCCATGTGATAAAGTGGCCGTCTTCAGTGATTTTGATATCGTTCGCGACCAGGAAGTCGAACAGACGCTGTACAGCTTTTTCGCTTGGGTTTTCTAACAGATTCTCAAGGAACGGCAGGTAGAATTCGAAGTCTTCGCCATTTTCCATTGAGGTGATAATACGGTCAATCAACCCTGAACGCAATTCGATACCTTGATAAACCAGACGTCCACCTTCAATACGAACGTTACCTTTAACGAAAGCCTTAACAGCTTCTTTAATGGAAATCAGTTTAATCGCGTCATCAAAACGGGATTCTTTAAGGGCCTGTACGATGGCATCAAAATGTTTGTTCTTATTAGTGGTGTTCCATACTGTACGACCTTCAGTGATGGATACGAATTTAGAACTGGCGTTCCAGATAATTTCCGGACGAGAACCACCAATAGTAACTTCAACCGGAACTGCACGAGGCTCGTTAGGAACCGTTACTTTAATATTTCCGGTAATAACCACTTGTGAACGTTTAGCTTCTTCAGCATTTTTCAGAACTTTACGGACCGTATCAACCGAGATACCAAAATCTTCAGCCAGATCAGATTGGGTATAATTACCTGAAGCATACATAGAAGTAATTAAGGTTTGTTCGTATTCAGAGACACATTTAATATTGTACATAATATTTCCTTAGATTAAGCCGCTTCCACGGCTTTCATGAATTTAACGATTTGAGCTACAGAAGCCTCGGTAATGGATGTTCCACGACGATACATGTAGTCCGAAACTAAATGGTAATCAGATTCAAACTGTACAGTCATTTTATCATTGTTACTTGAAGCATTATTGGTTAACGTATTGAACGTAGTGTTACAGATTTTCTTGATAACAGAAAGTTTGTCATCAGTTATATACCCATGGAAATTCATATAACGGAATATATCATAGAAATTGCTCAGACGAGTATATGCTTCAGACACCGGCTTATCACTGAAATATTTAGTCATAAAACCAAGCTCAGGGAACTTAGCAATGATTTCAAGATAATACCTTGCACGGGTATTACTACCAATATAATCATCGATATCTACAGCATCTAATGCTTCGGCATAAGCTTCTAACGTGGTTTCCATCAAGCATTCACATTGGCCCAACTTTTTAATCTTTTTGGCAATCTGAGGGCGAATGATATGGAATTCGGTGGCACCAATCAAATTAGCCATACGACACATAGTAGTGGTATTGATGTCAAAGATACCATAAGCTTCATCCATTCCCATGATATCAGAACGACTACCAAACAATACGTACCCTGTAATTTCTTCTGCTTCTGCAGCAGTTAAGTATAAGGTCTCTTGTTGCCAACGTCCATCTTTAATGAACCAACGATAAGCACTTGGTGTTTTAGGACGAGGTTCTGATGAACGGACAGTAACCGGAATCCATGGCTTAACAATTTTATTCAGTTCAGAGACTTTATAAAAATGAATAGTATCACCTTTAAAAAGTTCTTTAACCTTTTCAAGTTGTTGCATTTGCAGCATTGAATTTGGGTCGACAAAAATAAGGTCAGTTCCATATTTAGGAATATTGTTCTCTTTAACAATTTTCTTAGCCGAAGCACTGTTGTCCATTGCCAGAGCCCAAAGTCCTCGAACTAATGGCACACGACCCTTTTCATCATCAAAAACAATATGGATTTCTTTATTATTAATGCCTAATAAACTACTAAGTCCTGCTACCGAAGAAGTATTACTACTTGGCTTAATTCGTTTCAAACGTGGGTCTGAAACGATTTCGTAAACCACACCTAAATTAATAAGGTCGTTTTGAAGTGTGTAACGTTGGTATAATTTCTCATATGTCAATTTTTCTGTAGTAAACAGGCTAGTCCCACCTTTTTTGGTAAGATAGTCACGAGCACTGTAACCAAGGTTAGAAAGGTCGCGATAAACATGGCGTGGATTATCAGATTCAACCCATTCTTGTGTATCGTTTTTAAAGACCACTGCATCCAGTGCTTCGATACGGGTTGCAATATTTTCCATCGTACGTTTATCAAGAGACAACACTTCACGAGACGGAGCAATATCCAGCGAGCCCATAGGGAACTTAATATAAACTACATCATGGCGAGTACGCATCCATGTGCCTTTATTATAAGCAGAATCCAATGGATAAACAATACCACCATAAACTGCATAAAGTCCTGAACGTTCGAAGCTGCCATAATTTGTAGTGGTTACAGGATAGTAGTCTTCAAATTCAGGGAAATAATCAACTTCAACACCGTCAACATCACCAAGTCCAATGAACGGACGCATGATATATCGAACTTCAGTTTCAAACTTACGGAAATCTTCTTCATCGACAGGAACCGTGATTTCGATACCTGTTTTATCACCTGGCTGCATAGGTTCTACGAAAGTAGGTTTAATCTGCGGCCCATCACCATCCATATATGCCACATAACCGCGAACTTCACCATTATGCCATGAGGTAATGTTGAAAGTTTCGGTATAACTGAACGGAGATTTTGAACCAAGGCCAAAGCCACCGATGAAATCGTTAGAAGCGGTTTTGGATGATGCGAAATAAGAGTTATACAAACCGGTTTCGTTTTCATCGCCACGAATCTGGAAATCACTCATGCCTGGTCCGAAGTCACGGCACACAAAGCGAGGGTCGAGCTTACCAGGAACCTGTACTTTCCAACGTTCTTTATTACCATTCAGAATATGAGCATCAATCATGTTGGTAATTAGTTCACGAACTACGGCACGTACCTTATTACTATAAAGGTCTGATGAAAGAATTTTAAAGACCTTAGGCGAGGCCTGGATAGTAAATCCTGTGGACTTAGAGCCGTTGCCAATGATTTGTTCTTTTTCGGTTTCAATAATCATATTTTTCTCAATTCAGGTTACGTTTAAAAATATCTGCTACTTCAAGGAGCTCTTCCTTAGTAGCGATGTCGTTGAGTATTTTATATCTGATTTCTTTAAAGCGTTCTTTAAAATCTTCAGCTGCATTGATATCAAAAAATCTCTGGATTAGCCGGAATTCTTTGTGGGCAGCTTTATCAAACAAATCAATGTTGACTTTAAAGTTTGTCAT